TTGTTTATGTAACTTGTGCCGATGCTTTCTTCAACACCATCAAGTTTGTAGTAATAAACAACACCATAATCCATATCAACTTTATGAGTTGTAAATACTCTTGGGTGTCCTTCTTCTACCTTTCTAAATATGCAGACATCACCAACTTGATAATCATCTAAAATTTCACTTTGTTTTATATTCATTGTTCTTGTTGTTAAAGGTTAATCCTCATTCTCTGAACTCCACAGTTGCTTGAATGTATTAGGAGTTCTATTAATTATTTTGTCAGCAAGAACCATATGTAATAAGTGGTCTATCTTATCAGTTGATGCAATGGTATCATTATCATCAATTGCTTCAAGAAGTTCACCTACTAACATTTGAGCCCCTGCATTCCTATTCCATTTCAACTCAGCAACATTCTCTCTTAAAGAGTTGCTCAATCGTGAGCACTTATAACCTGCTTTCATTGCATAAAGATGGTCTTTAATCTCATAAACACCCGTCTTGTCCATAATTTCTTGATAGTCTGTATTATTTTATTTTGTTTTAATTGTTACTATTGTTCTTGTTGTTTAATTAGTTCAATTGCTTTTTGGAATCCGTGTTTAAAACCATACTCAGTATCATCTTGTGCTGTTGGATATATTGAATGATTCTTAGCAAATTCTTCAGCCAACTTCTCAACATCAATACTTTCTAAAAATTCTAATGCTGTCTTTTTCATTTCTTATACATTTAATATACGAAAAATATTTTTAAATCTCCAAATTTTTGGCAGAATTCAAATGGTAATTCATATTTTTAATTCTAAGTGATTCATTAAAATCATCTTTAATTTCCTGCGATGTGAAAAATAATGCTTTAGCATATCCGTGAAACTTTCCCCAAGTAGTATTAACATCGTATGTAGGATTTACCATAAAATCACAAGAAGAAATTCTACGAGTCTCTTCATATTCCACGTCGGTTAAAAAATCTCTCCTCTTGAATTTACCTAATATTTTCACCCCTAACCTATTATCTTCATACTTGGGTTCGTTAGTCATTGTAATTACATTTTTATATGGTGTAACCTCAATTACTTCACCATCAATGAATCCACTCAAATTTATGAATGTATCGTCAGCAATTACCTTATCACCAACCTTTACTAATTCTTTACTCATTTGTTTTTTTTTATTTGTTTATATTATTTGTTTCATATTATCCTGATAGGATTTTTTCTTTAATTTGAAGATTTCGTTGTAGTATAAATCTCCATGTAGGAAATCTCTACCACAATCTTTTTCTGCTGCTTCAAATGCATCAATAATCTGCTCCTTCTCCATTGCTCTGGCTTGTTTAACTAAACTATCAAAGTCATCTTTAGTTATTGGTCCTGATTGAGATAGCACACTAGCTAAAAATTCTACTGCTGTCTTTTTCATTTCTTATAGTGTTTTCTAAATAATTCAACAACGTCCCAAGCATCATCAATAGAATCGTGGGAGACAAAATCATCTAGACCAGCTCTTCTCTTACATGTGCTAAGATCTGGTGATGTCTTATCATTATCCCAATCTATATAAAGAGCGCTAGGATCCAATACTCTTTGTCTAAAATAAACAAAGTCATATAGCTTATCAATCTTATCTAGGAATCTTTTATCGAAGCTAGAGAAATTCTTTCCTGCTGCATTGCATCCTATTTTAGAATTTGTGTATCTAATTTCGGAGATCACTGATATTAAAGGGTTCTTTCTAGATCCCCATTCTTCTGAATGTAAAAGATGTTCTAAATCAGATCTCTCTTCTTGGTGTACTAAGCACCATAAATAAAAATAGAAAGTAACCTCATACTCATAAAGAAATACGCCATCAACTATTTGACGTTGTATCATTCTAGCATCTGTATCCCTAGTATTAAGATATGTTGCAATACGTTCTATGATTTCTGAATTCATATTTATTGCAAAAGGACTTCCTGTTATATCATCTCTTAATATGTAGATATTAAATTTAGGTATTTCTTCAAAAGGAAGAACTTTAGAAGTATCTTCTAATATACCAGAGAAAGTTAATATATGGTGGCTTTCTGGTTTAAGTCCAGTTGTCTCTAAATCAATTGAGCAATAGATCATCTTATATTTGGATTAAAATTATAAACTCTTTCTGCGTAATCATTAACACAAGGCCTTCCTGTATTATAACACCCGAATACAATCTTCCAATTTCTATACCTATCATAAAGCTTTCTTAGAAGCTTCATAGAGGTCTCGACATTTAGATCTATATCAGAGATTAATTCTGATCTCGGTATGTTCTTATTCCATATTGAATTTGCAGTACTCGGCATTATTTGCATAGGACCAAGTGCTCCTGCACATGATGTTTGTTGGGGATTATATTTCCAATGAAAAGGACCGGAGTATCTAGTTTCTGCATAAGCTACACCTAGTGCATATTTAAGAGGTATCTTATAAATAGCAGAATATTTCTCTATGGCATTAAACATTTTAAGAGGTGTAGGAGCGTCGATATCGACGCTCCCCATGTTTACCTCTTGCTTTTCATATTTAGTCTCGCTAGGCTCGAAATAAAGCCTAAATGGCACAGTTAAAATGCCAAATATACCAAGCTTAATAATTAAAGCTGCGGATTTCATTGCCCTTCGTATTTAGACTGGATGCTATTGGCATAAAGATTAAATATACACCTTCCAACAGAATCCTGATAGATCTCATAATTTCCGTTAGTTCGATCTATGATCATTAATTCATTCCTTTCATTAATAGCAACGGACACTTTCCCAATCGTTTTAGTTACCTTTGCTACTGAAGTTACGCCTGGCTCTTTTTTAGCTCTATGGTAAATATCGCAAACAACGTAACCAAGGGTAAAGATAAAGAGGAATAATAATACCTTCCCGCCTTTTAAAATAATCTCCGAAATTTTCGATTTAATCTGTGCTTTTTCCATTTCTTTAGTTTTAGAATTTAAACAAAGATAATAGAAAAGTCTAGATTAAAAAAATGATTTCCTAAATTATTCTTTAATATACCGAAGCATTAAGAGATGATTTAAGATGACATGTTGATTTTAGTTCGTCTGGAATGCCTTTAGCCATATCAAAAAAGAATCTAGGAACCTTTCCGCATTTTTTACACGTGACAAGTTCTGCGGGAACAAGCTCTTCTTTTCCTGAAGGACTCAGAAGAGGTGATATCCTTTTAAATAGCATAGATGTTTCCCACATCATATTTCCATCTTCACACTTAATCCAAGGTGTTTCTGTCAGATCAACTTTTACTTGATTATTATCCATTTTATTTTTCTATTAGATTTTGGTATTTCAATGCCTTAGTATCCCACTTAGATACGAATAAAGACCTATAATTTTGTATTGCTTCGTCGTGATTTTCACCGTTCTTATTCTCATGTACAACTTTAATACATTTAATAAGATCTTTAAGGAAACTTTCCTCTTCAACTTTCAAAGATTCATAAAGATTCTCTTTTAAATCGTTAGGTAAAGCAAAATAGGCACCAAAAAAATCGGAGGATTCAGTGTCTTGCAGAATATGTGCATCCGGCTTATAAAGCCACATATCAAATTCGTTAAAATTGGAGCTAGTTTTATCTTTTATTCTCTCCCAAGTATAAAATCTTTTGTGGAATGACATAATAATATAAAGATTATTGGTTTAACTTTATATTTAACAAGGGAAATTAAGTTTCAATATTTAGATAACTCCAAATCTTCTTAGCATACTAGATCCTTTCTTTACGCTAGGATTTAGTACCGAGTTAGGATCAGGAAGAAGAGAAGTTGCTCCTGGATAGTTTAAAGATATTTCTTTTATTAGGTTATCATATTCGTTAAGATCACTATCTCCGTAGAATTTAGCCAGCAAGTTTATAGTTTTTACTGGAACATTATATTTTTTAAGTATATCTTTCATAAGATAAACAACTAAATATGATAATTTTAAATTGAGATCATCCTCAGTATAAGCAGGTGCTGTTATTTCCATCTTAGTTGTAAGAATTGGTGTTTTATCACCGTAATCAATTCTCATATAACCATTAGGTTGTATGATAAGTCCATAACCAAAATCTTTTAATGAGAATCTTAAAATCCCTTTCTTTTTCCTTTGATCACTAGTATCAATATAAGCACCTAATTTATCTAATAATTGTATAAGACGGTTGTTTTTTAGATCAATATCATTAAAAGGATTTAGAAGTGGTCTATCATCTTTTATAATATCTCTAAGTTTGGTAAATATAGGATAGAATAATCTAGATAAACCATTTATATCATGTTTATAGAATCTGTAGCTAGAATTATCTAAATCCATTCCTAAACTGTTATAAAAATTATAAATGATTGGTTCATTTGTTAATGATTTAGTATTAGGCACAACTTGATCATAAACATAATTAACAAACGGAACTAGTATTTTATTACCGTTAATAACAAAATATATCTCTGATCCTTGAAGTTCTATTGAAAAGTTTTTAAGTCCGACTACTTTAGATAGTATGTTTTTTCCAACCCCGTCAATAAAAAAATCTTTCAGAGGTTTAGGTAAAGCTTCAAAAGAAGAATATCCGCCTTCTGAGTTCTCGTTTAAAAATTGTGAAAAATTCATTATTCTCATGTTAAAAGAAATGATTACTTCAAAGTTAATAAATACATCAATTTAGAAACACCTGCTATAAGTTCATCTATCAGATTTTGTAAATCAGATTCTTTAACATTTTCTCTTAATGTAGTTAAACATTCCATCATGGTTTTTAACCATGAATTAGGTTCCACATCAGAGAAGCTTATGAACTCGCAGCTATTACCAAAATCTATTCTTCCGTGATATCCTTGATAAGATTCTACTAATGTGTCTAATCCATCAGATATAGAATCATAAGTCATACCATAAGCATTATGCTGTGAATAAGATTCTGTACCCCAGTGCATAATTTTAAGTTGTGCTTGGAAAAGCAATAGGTTTACAAAATGCTCATCTAATGAAGAACCTAATTGTTTAATTCCTTGAAGCTGAGAATCTTCTTCTGTACCTTCCATTCCGTTTTCTTTATATTCGCCAAAAGTCATATTTTTATTTTATTTTATTTTTTAGAATCCTAGATCTCCTAGATCTGCTGCAGTATCAATATTAGGTAATAAGGATTTTATCTTATTGTATATATGCTCACTTCCTTTTCTTACCTCATCAGCAACTTTAAATGAATCTTCAGCTTTACTAAAATATTCCACTATAGCTTCAGTAACAACCTGAGGAAATTCTAATACTCTTAAAGATTCTATTTGGCTTTCACCAATCTCTTTTAAAAGATTCATGAATTTTTTACCCAATGAATTTATATCCCTCTCCATAGAAGCATATTTATTACATGTTCTCTCTAATGATTCTCTTAGTGAATTATTGATCCCAAAATTTTCTCTTCTTTCATCTCCAAAAAGATCTAAATATTTTAATTCTTTAATATTAGTCATATTACCTGGCCAAAATATGTTATCTAATACTTCATTAATGTCTCCATCGATAATAACCGAAACTGCTTTATTTACTTGAGGTAGATTTGGATTTTTAGCAGGTTCACATATTTTTAATTCTCTAGCTAATCTAGTTATTACATCATTAATGTTATCTGTAACCCCCATTTCCTTAATAGATTTTTCGTAATCAAATCCGTCGTCAGAATAATTCATAGGGTATTTTACGAGAGATTGTATTTTAGAATCCTCGGATTTTATTATTGACGTGGGATCATTATATGATTCTCCTTCATTATCCATTAATATTCTCTCATAAGCTTTATAAACTAACCAATTTTTAAAGTCCTTATAAAAATTAGATTTGATCATTCCTGATCTTGCCGAAGCATAAGCATTAATATATTCGTCATCAGTATCAACTTCATTAACTCCAAATATTCCTATAGAATATGATTCGAATAACTTAAAAGATTTAATTCTTTTCATTTCTTTAATTTCTTATTATTTAGGTCTTATAGAACCAACTGGTGCAAAAAGTATTTTTCCAAATGAAGGAGGATTGTACATTTCTGGAGAGCATATAAACCATAATACTTTCTTTCTATATTTACTTATTCCATATTTATAAGGATCTGGCATTTCTCCTCCTGTATCTGTTAGGTAAATAAATATTGATGGCTTTATTTTATTCTTCTCGACCCATTGGAATGGCGGAATAAATCCTTTATCATTACCCCCAGTAGAAGCTATTTTAGTGAGATCTGGCTGACCCCCTTTTTTAACTATATCAACATTATCAATATCATCACTACAGTATATAATTATAGTCTTGTCAGCATCAAATGTTTTACATAGATACATTATCTCATTAACAAATGCTTTAACCTGTTCTTTCGAAATCGAACCTGAAGTATCTACAGCAGCAACAATTGTTTTTAAAGTGTCTTCTCCAGTTTCTTTACGACCGTATATCATATCACCGCCAGCAAGGAATCTTTTATTAGGTAAAACCCATTCGCTAGATTTGAATGTATTATCAAAGAATTTCTTTAATTCTTTTTTCCAATCAACTAGAGGTTCACTAGTTTTTAAAGCCCTTACCAGTCTTTTAGCTTTGTCAGATAGCTTAGATCTACTTAAAGCCTGATTAGATATATCAGCCCAATTTGGTGTCTTTAAATCTCCTTTAAATATCTTACTTGGCTTATCTGCTTTTACCTCTTTTGCTTTTTGTGTAGAAGAACCAGTTGTATCAAAATCCCTAAATGTTTTTACTCCAGGAGCTTCTTGCCCAACTTGGGGTATATCATCCATCTTTTTAGGACTATCATCAAAATCAGGATCACCAGGATTACTAGGCCCATTTGGATTTGATGGATTACCTTCCTTACCCTTCTCCTTATTATCAGATATTACTGAATAATCACCGTCTTTAATTAACATATAATTTAACTAATTTCTATATCCCCGTTAGGGTAAACTTTGGTTATAGTTCCTTCTTTTCCTTCTTTTGTTATAACTTTCTGTCCAACTCTAGGTAATTGTTTTTTATTATCTCCAGGCTCGTCACCAGGTTCTCCAGGCTCGTCACCAGGTTCTCCAGGCTCGTCACCAGGTTCTCCAGGCTCATCACCAGGTTCTCCAGGTTCATCACCAGGTTCTCCAGGTTCATCACCAGGTTCTCCGGGTTCATCACCAGGTTCATCTCCGGGCTCATCACCAGGTTCATCTCCAGGTTCATCCTCTTGAGGGAAATCACCTTCTTGTATAACCAGATCAGAGTCAGGCTCTGGTTGTTCTTTATCCTCGTCTTCTACCCTACCAGTATCTGTTTGTTTTTTAACATTAGGATCATTAATAAGTTTATTAAGAGCACCTTCATCTTCTAATTGTTGATAAATATCTTCCGCTCTCATTCCTTCAAATCTAGCATCATATAAACCTGCTCTAGATCCGTCCTCTGATACTGGCCATTCGAATCCTGTCTCTCCCTGGAGTAGAGGATTTATAGCATAATCGCAAGCTATATTCCATCCTTGGGGATTCCTATTTTCTCTTCTTTTACCATGATCTCCTATACAATGAAGAATTTCGTGACATAGAACAAACCTTAATGCTGCTTCTGTCTGATTCATTACAAATTCGGGATGGAATATAATATCCCTACCGTTTGTGCACATAGTCTTAGGATCAATATTAGATGATCCGAATATATTTACGTGGCTTAGTAATTCACCGTAGAATCCTTGATTGATGTTTATCCATAGAATTACTCTTTTAATTTTCCTATTAACCTCTTCAGGATCAAAAGAATAGGATTCATTTATAAACCTTACATAATTAGAAAAACTAGTAATTATCTTGCCAGTTTTATATTTATTCTCGTTTAATTTTCTTATCATTGTTGAAGTCCTTTACTTTTAGCTCCTCCAGTTACTAGTAAAGCTGCTTTGTGTTTTAATTCATCTTCTGGTGTAGATGATGAACCTCCAAATCTAAAATCTGGGTATCTTACTAGAATATCTTTATACAGCCAGCTAAGAGGTTCTAATTCGTTATATCTATTAAAGTACTCCATTACATTATAAAGACTTTGCGGAGAATAAGAATCTACTCTTTTCATCACCATTTCAATAAGCCCATAAAGGATACTTTTACCTCCTGGTGCTTGTGCTTCAGCAACCATCTTAGCAGATGCAGGATTGTTAATCATATTATCCATCTCTGTATCACTAACTTTTCTAAGTATATCAAGATAAGCAACAAATTTACCAGCTGCTTGAGGCCCAACTTGATCATAGAAAATGTTAAGAATTTCTTCTCTAGGTATATCTCTCCAAGTATTAACTCTTTGATCTGTTATCTCATCATGAAGAATTAAAGCTCCATCTGTCCAGGATCTAGGTGTTGGGTAGTTTAATGATTTTTTATCCGAATCTAAATTGTGGAAATACTCCTGATTAAATGTTAAGAATGTTACAAGTTCAGGCAGAATTTTTTCGTTCTTATCTGCCCATGAAGCATATCCTTCAATTGTAGGAACATAGTTCTTAATAGTGAAACGGTCAGCAAGTGCAAAGTCAAAATCTGCTACACCTTCCGCTTCTTCTGGTCTGTTACCCGCTGCAACAATAACCCATTTGTCTGGTAATTTGTAAGGCCCAACTTCTCCTTTTTGTACGAATTGCATGATAGAGTTTAGAACTGCTTTATTAGCTCTGTTCATCTCATCCATAAATATGATACCACCTCTATTATCTTTACCATTATCTGGTGGTAATAATGCAGGGGGATTTGCTCTAGTGAATCCTTTACCAAAATTAGTAACTTTACCGTCTTCGACCTCAACAGGAGTTATATCATGTCTACTAGGTATTCCTAAGAAATCTTCCGGATTCATAAATTGAAGATCCAACTTCATAACAGGTACACCAAGCTCATCTGCTGCTTGTCCGACTATTTCAGTCTTACCAATACCAGGTGCTCCATAAATAAAGATGGGTTTAGCTCTTCCCCCTCTGTCTTTACTCCTATATAATTTAACTACGTCATTCTTTAATTGCTCAGCTGAAATGTTTCTAACACTCTGGTCTTCACCTGTGTATTCTAAAGGTATTCTTGCTTCCATTATAGGATTAATCCCTTGCTGATATTTCAACATTTGCTGATAGATAGGCCCATTTTCAGGTAAGAATAACATTGCTACAGGCATACCTTTCATTGGTCCAGAAGGTATTGGTTTAATTAAACCCTGTCCTATTGCTTTGATCATTTCTCCTGCCCAGCCACCAACTTTTTTTATAAGATTAGCTATACTGGAAAAGAAACCTTCGTTAAGCTCCGGATTGTAAGATTCATTAACAAAATCATTGAAGTTTTTTATTCTACTATTTTTCATTTAATTTTTTTAGATCCTTTTATATATCCAAAAAAATAAATTAAAACAAAGCTCTTACAAGAAGTAGGTTGGGTGATAAAGGAGAGTATCCCATAGCTTCAATGAATCTATTTATTGGATCTAAAATTACTCGATTGAATTGTTCGTCAAAATCTACGGGGGGAGCTAGCTCATAGGGATAAGCTCCGTTAAGATATCCAAATACATTATTCTCTCTCTCGTTGTTTACCTTAACATAATAGTACTTAATCTTCTCAGATGATCTGATTAAGCTGTATTTAACTTTATGCTTGGAATTGTTTAGAAGGAAGTTGTGATATCCTGCTGCTCTTACGTGCATTGGACATCCTTTTGCAACTTCGAATTTTGTTGTGTCGTTTACAATGAATTTCTCTATATTATTAACAGAAGTTCCTACAGATATTTGATCTGGGCTTTGTACCTTAAATTCAGATTTTATATTCTTAAGGATCTTTACAAATTCTCTAATATCAAAAGCTTTACCTTTCTCGAAAATATGCTGTAATAAGAACGTAAGTTTCTCTCTAGCGAAAGGAGCAGTACCACCTTGAGCTAATTCGATACCAGTTGATTTAACTTTAGAAAGCCTAGGAAATAAATCCTTATTAGGATCCTGCCAAGCTATATGTAATACATATTTCTTTTTACCCAAGAATATACCAGCATATGATAAACTCTCTAGCTCAAAATCCTGATAGTTATCTGTGCCCCATTTTTCAGAATAGATGTCATAGCATTTCTTAATGTATTCTTTAAGTCTAAATTCATTAAGTCTTTTTACAAATTCAAATGGTTCTAGATCTGAATCAAATTCACAAGAATCCATAACAGCTCCTAGATTGATATAATTGGAATCTGTATCCCCGTATATAATAAAGTCTAATGTTATTTTTCTGACATTACGAACTCCCATTTTTTCGTGAAGCTCCGTATCAAGATGCCACATATCATTGAAATACCTGTTTATTATCTTCTCAGCAAATTTCCAAATGTCCTGGCCTTGTAACGTAACACTCTCTGCAACATCTGTATTGAACAAAGCAAAATACTGATTCCCAGTCGCTCCGTATATACTGTTAAGTGTTAGCTTAATACCTTGTTCAGTATTATAGAAATCCGAAGATTTTTTTTGATACTCCGAAAGTTTTTGATTGAGCTCTTCTAAGCTCATTGACATGTAATCTATTTCTTCCATATTATACCTCTACTAAACCTATTGCAATTATTGAATCGGACTCTATTGACTTCACTAAGATTCTATTTTCATGAAAGTGAATCTCCGATGCCTCTTGGTCGATATAAGAGAATTGATTTTTATAGATTGTATATACGCTAGGACTTTCAAATCCGTTTGCAGTTCTACCTTTAATTAAATTATATTGGAATGAATTTCCTCTAATGATAACTCCATTTTCTTCAATATCAAAATTAAGAAGTTCTTCTGAGTTCGTTTCTATTCCAGTTAAAGAAGCTACCTTTTGGAAGTTCTCTCTTGTGATTTCAAAATTAACTTCCGATCCTTCGGTGGAATGAATCTGTCTTTGTATATTATCATCAATATATGCAAGTAAACTAATATCTGCACATTTAATAAAAATGTTTAATGAAGAAGATGAGAATTTAAGACCGGTAGCTATTAATCCGCCTTCATATTCTTGTGAATCTATTATAAGATTTAGTTCTTCCTCCGGTCCAAAGTATTTAAAAACATCAATCAATTTACCTATTTCCAGAATTCCGATCTTTAATCTTGTGGAAGGAAAATCGCCTTCAAGAATATCGTTAACATCTACACTTACAAATTTAATTACTGATTTATCAGGTGTTCTAACTTTTGCAAATAAATTACTTCCCTCAATTTCTAAAGGTACACTCTTGTCTACAAGTTTTAGCTTCTTAAGGAAAGCAATAAAATTATTAGGGTTAGAGATTCTAAAATTCCAAATTTGATTTTTCTTAGTCATTTTCTATATTTAATTTTGTTTCTTCTTCTTGTTCTTCTATATCATCTTCAGGATCAAAAATTCTTATACCTTCGTGAAATTCCTCCTTAACTTCTCCTAGTAATGAAGTTGCTTTAGAACTCTTTTTAGATAAGGTCGAATTTAATTTTTCAGCTAATTTAAGTTTAATTTTCTGATCTTTAATCTCTTGATTCTTATTCTTTATATCATCCTTTATTGAATTAATTTCCACAGAAGTCTTAATAATTTCCTCCTTATTCAATTTAATCAATGGTATTGATTCTAATCTCCTTGATATTTCTCTTCTATACTTAGATAAAAATCCCATAACTTCATCAGATGCCCTTTTCTTATCAGACATGAACAATAAGAATTGTAATTTTGCTTCAAGATATTCTAGTTCATCATTAAGATACACAAGATCTCTTTCATATCTTTTAAGTATTGTTTTTTCTTTCTGTAAAATAAATTCATCTAAGTAATCCTCTATAAAATCATACTCTAAAACATTTCCATCTCTAACAAATACAATATTTTCTGTGACAATTTGCTTAGTTTCTTTTGCTAAAAGGACTGACATATCTTTAAATTCCTGATCTGTACATCTGAATTTGATACTTATCTTAACATTATCAGTGGAAAAATTATCCATTTTATAATTTAGGCCTTTTCTTTCTAATAAAGAATTGAGTCTTATAAAAAATGATTCATATCTTTGTAATGGAGATATTGAATTGATTTTAAAAGTCCTTGTAGCTAAGTCGATCTCAACGTCTCCTTCAATAAGCCATGAGGATTTAAGTCCATCCATTTTAGATACATTTCCTTTAAATCCTTTAAAATAAGGCTTTAGCTTCTTTGTTCTGTTGCCTTCTAAATATGCAACAACATCATCAGGTTTTCTTGGTAATATATTAGATTTATATCCTACTGCAATACCTACAATGTGAGTTGATAAACCAATAGGGTAATCAACATGTATCCAATCATACCCGCCTTCTTCATTAGGTACATTTAGATCTTTATACTTTTCAATTATTTCTTTGTACTTACTAGAAATTTTTACTTGCGTATATCTTGGAGCAGATGGTGAAGGATTAACAGGAGTTCCAAAGAATCCATCACCTAATAGTATCTGTTCTGCACACGAAAATGGTCTAGCTAATTTTGATATGGCCTGAGCCATTGAAGAATCCCCATGATGATAAAGGCCAGTACTAAAAACCTCACCAATTACGCCAACAGTCTTCTTAAAAATACTGGGAGAATTCTGTAGAATTAGTCTCTGAACAGGAGTTAAAGCATCATAAAAATTAGGTATACCTCTACTCTGTATAACATACAAGGCATACTTTCTATAGTCAACATTGATTTGATCCGAGATCGTTATTCTATTCTCCACTAAATAAATTATTTTATTATTTTATCAGTGGAATAGAATAAAGTTTCTATTAAGAGATATTATCGAAGTTAGTAAGTACTCTTGCTTTTTTATTAGCTCCTGTAGTTCCCGTAGATCCGGTAGTTCCAGTACTTCCAGTACTTCCAGTAGGGTTTGTTGAAGCAAGATCTACAGATCCTTGATAAACAAGGCCTTTCATTGCATCGTCCATAACCTCTTTTGGAATATCATCTAATTGTATTAATGCGTAATAAAATTTAGTAGCATTCATCTGTTCTTTCTCAGCTTTAGATATGAAATCCTGCCATTCTTGATTGTCAGCAAATACTTGACATCCTGCTGACCAAGGTCCCACACAAATACCAACACCTTTCGTAGACGACCTGTGTATTTGCATTCCACAAGATTCAGTGTAAACCTCAGCTGGTTTGTAACTTTCAAATTTAGTTACTCCGATAGGGTATCTTCCAACTTTAATTGGTTCACCCTCTACCATCATTTTATATTTATTGCCACTACCTAAGGAGCTTTCTTTAAGAATGTATAGGGTATCTCCTGGAAGTTTAACACCAACACCTTTAGGATTCATTGGTTTCTTTCCGTAGTATGCTAAACTAGGTACAGTTGTTATTTGATATGGAGTTATTTTATCTCCAAGACTTGCTGGCGGTATTGGTCCAGTTGGTCCAGTTGGTCCAGTTGGTACAATTGGTCCCGTAGGATTATTTTTGTTTTTAGCATCCTCTGCATCTTTTTTAGCCTTTTCAATTCTTCTTTTAAAAGCACCAGGGGCAAACCAACTACTTGGATTGTCGTCATCGTCCTCGTTTAGAATTGATAATATTTGATTCTTTTCTTCGTTCAATGAATAATATTCTTCGAAAGTAAAAACACCAGATTCAATCACGTAGTTAATAGAATTTAATCTATCTTCCATAGATTCATTCTTTTTGTCCTTTATTCTATCAAATACAGATTTATCTTTAACAGGTGTTTCTTTAACTGGTGCAGGTCCAGTAGATCCAGTAGGTCCGGTAGGTCCAGTGGCACTCACAACATCAGATCCATCTTTAGCATTACCCGGAATAAAATAAAGAGCATCCGTGAATCTATCCTGATTTGATGTCTCCTTCTTTATTTCAAGCTTATTTCTTATTCCTATTATTACTGCTCTTTTCTCGTTCAATTCTGTTATAATTCTACTATAATCTCCCGCTTTTTTTTCCTGAAGATAATTAAGAAGTATTTTAATAGTCATTACAGAAAGAGGATTTTTCTCTAATTTATAAGGCTCGCTAGCACCACATCCTCTATACGGTAAAGATTCTTTAACTTCCTTGGTTTGGTCTATAAAAGAATCCACACCTCCAGTAAGTCCAACATTTTCACCAAATAGACCTTTGATTATACCCGTTGCAATTCTGGATTTTGCTTCTCTTTCAGTCTCAGGTTTTCCTGTATCTGGTGATCCAGTTGCACTCGATGGTATTGCATCGTCTTGCTCGTTTATAAATTGTTTAAACGTAAATAATTTTTTGTCCATAATCTATATATCCAATTATTTGGATCTTTTTATCAATAGAGATAATATGACAGCAATAAAAGAAACTATACCAGACCCAATAAAAGAATACAATAAAAAATCGGGGCTTATTCTATAACCTTTTATAATAAAATCTATAGTTTCTAGCCTTAAATTATCAAAAAAGAAGTATAAAATCATTGATGCCCAGAATGAAGTACATTGATAGCAATTAAGCATATCGCCAAAGAAAGGGGAGTTTATTAATAACCAATTTCTAAATTCCTCAAGAATTTTAGAAGCTACTAGAATATGTGTAAGTCCCCAAACACCAAGTATATAAAATATAAAAGTCATAATCAATTAAATATTTCGTTTTGTCTTAATTCTTCTAAGAATTTTTTTTGATCGTCCGTAAGATTTTCTGGGATTTTTATATTTAATTCAACAAGAAAATTACCAATACCACCATATCCTAAAACAGGAATTCCTTTCTGAGCAAAACTTAGAACTGTACCAGGTACAGTTCCTGGAGATACTACTGTTTTAACACTCTCTCCATCAGGCATTTCCACATCTATATTAGTTCCTAATATTGCTTCTATAAAAGTTATTTGTTTACTAGTGATAAGATCAACTCCTTTTCTAATAAATTCAGTATTAGGTATTTCTTTAATCTTAACATAAAGATCCCCGCTTTTACCGTTACCTTTACCCTCGTTACCTTTACCAGAAACAACAAATTGCATACCATCTGATGCTCCAGCAGGTATGTTGACATCTATAATATCTTCCTCTGATTTTAGTCCATTACCTAAACAATATAAACAAACTTCAAGTACTACCTTACCTACACCTCCACATGAACCGCAAGTGCTAACTGAATTCATCTGAACAAATCCATTTATTCTATTTACTGTTATAAATCCCGATCCTTTACATGTACCACATGTCTGGAAAGAAGCACCATTTTCCGAACCAGTTCCTGAACAGGGATTACATTTTTTATCTCTCTTGATTTTTATCCTCTTATCAACACCTTTAAGTATATCTTGTAAATCTAATTTAAGTGTTATATTTAATGAAGTACCTTTAGGAGCTTCCGGTGTAAATCCCCTACCATGAGAATAATGGTCAGCAAAAGGATCTGTATGATTCCAATTGGTGTTAAATCTACTAAAATCGTCAAATCCGCTAGAGAAAGGATTCTGAAAGCTTCTTTTCCTATCGTATTCCTGTCTTTTAGCTGGATCACCAATATTTTCGTATGCCTCGGTTATTTTTTTAAATTTTTCTTCAGCGTTGGGTTCTTTGTTTTTATCCGGGTGATATTTTTTAGCCATCTCACGATAAGCTTTTTTTATCGAGTTCTGATCAGAATTTTCTTGTACACCTAATATATTGTAATAATTCTCCATCTCTATTTTTTAATCCCAATAATAAATACCATTAATCTGGATATTTTTCCTGGAGTCTTTCCATGAAGATTTTAATTTTCTCTGGCTGTATTAAATCTTCGATAATGTATCCTAGCTCCCCTAGTTCTTTTTCGAGATCTATATCGGGATAATTTTCTATTATCCCTTCAGATACACTTAATAAATAAAGCTCATTCTCTGGGATCCATTTTTTGTTTGTTAAATCTGATTCTTCCATTTATCTAAATATTTTAATAGAGCAAGATCTTTCATCTTTACTTCTAATTCTATATCAAAAACTTTCCCATAAGTTTCTATTTTACTCCATATCCAATCGGAGTGTGCTACATCTTTAACACTAGAATCTTCAAAAAGCTTTCTCGAATCCGAAAAGTGAGTTAGAGCTGGTATATTTTCTGGCCAAGTAGATATACAAAGTTCCAAAGCTTCCATTTCGGATAATTCGTCCGGATTACATTTATGATGTAAATAATCATAAGTAATAGGTACTCCTATTCTTTTATATATCAAGGTGTAAAGATCCGTTGGTGTGAATTGACTTTTTTTGTCATCATTCTCGAGTACTAATCTAGATTTAACAGTATCTGGTAATTTATTATATTCTTTTATGAATCTTTCAGCAGATTCTTCTTTGGATGGCTTAGTTGTATTGATGTGTATATTTATAGGATATTTATAGCTTCTTTCTAATCCCATTTTGTCCATAATTTCTGCATGCTGTCTAAGCTCTTTTACAGATTTTGTAACAACCTCAGGATTTAGTGAAGCAATCACACAAAAATGTGATGGATGGAAGCTAAGTCTTTGTCCAGCTTCTTTTGCTATTCTACCAGCTTCCTCTAGGTTATTTAATATCTCTTTTATATCAGGAAGATCGTCTATTTCATATTCAGACATCCAAGGAAACATATCAGAACTTATTCTATACATTTTTATTGAATTATCAGAATTGAATTTGATTATACGAATTAAATCGCTAGTGTTTTTTAAAGCTAGCTCAGAAACATACTTTAATCCTTCTCTAATAAATGTTTTTTTAACCATTCCTCTATTTGTAGTAACACCTTCCTTATCTAAAGAAAGGCATATACAACAATATCCCATATTATTTTTGTATACCATACTACAAATATATCTACAAATTAAATAGGGCCTCAGATGATTCCAGAGTTTTTTCTAAATGAATTAGAAATCTTTAAGAGATTGTATAATTTTAAATCTTTCTCTAGCATTAAGATCGTCAAGAGTTTCTTTACCAGTTTCTCTTCTAAGAAGCTTTTTGAATTTAACCGGATCTGTAGTAGCACCCGATTTTTGTGCAAATTCTCTAACGTCTCTTCTTGAAGGAACTAAATCTAATACTAAAGCTCTTAGTGGAATATTATATTGTAATGCTAAGTTAGCTATTCTATTACCAGAAAAAAGATAATAGCTGTATTCTGAAGATGTTCTTGTCTCTCCAAAATTTATAAATTTAATCACAATAGGAGCAGGCAATGATAAAGTGCCTTTTCTTTTAAGATCATCTGATATTTTTATTAGAACATCTCCGTAAGATCTACCGTATGCTCCAGCAATGATGTTATCAAACTCATAAGCCATTAAATTCTGAATACTATTAACATCAAATCCATCCTCAGAAACAATAGGAATTGTTTCCATGTGTCCTTTTTTAAATGGCTCATTAATATATTTAAAAAACTTGGTGGATCTAGCAGCAACTTTACCTATATCTTTATTACCAATAGTAATATTATGCTGGTAGAATTCCAATTTAGCTTTATCGTCATAATGAGATATTTCCTCAGCAAGGTCTGGCATATCCCAGTTTATTTTTAGTTTACCTGCATAGCTCTTAACGGGAGCTTGAGTTCCCTCGCTTCCATCAGGAATATTCGAATCCTGCTCATTAACAAAATCGCTTAATCTTAAAATCATTAAAGTATATATCTATTTAATATTAGATAACCATTTTTTTCGAGCCTCAGAAGAATCACCAAATGCCATTTCTAGTTTTTCCTTACTATCTGAATTTTCATCTATTCCAACAAAATCTTTTCTATTCATTACCCATTCCCAATCTTCTAAAGAAAGAGAACCTAATCCTTTTAAGTATCTAACATTACCAGTGGGCTTAGCAGTTTTAAAATCATCCATGTCCCAATAGTATTTTCTTTTCTTTCCATCACCTACAGAAACAAGAGGGATTTTTAATGAACTTAACCTTTTATTTTTAATAACAGTAGGAAACCATTTATAAAAAAGATTTATTAATAAAGATGTGATATGCGATCCATCAGGATCCGGGTCAGTAGCAATAACTATTCTTTTGTATCCTATTATTTCGTTGTTTCTAGAAGTGGGATCTAATCCTAGAATGTGCATTAGTTCAAGAATCTCTTTGTTATCTGAAAGATCTCCAATATTTTTACAATTCTTTATCTTGCCTTTTAGAGCATAAACTCCATCTTCCTTAGGATTTCTTTTTTGTAATATAGATCCCATAGCAGAAAGTCCTTCAACTATAAATAGATTTTCTGCAATAGCTTTTTGTGCAGGAAAGTACTTGTGTGAATGTTTAAGATTTACTTTTCTTTTCTCTGCTCTAAGTTTTTTTACGTATCCATCATTCTTTCTCTCTTCAACTTTCTTTGCTATTCTTTCAAATATTTCAGTTTTAAAAAGTCCTTGCAACTTAGCTCCAAATTTATTCATCAGTAAATTATCAATCTCTTCCCTTGTTGTAACAAATCTAGTTTTATTCTGATCTCCGAATTTAACATACTTAGGTGGAAGATTTAGCACAATTAGACAATCATAAAAGTGATGACCTAATGTGTCTTCTAATTTTGTGTTTACAAAGTCATTAAATATCTTCTGGTGTATTCCAGAACAAAGAGCGGAGTTAACAAAGCTTAATGATCCTGATCCTTCATACTTTTCCCATATTGTTATCTGACCTATCTCTGTATTAATCTTAAAAGAATCCTGTGGTAAAAATTCAGGAGATAGATCTATTGACTCCCCGTCCCAAGATAATTCTATTTCAAGTTTACCTATAATCGGGTCTCTTTTGATTAGATCGTATTTTAGAATAAGTATAGATGAAAGAACTTCTTTGTCCCATTTAGAATATCCAAATGTTTCAGAAAGAGGTGTGAATGTAACTGAAGTACCAGTTTTCATATCAGACGATCTCTTAGAGACCTTAGGATCTTTACCCTCGTAATTTTTCCATTCCTGAAAGTAATAGAATTTATCATTTACTGTTTCGATACTGAAATATTTAGAAAGTACATTAACTAAGCTGACACCCATACCATTAGTACCCACTAGTGATTCTTCAACATCATCATTCTCGAAATTTGATCCTGCTCTTAATTGTGATACTGCAGTTTCGATATTAGATTTTTCACTTATCTTATTAATCTCCGTACCTTTATAAAATCCATTACCAGAATCTTTAACAGAAACGGAATTGCTTTTAGAATCAATAGCTATAGTGATTTTCTTCATCTTGCCATTCATTCGTTTAGCTTCGTCTAATGAGTTAGAGAATACCTCATCAAATAACTTATACATTCCAACTGATATGGTCTTAGACTCAACAAAAACACGGCTATCGCGAATCACTGGTACTTTCTCGTCTGTTGGTTTAACGCTCCCAACATAAACGGTTGGTCTTAATAGGATGTGCTCCCTCTCTGATAATACTTTAATTTCTTTGTTAGATGACATTCAAGATTTAATTTTTATAAAATACAATTTACCTTAGTAACATATATTTTAACAGTAAAAGAGGGAAAAGTTTCCTACATCAGTCTGTAGATTAGTCCTTCGCTAATATTATTGCTCTCACATGTGCCTCCTAGGAGTTCAATAATAGTATCTGCGGAATCATGTTCAAATTTTTGACACTCATCAGTTTCGCATGGACTACAATTGTGATAAATTTTTTGGATTTTGCCTTCTTTTATGAATAGAATATCAAGAGGTAGATAACAATCTTTCATATGAAAGCTTTTAGGACCAGATTCTTTAAAATTAAAAAGCATCCCCTCATTTTCGAGAAGATGCTCTCTATTGGAAAGTCCCTTTGAAAAATCTTTACATTGTTCTAAAACAAAAGTATGGTCCCCGATTTTTACTAAATGAAAATCTTCGTATTCCATAATTAATTATTTAATGAATGCTTCATCAATCATTTCTGGAGTAAGTTCAACTAAGATGTTTTTCTTTTTTAATGAATAAGGAATTGCTATAATAACATTTCTAGCTTCATCTACATCTTTAACTAAAAATTCAGAATCTACAAATATGTTTGTAGATGGTTCATCTCCAGTTCTGTCTCTGTTACCAAGATAAGTGTCGTTTTCTTCATCGTACTCATCTTCCATATCTTTACCTGGATTGTATCCCATTTCAGAATAAATATCTTTTAAATATTGTGGAGCATTTTTACCTTGTGTAGGTATTTCTGCTACTAAAGATATTTCGGAAAGAGTACCATTCATTACTTGAGTTAAAAGACTTCTTAATTCAGAAATTAATTGATTTCTTTTAATAGTTCTTTCTGGCTCAAAACTTGTGCCTCTGTATAAAGGGACTCCTGTATTATAAACTGATTGCTCATTAAGGAATTCGGAAAATTTTAAAATTCTCATGATATAACTTTTATGTTATATATCTTCCGTCCTCACTAATTCCTAGTTTTTAACTTCTTCTGTAGCTTCTACATCTTCTGTAGCTTCTATAAGTTCTGTAGGTTCTGTAGGTTCTGTAGCTTTTGTAATAGCTTTACTATAGAATTCCATATTCTTTCTGATTCTTTCTTGTTCGTTAGGAGAAATCTTATCAAATAGAGGGGAATTAATAATTATTGTGGTTACTTTGTGTGCTTCCTCTGCATTTCCATTATAATAAGCCAATACTGAATATTCATCAGGCATTCTCCATTTCCAGATCTCATCTTCAACGAAAAGAATATCTGAGCAAGATCCTGTTTTCATTCCAACAGCAGCTAGAGCAAAAGCCAAAGCATATCTTTTTTTACTTCCTAAGAATTTTATTAAATGATAAAGGGATTCAAGTCTATTAGGTCTATATTCCCAAGCTTTTAAATAAGCATCAATAATCTCCTCGTCTGATTTGTTTAATGAGTGTTTCTGTCTAGCAATCCAATATTTAGAGACGTAAACCTCTTCTGCCCATCCACCTAGATCTACTCTTCTTTGATAAGCTTCTATAGATCTTTCGTGCATTCCAGCATCTCTATAACTTTGAGCCATATAAAAAACATATCTTCTTTCTAAATCAATAGGAAGTTCCTCCTTAGGTGTAGTTATAATGGCCTTTTCAAATATTAAAGCATCATTGTAATACTTATCTTTCCCTTTGATATCTCTATTATGCCCGGATACTGCTGCGTGCATTTCAACACCTTCGGGTAAAAATTCTTCGGTTAGATCTATTCCTTCAGGTCCAGAAAGATATTCATGAAGTACACCAATATATTTCCAATCTTGATCTCCTCTAATTACTTGTGTTCTATAATATGCCAGACTTCCCAATCTTAATTTAATCTTATAGAAGTCTTCAGTTAGGTTAATAAATGGATTTTCTCCGTTCTCTACGAATAACACATCATCAGCATCTATAATAAGTCTATAGTCAGATTTGTCTTTGGCAAGTTTAAGATTTTCTGTTCTATTATATCCAAAATCTACCCATGGTCTTTCGTGTAATTCTCCAGGAATACCATATTCGGCCATTATTTCTTTAATAAGATCCTGAGTTCCGTCGGTTGATCCAGTATCAACAATAACCCAATAACTAATATAATCTCTAACTGAATCTATACATTTCCTTATGACTTTAGATTCATTTTTAACGATCATAGTAAGACATATAGTAGGAGTTGCCTTAACTATTTCTTCTGATTTTGATTTTGACATATTTTTAAGATTTAACTATTATACAATAAAATAGGAATTAAATTTCATTAATTTTATTAAATATCAGCTTAGTAATATCATCTAATTTATTTTCTCCTGATATTTCCAAAAAGCCTCCTCCGTTTCTCATAGATTCTATCATAGGTAACGTCTGTTCATTATATTCATCCATTCTAATTTGGAATGCTTCCTCGTTTTTATCATCAGATCTACCAGAAGATTTACTTCTTTCTTTTATTCTTTCCCTTAATATCTTCTCTGCGACATTTAAAAAGAAAACATATTCTAATGAGATATTATTAATTCTACAAATCTCGTCAAATATAGACTTCTGTTGAAGATTTCTAGGATATCCGTCAAAAATATATCCCTTAGGATCGCTATGTTTAGTTAATTTTTTAAGATAATCTATAAGCTCTTTACCTACAATCTCATCAGGAAGAAGATTACCAGTTTTCATTAACTTCTTGATCTCTTTATTATCAGAATCCCTTAATATATCCCCAGTTGAAATGTGTTTCCATCTCATACCTTTGGCTATAATTCTAGCTTGTGTTCCCTTACCACATCCCGGAGGTCCTGCTAAAATTATACATGGGGTTTTTTTAGAATCTTCTTTCCCATCTATGTCTCCGTATTCTCTTACGAATTCTTTAAAATTGCTAAGCTTCTTAGTTCTATTCATTTTTAATATTATGATCCACAAGCTTCACAATCTTCTGGATTGTCTATACTACAAGCTAAGTCGCTATAGTTATCATCTTCAGATTTAGGAATGTCTTGATTTCTACTAAGATCTATACCTAGACCTTTTATAGCTGTAGTAGCAGCTTTAGTTCTTATATAATAACTTCCAGTCTTTAGTCCTTTATCCCATCCATAAAAATGTGCGGAAGAAAGTTTGGCAAAGTTAGCATCTTGTACAAATAGATTCATACTTTGACTTTGACATATAAAAGGTGCTCGTGCTGCAGCATGATCTATAATGATCTTCTGACTCATCTCCCAAGCAGTTTTATAAATGATCTTAATCTCGTCTGGTATTTCTGCAATATCCTGCACTGATCCGTTATTGATTATGATCTTATCTCTAAGGTTATCATCCCACATATTAAGTTTAACTAGATCTTTAACAAGATGCTTATTAACTACTGGGAATTCGCCAGATAATGTTTTTCTGATGTAAATATTAGATGTAAATGGTTCAAAGCATTCGTTGTTTCCTAAGATCTGACTTGTAGAAGCAGTAGGCATAGGAGCAAGCAATAAAGAGTTTCTAGCTCCATGTGTTAAAACTCTTTCTCTTAATTCTTCCCAGTCCCATCTTGTACTAGGTGATTCGTTCCATAAATCAAATTGGAATAGTCCTTTAGATAATGGTGATCCTTTAAATGTTTGATATGCTCCTTCTTTTTCTGCAAGATCAACTGATGCACACATAGCTCCGTAATAGATTGCTTCAAAAATATCTCTATCTAAATTCTTAGCTTCATCTGATTCAAAGGGTATTTTTAGAATAGCAAACGTATCAGCTAGACCTTGAACTCCAATACCAATTGGCCTGTGCTTCATATTAGAAGTCTTAGTTTCTTTAGTAGGATAATAGTTAACATCAATCACTCTATTAAGATTGATTGTAGCTGTGTAAGCTATATCCTTAAGAGCATTAAGATCGTATTTAGGTTTCTTACCGGGAATAATAAATTTAGGTAATGCAATAGAAGCTAAATTACAAACTGCAGTTTCTTTTGAATCTGAGTACTCCATAATCTCAGTACAAAGATTTGAAGATTTAATAGTTCCTAAATTCTTTTGATTAGATTTTATATTAGCTGCATCCTTATAAAGCATATAAGGAGTTCCTGTTTCAATCTGTGCTTCGATAATCTTGTACCAAAGTTCTTGAGCTTTAATTGTTTTTCTTCCCCTTCCTTCTGATTCATATTTTGTATAAATCTTAACAAAGTCTTCTCCATATACATCATCTAATCCAGGAGCTTCATCAGGGGAGAATAAAGTCCATTCGCCGTCTTCTTTAACTCTTTGCATAAATAAATCCGGGGTCCATAAAGCTAAGAAAAGATCCCTAGCTCTCATCTCTTCTTTACCGTGATTTTTTCTAAGATTTAAGAAGTCTTCAACATCACAATGCCAAGGTTCTAAATAAATAGCAAAGGAACCTTTTCTTCTTCCTCCACCTTGGTCTACGTATCTTGCAGTCTCATTAAAGACTTTTAGCATTGGGATAATTCCATTAGAAGTACCATTTGTTCCTCTAATATAAGCTCCTGTGCCTCTTACATTATGTATATGTAAACCAATACCCCCTGCATTTTTAGATATCTGGGCTACATCCGCTAATGTTTTATAAATACCTTGAATTGAATCCCCATCCATTGAAACTAAGAAACAAGAAGAAAGCTGAGGTCTTCTAGTACCTGCATTAAATAAAGTAGGTGTAGCATGTGTGAAGTAACCTTGACTCATTAAGTCATATGTTTTATAAGCAGAAGTTAAATCTTCTTTATGTATACCAATAGCAACTCTCATTAACATTTGCTGTGGTCTTTCTGCTGGTAAACCGTCAATCTTTAAAAGATATGATTTTTCCAGAGTCTTAAATCCAAAATAATCATAATCTAAATCCCTATCAGCAATAATTTGAGAATCTATATCTTTAGAATTCTTCATAATAATATCATAGACATCATCAGCAATCATTGGAGCTTTTAATCCAGTTTTAGGATCAACATAGTTATAAAGCTGATCGATCACACTTGAAAAACTTTTAGGAGTTCTTTTATGTAATGAAGTAACACATATTCTGGAAGCTAAAATAGAATAGTCAGGATGAGTAGGAGTTAAAGCAGCTGCTGTTTCTGCTGCTAAAGTATCAAGTTCTACTGAAGAAATACCATCATATAAACCATGTATAACTTTCTTTGCAATTTCCATTGGCTCAATATAATCCATATTTAAACCATAAGATTGCTTCTTAACACGATTTAAAATTTTATCAAGCTTAACTCTTTCTTTAGCTCCGTCTCTTTTTGTTACTTCCATTATTTTTATATTTTTATTTATTTTATTTGATGTAAAAAATTATAGAAAAATAAACCCATTAGTTTCCACTAATAATAATATTTATTTCGCTTTTTTTATTGAATTTGGGTGTATCCTGAACGTATTTCCCCCGGTGCTCCGTAATATTCCTCTATCAGATAATCTTCCTCGTTATTCCAATATTGAATTCTTTGACGGTTTTCCATTACGCCATCTACCTCTATTTGGTAATCAGTTATTCTGTATACGTGATCGTACATATTAATAAGTTATTTTTACGTGTGCAAGTAATCTTACTGTGGTTGGAGGAGTAACCCATACTGGGGTATTCCATGTGATCTGTAATGAATCTCCCGCTGTTACAGAAAGGGGAGAAGCTAATATGTAGTTATTCCATATGCCATTACCGCTATTTGTCGTAACAGAATTAGAAATTACAGATGATGTACTCTGTGTGACATTTACCATATTAAATGTACTACTTTCGGAAGTTCCTATAGGGCCGGAGGGAGTAAATCTTAGAATAGAAACTTCAGTAACTTGTCCAGTAAATTGAGATGGTATTTGTCTAGAAATTATATTAGATGAACCTGGTGGTAAATCTGTAATACCCCCTATATAATATGTACTTGAATTACTTGGAGATAATGTTCCAAATCCAAAGCTATAAAATATATTACTTCCTCCAGTTGCTCCTGCTGCTCCTGTTGCTCCTGTTGCTCCTGTTTCACCAGTAGGTCCGGTAACATTTGAATCTGCTCCAGTAGGTCCAGTTTCACCAGTAGGTCCGGTTTCACCAGTAGGTCCGGTTTCACCAGTAGGTCCAGTAACATTTGAATCTGCTCCAGTAGGTCCAGTTTCTCCAGTAGGTCCAGTTTCTCCTGTAGGTCCTGTTTCACCGGTAGGCCCAGTAACATTTGAATCTGCTCCTGTAGGTCCAGTTTCACCTGTAGGTCCTGTTTCACCTGTAGGTCCAGTTTCTCCTGTAGGTCCAGTAGGTCCGGTTTCACCCGTAGGTCCGGTTTCACCCGTAGGTCCAGTTTCTCCTGTAGGTCCAGTTGTTCCCGTTTCTCCAGTAGGTCCGGTTTCACCAGTAGGTCCTGTTTCACCAGTAGGTCCGGTTTCACCAGTAGGTCCTGTTTCACCAGTAGGTCCGGTTGTTCCTGTTTCTCCAGTAGGTCCCGTTTCTCCAGTAGGTCCCGTTTCTCCAGTAGGTCCCGTTTCTCCAGTAGGTCCAGTTTCTCCAGTAGGTCCAGTTTCACCAGTAGGTCCAGTTTCACCAGTAGGTCCGGTTTCACCAGTAGGTCCAGTTTCACCAGTAGGTCCGGTAACATTAGAATCTGCTCCTGTAGGTCCAGTTTCACCTGTAGGTCCTGTTTCACCAGTTGCTCCTGTTTCACCAGTAGGTCCAGTAACATTAGAATCTGCTCCTGTAGGTCCGGTTTCACCGGTAGGGCCAGTTTCACCAGTTGCTCCAGTTTCACCTGTAGGTCCCGTTTCTCCAGTAGGTCCCGTTTCTCCAGTAGGTCCCGTTTCTCCAGTAGGTCCAGTTTCTCCAGTAGGCCCCGTTTCTCCAGTAGGTCCAGTTTCACCTGTAGGTCCCGTTTCTCCAGTAGGTCCAGTTTCTCCAGTAGGTCCAGTTTCTCCTGTAGGTCCTGTTTCACCGGTAGGTCCTGTTTCACCAGTTGGTCCAGTTTCACCAGTTGCTCCAGTTTCACCTGTAGGCCCGGTAACATTAGAATCTGCTCCTGTAGGTCCAGTTTCTCCCGTAGGTCCAGTTTCTCCAGTAGGTCCAGTTTCACCTGTAGATCCCGTTTCTCCAGTAGGTCCGGTAACATTAGAATCTGATCCTGTAGGTCCGGTTTCACCAGTTGGTCCAGTTTCTCCAGTAGGTCCAGTAACATTTGAATCTGCTCCAGTAGGTCCGGTTTCACCAGTAGGTCCGGTTTCACCAGTTGCTCCTGTTTCACCAGTAGGTCCGGTAACATTTGAATCTGCTCCAGTAGGTCCTGTTTCTCCTGTAGGTCCAGTTTCCCCAGTTGCTCCCGTTTCACCAGTAGGTCCAGTAACATTTGAATCTGCTCCCGTAGGTCCAGTTTCTCCCGTAGGTCCGGTTTCTCCTGTAGGTCCTGTTTCACCAGTAGGTCCGGTAACATTTGAATCTGCTCCAGTAGGTCCTGTTTCTCCTGTAGGTCCAGTTTCCCCAGTTGGTCCTGTTTCACCAGTAGGTCCGGTAACATTTGAATCTGCTCCCGTAGGTCCGGTTTCTCCTGTAGGTCCGGTTTCTCCAGTAGGTCCAGTAACATTTGAATCTGATCCTGTAGGTCCGGTTGATCCTGTTGATCCTGTAGGACCGGTTGATCCTGTAGGGCCAGCAACATTTGAATTCGCTCCCGTAGATCCCGTAGGTCCAGTAAGTCCTTGTAATCCATATCCAGTAGCACCTGTCGATCCTGTAGGACCTGTTGTCCCTGTAAAATATCCATCATCGGTAAAATTCCAATAACTATCTAAGAAATCCCAAAAATCATTCTGATTTGGGGTATTCCCTTGAGAAAATATTACTTTAAATTCGGATCTAGATTTCTGCGACACTTTATAATTCTTATGTGATCTTATATATCAATAATTACTATGTTATTGGAAATTAAAAATCCGCATCCATTGTAAAAGCTTTTCCTGTATTTCCATTATCTTTAGTACTGTCCATAACTCCTGATTTCTGATATGAGCCAACTCTACCCTCGAAGAAATTTCCTTTGTTTTCTAAAGCAATATTTATCATAAAATCAAAAGGACATTTAGTATCATAGATTTTAGAACATCCCAGAGATGTTAAAAGCCTATCTGCTACAAATTCAATATACTCGCACATAAGATCAGCGTTCATACCAATTAATCTAACAGGTAAAGATGAAGTAACAAACTCCTTCTCGATCTCTACAGCTTCACTAATAATAGCTTTCACTGTTTCCTCTGGAAGTTTATTTTCGATGTGTTTAGTGTAAAGTAAACAAGCAAAATCACAATGTAGACCTTCGTCTCTAGAGATTAATTCATTGGCAAAGCAAAGACCTGGCATAAGCCCTCTTTTCTTTAGCCAGTATATAGAACAGAAAGATCCAGAAAAGAAAATACCTTCAACAGCAGCAAATGCAATCATATTCTCAGTGAATGTTCCATTATCAATCCATTTCATTGCCCAATCTGCTTTTCTTTTAACAGCAGGAACAGTATCAATAGCATTAAATAGATGTTCTTTCTCTTCCTCATCAGATATGTAAGAATCTATAAGAAGTGAATAAACCTCCCCGTGTATATTCTCAATAGCTAATTGAAATCCATAAAAGCATCTAGCTTCTGGATACTGAACTTGATTGAAAAAGTTAGCTGCAAGATTTTCATTAACTATCCCATCAGAGTTATTAAAGAAAGCAATTACGTTCTTAATAAAATATCTTTCGTTATCATTAAGCTTATCTCTCCAATGAGAAATATCTTGTGCTAAATCAATCTCTTCTGCTGTCCAGAAAGAAGCTTCTGCAGTTTTGTACATCATCCAGATATCTGGTTCTTGTACTGGGAATAATGAGAATCTTCTAGGATTCGGCGTAAGTAACTTTTCCATTTATGTTTTTGTCTTTTATATATTAATAACCTCTTTGCTGTCTGTCGTGATTTTCTGAATTTTTTGCCATATAAAGATTAATAATATCCTTACTTGTCATACCCATAGAAATTGCAAAATTCATAAAGAAATGTAAACCATCAATCCACTCATAAAATAATTCCAATTTGTCGGATTCTGTTAAATCTGAGATTTTCATCTCTGCTGCTTTCTTATTGTCTCCTTTCCAGTATTTCCAAGCTGCAGATCCAATACCATCTTTAACGCCTCCTAATGAGTCAAACATTTCATTTAGTTCGTCACTCATTGCGTGTTTATTTACCATCCAGAAATCTGCAATTTGTTTTAGCGTCCAATCGCTAAAATCAAACCCGTATCTAGTTTGTAATTCTTTTTGTTTGTCGTAGATCAAACCGAATGTATCGTTTGCTCCTGTGTGAAAATCTTCTACTTGAAGATCTGCGCATGTGTTGTCTGAATTTGCCATAATTTATTTTTATTGTTTTGTTTTTATTACTTTTTTAATTTTTTCTATTTCTTTTTCACATTCAAAATATTTCTTCTTAGTTGCTTTCCTTTGCGAGTATAATCCTTGTAATATTTCTCTAAGTATAGGTTCCTTTCCTTCTTTGCTGTAAAATACTGCTCCTGATGATGTCTTAATTGCTCCTTCTGGTATTTCTTTTAGATTCTTTCCTATATAAACCTCTGGTGAAATTCCCCATTGCATCATAGTATTAGGATACAGTGAAGCAAAGTCAAAGCAAGCGATCCATTCATAAATTCCTCTCTCTGGTTTCTTTACATAGGCTCCTTCAAATTTTACGTGGTTCTCTTCTTTTCTTTCACTTAGTATAACTCTTTTTCTTTCTAAGAATTTTCTTAACATAAGTACTTCTGTAGTCCATACAGGAGAAAGTGCTCTATTAATCTCCACTCTACTAACTTCTGCTATTTTAAAGAATGTAGAAAGAGTATCGAGTCTTCTATCAATATAATGAACAAGACCACAGTCAATAGCATTATAGAATATGAATGTATCAAAATCAGATTCATATAAATCTTTTAATGTTCCATTATAAGCAATTTTTTTAATACCAATTGCTTGAGTTGCCACATAGTCTAAAGAATTAGATTCTCTGATCTTAACTACCCTATCCCATTTTTTGTAAATGTCCAGATAGTCAACCATTAGTACATGCATAGGTATTTGATTCTTTCCTAGAAGAACTCCACTCGGTGAAGCAATTTTAGGATCTATACCTAATCTCCTAGCTCTGTTTATCAAATAAGGCCAGTCATACCCAAACCAGTTCCATCCAGTAATTAAAGGCATTTTTGGAACTAACTTAGAAAGAAATGTGTACATCATATCAAATTCACTTTCGAACTTCCTATAATTAAATGTCCAATCTCCTTCCTGGTCTTTAAAATGCTCTTTAATTCTTTTTTCAATTTTAAGAATCCTTTCGGGTGTCATATCTTGTAGACCAATCACTAGTACCTTTCCGTGAGAAGAAGCCATTCCTATTGAAAGCACTCTATTCTTAGCATTCTCAGTGTCTAATGAATCTGCACGATTATCTGTGATCTCTACCTCTATATCGACAAAGTATTTTTTCGGAGTCTGATAATCCCATAAAGGTTTAGTTATCTCCGGATCTATAGCTTCTAATATTTCTACTACTCTATACTTATCAAATTTTGTGGAAGAAACTTTCTTAATAGGTTTTGCGTCCCAAGAAAGCCATTCTTTATCTTTGGCTTTATCGTAATCCTGTGTCTTTTGCCAAACAAATTGTAATGCCTTTGGTACTGGGATTTTTAACATATTAACTTCACCTTCTTCGGTGTAATGTGAGACCGTTAAACCGCCTCCTGTATTTTCTATATCGATTATCATACTCTTATCTTATAATAATAATTGAAAGAGGTTTCATTTTGGAATATATAATAAGTGAAAAAAATTCTAACCTTTAAATTATTTGAGCAGGTTTATCTAAATGATATTAAACCTTTCGACTCAGGTCAAAGCTATCCCAAGGGATTAAGGTTTGCAAATAGAGACGAAGCTTTAAAATCTATCAGAAGATTACAAGAAATGCTGGATAAAAAAGAAATAGAATTAAAAGACGCCATTATAGCATCTTATATAATGTCACAAAGAGCTAAGTTACATAAGAGCTCTAAACCTGGTATAAAAGAAGGAGGATCAATCTGGGAAAATTATCTTATCCAATTGAGACAGAAAGAAAAATTATGATTTTTTAAAGAAAGCAATAAATTCTTTAATCATCTCTCGGAAATCGTAATTATCTTCATTCTTATCTAAAGAAACACCCTCTATAGATTTCTTTGCCCATTCTTTCATATAATTCAAATATGTTTTAAATGATCCGGGTATTCTTTCTGTATCACCTTTAAAGATATCCTTTATTGTCTTAGAATATCCCATCATGAATTTATCTCTAATTGATTTTTCAGACTTCTCTAAATCACAATAATCAAAAAACGTAGCTGTTATGTCCCAAACATTATCTGTAGTTACATCATCAAAATTTTTAGAGCTCCTAACTTTACCGTCATTAGCTATTATCTTACAAACACAAATGCTTTTCTTATCTGGTGATTTTGCTTTATCAAAATAAAAATCCAATCTAGCTTCTTCCTCTACTTTAGGTTTAACATAAACGATAGTCATTATGCCTACCTGGCTAAAAAGCATATATCCATTACCTTTTATCTTATCAAAAGAAGCTTCGTTATCTACAATATACCAATTAGTTGTTACTGCACTTACTCCTTCAAAAAGACTTCTAAATGATCGTATATGATTCATCTTATTGATTCTTTTTTGAATTAGTAAGAAAGCTTTTATAATCCATCACAGATGAATCAAGAGGATTCTTATTAGAATCTTTCTTTTTCTTTTTCTTTCCAGCTGCAGGTGTTCCCACAGTTAATGAAGGGAATTGATCACCAGATCCTGTTCTTCCTGGTCCAGGGGGAATCACATCTCCCATTCCTGGTGTACTAGATAAAGATGCCATTGCACCTCCACTTTCTTCCATTGGACCAACTATTTTATCTTTAAAGACTCTGTAGTTACCTCTATCGCCTTCAATTACATATCCTATTACTTCTCCTGTATTGTTTCTAATCGAATCATCAACTAATCCACTTCTACCGTCTCTTAGACTAACTCTTCTACCAACTAAAGGATCTTGAGAGTATCTAGGTGTACTATTAGTATTAAAACTTCTGATGTTGTCAGTTGTACCACCACATCCACAATCTTCGTTTACTTCTTCCATATTTTATTTTTTATTAGATATAAATTCTCTATAATCTGCAAGATTTGACATCTTGGAAGATTTAGATTTTTTGCCTGGTTTATTAGATTCAGGTTTAAGATAATTATATATTGCAGGAATTTCTCCCTCTTCAACTTCCTCTGGTAATTTATTATGTTTGGTTGAAGCAAAATCCTTTAAAGATTTCTTCTTCATATTACTTGCTAGCTCAACAATAGTTTGTCTATAAGCAGATTTTATACTATCGGGATCAATACCATCTTTACCGTTAGTATCCATAAATTTTCTGACTCCGTAAGCCTGTCCCATTAATCTTTGCTGTGTCTTAGAAACTGCTGGCATAATTAACTTTTTGTAATTTTAGGTTTCTTGTCTATATATTCATTCCAAGTCCATATAAACCTATTGTAGTTTTTCTTAACCATATTAAAACCCGTATCTCCTACCGGTATCTTCACTGGCGAATCTGGTGGTAGATATGAGCTAGTTTCTGCTGATGTAGTTTTTCTCTTCTTCATATAATTATTGAAACCAGAGGATACAAAAAACCCCTGATAGATTATATATCCATCAGGAGTTAAAAGTGTTTTTTAGCCTTTAAGATGTACCACTGACTCAATCTTAGATTGAGCAACAGAAGTAACTTCAAAGTCTAAATGAGCAGTAGAATTGTCTCCAGCTAAATGTTCATGAAGTCTAGTTTCGGCATGTGTTACTGTTTCTGCTTCGACTAAAATTTCAGACCTAGAAGCTTTCGCTTTTCCTGTACTTTTAGAAACTTCCCCACTAAAAAAGCTAACTTTACAAATGTAGTATCCCATTTTAATTAAGCTTTAGTGTTCTTAGTTTCTTGTACATTTACTCTTAGATCTTGAGCCAATTTTTTAAGGTCTTGGCAAGCAGTACGAACTCGTGTTCCTGCTGATTTGTTACCTTTTACATAGAAAGCTTCCATGTCTTTTTGCATGCTTTCTACTAATTCTTTAATTTTTTCGTAATTTTCCATAATTGTTTATTTTAATAATTGTATCCTAATTATTTCATTTTGTTTCATTAATCCTGAAAGATTTTAAAACTCTCTTGCCTAAAGCGGTCAATTCAAAGTGGTTAGCATCTTCTTCTTGTATTTTATACTTGATATATTTCTTCTGATTTCTAACCCAAGACATACTGGGTTTCTTACCTGAAGCATCTTCTGGTATACTATCTAAGAATTCTAATAGTTCTTTCTTGGTTACTTTTTCTTTCTCTCCTATGAATGAAAGTACCTTAGTAGTTGTTACTGAAGGCTTAGCCCAAGCTATAGGTATCCTAGATTCTAATATAAATTCATCATATGAAAGAATATTATTAATCATGGTCTCTTCTAGAATAAATTAATGTTTTCTTTGTTGCTCCCTCTTGTGAGCTCCATTTACCGTAGCTCCATTCATCCATAAGAGATTTAACTTTATCTGAATACTCTTCAAAATCCATATCAAGATTTAAAGGTACCTCATCATAAATAATAGAAACCTTAGGATTAGATTGTAAGTAATCTTTTATACATTCACCAACAATCTTATAGAATCTCATATATTCAGATTTAGTCAATGTGAATTGATCATCTTCTCTTGATTTAAAATCCGAATCTTTCACTAAAAAATCATCCATCACAGATTCTCTGATAGGCTCTACGGAAAGAACAGCATAACTATTCTCTGCAGATTCTATGGTGATATTTCTAGATAGTTTACCAAGATTTATTACAAATCCTAGATCCTCCTCTTCTCCCTCAATCTTAAAAAAATATTGAGAAAGTTTACCGTCTTTCTTTTTTACAAAGAAGTCTCTTCCGTATCCATCTTCATTTAAGAAATTTTCAAATAATTTAATGTGTTTCATATTCTATATATCTTAATTAAAAACCTCTCTCCGGAATTTTAGCGGATGTATTAGGTATGTATTGATCTTTCTTTCTTCTTTTGAATATTTGTCCCTTGGTTAAATTACCGTAGTATCTATCTATTAGATTCCATCCCTCTTCTAACTCAGTCACATCAGCATCTTCTAATTTAGAAAACTCCTCTCTAACCATGTTTATTTTTTCCATGGCTTCTTCTAATAATCTCTTACTATTAGAAAGGTCATACTTTGATGTATGACCTTCCATTATTTCACTGAATTTTTTCATCTATTAAAATTGAACTCCAATTTCTGCTCCCCATTGATCAGCTAATGGTCCTAAACATTCCATAGTTGCATAATCTTCTAATAAATGAGGATGTTTTTGGAAGAATGATGTGATTGCCATTGCTCCCATCTCTGGTGCATTAACTCTTCTTAACCATTTTGAAAAGTTACAAGACTCAGTGCTTGTTAATTTTGGTAATTCCGTGCTTTTTCTAATTACAGCAGTGAATAAAGCGTGCTCATAATCAGTTCTATTAGTAGTACCTGATTTTTTAGTTTTTCCTTGGTATTCACTAGGAATAGGAGCTCTATCAGGATCAGTAAAAGGAAGCGATAATTCTTTAACTGGGATCTGCTGAGCTATCTTATAGAAATCTAAGAACATTACAGCAGCATCTCTACCTACGTTCTTCTGAAATTCTCTTGCTAATACGCTATGAGGCACTTCAGATATACCTTTTTGTTCATACTCTTGAAGAACTCTTCTAACTGCTCTAGAAGCATCTTCCCAAGCTCTAGGAGTAGGGTATTTTAATTTCCTAGCATCTGTATCGTTCATATGGAACCAGCTAGCATCAAAATCTAAGAAATCAAGAAGTTCTGGTAGGAATATCTCGGATAATCCAGGAGTAGTCTCTACATATTTTCTCATTGATGCTGGATTAGTAACAAGATTTACGATCTCAAATCTATCCTGTAATGCAGATCCCATTTCAACAATACCACCCTTAGGGTCATCAACTTTTCTATTTCCTGCTGCTACGATATACCATCTATTAGGCATGTCATAATTAACACCAAGTCTTCTTTGCTGAGCTAATAATAAGAATATCTTTTGTACTTCAACAGGCATACGGTTGAATTCATCAATAAATAAGATACCACCTTTTCCTCCTTTTCCGTTATCATATGGTAAAATATCCGCACTCACGTTAGATCTTGTAACTCCCCTACCTAATGGATTTTCTGCTGATGGAGCTTCAATATCTACCACTTTAGGTACACCAGCAAAGTCTACTGGTTCTGCACTTAATCCATCGCAATTCAATAGGTTTAACCCAAGCTCATCGCATATTTTAGCTATGATTTGTGTTTTACCAATACCAGGTGCTCCATAAATAAAATATGGTTTAACTTTTCTTAATTCCCTTTGTAATCTTGCTTTTTCGTCCATATCAGTTGTGGCATCCATTTGATCTGCAATGGATAAACAAGCTTTAAGACTTCTTCTAATATCTGATTCTATTTCTTCGGGAAGTGAATTAGGTACATCATCAGCTCTATCCCATTCCAAAGGAATCACTGCCTCGTTTGCTACGGAAGGATTATTGATATTGTTCATATCATAATAAGGTGTTCCGCGATAGAATTTTTCAACTTGATCTGAGATAGATCCTTCATCTGAATTAAATAACACATAAGCAGGTAATCCCTTTTTAGGACCAGATGAGATCATTCTAATAATGCCATTTCTTACTGCGGTCATAAGCTGTTTAGCCCATTGTGAAATCTTGCTACCGATATTAGATAATACCCCTTCGTCTACATTGTAAGATTCATTTACGAATTCTTTAAAGTTATAGATTTTTTTCATCCTTAATATTTCTTATTTTATTTCTTATATATCTATTTTTATATAGTTTCCACTTCTTTATTTGCCAGTGTGATATCTATTCTTTCACCAAAAGGTTGATCGTTTCCAAAAGGCTCTCCATTAAAAGATAAGAATACCCAAATACATCTATCATCATAACCATCTATTCCGTATTCGGATGATTTAGGAAATTCTGCAAATCCATCAGTGAAGTATATAAATACCGTTGGGGTTTCACCCACGTCAAGTATGTTTTTTTCCACCCATTTAAAAGGAGGCCAAAAATTAGTTCCTCCACCTCCAGCAATCTTATTAAAATCTGGGGTATCTCCTGGCTCTAAAATGTCTGGGGCATAAACTTGGGTATCACAATAAAGTATTACTGTTTTTTGTGGAGAGTAATCCTCCGTAATTTTCATTGTCTCTGAAAGAAATTGCTCAATCATAGGTCTAGTTATAGATCCTGATGTGTCTATAGCAATCACTAAGTTCTCAAAGTCCTCTTTATATCTTTTATATCCGTATTGAGCATCACCGCCTCCGATAAATCTTCTAGAAGGTAATTTATATTTAGTTTTTGTTACTGCCTCATCAATATATTTCTCAAGTTCAGATTTCCAATCAATAACAGGTCTTTTTAATTTATCTAATGCTCTTTTAACAGAAGCAGGTACATTTCCAGCATTTTCTGATCTTTTTAATGATGTCTCCCATTCTTCTCCTAATGTTTCACCATTTAATCCATCATCTCCACCAAGATCACCTAGAGATCCTGTTGGTAATACTCCTCCAACATTAGAAGTTCCTCCCCCTCCAGTTTTGCCTCTTTCGAAAGTGTCATCTTCATCGCTTTCTTCTGGTTTTCCGTCTTTATCCCTTTTTTTCTCATCCTCATCTTCTTTCCATTTATCAACGTTTTCGGGATCGCCAACAGGTGGCGGTGGCGGGGTTGGTCCTGTTCCTCCCGTTCCTGCAGGTGGATCCATTTCTTGGATTCTTATTCCAGTTATTGTTGTTTTCATATTACGATTTTATAAATTGTCTTGCTCGTATTTTTTTCTAATATATTCAGGAACCTTAGATTTTGGTATAGGATCATAATCCACTGAATCATTATCTTCATCTACACTATTTACCACTCCATAGTTACCACTAGCTGGGTCGAATATAATATCTCCCACTATAGGTATCTTTGGCGGAGCTGGTGGTGGCGGTGGTGGTGGAGGATTAACAGTTTGCGAATCTTCAGGATCTGGTTGAAATCCATTTTTAATTAAAATCTTATAAATGCTATCAGCAGATAATCCAGCAAATTCTTTATCATAAGGAACTCTTCCACATCCAGGATATAATGCACCCTTTGGCATTTTACCTATAGAGTCTCCTCTTTTTTCGCTAGGCTTAGGATTACTAGGATCAGATTCATCCACAGGGGTAAGCATCTGATTTAAAGCATAATCTGTAGCATAATTCCATATACTTACTGTTTTAGAATCCTTTCCTGGCATTCTTAGGAAATGTAATAAAGCACAATGTAAAACCTCGTGTGCTATTACCCACATTATTTCATCATCAGTATGTTCATGTACAAATCCTGGATTGTAGTGAATACTTACTCCATCAGTACACATTGTTTTTATACCTCTATTTTCTCTAATGATTAATCTAGACAAAAGACCTCCAAAGAAAGGATATTGTGCGTTTAGAAAGAAAACTGCAGCTCTCATTTTTTTGAAAGCTACTGGATCATATTTTCTTTTCTCCACCTCGTCCATAAATGTAGCTTCGTTAATTTTATTGTATAGTGAGTTGTCAAATTTTTGATATTCGTATAGTGAAAAATCTTTAAAGCTTAATATCTTCTTCATTTTTTTTAATTATATATTATCTCCATTAGAAGATTCTTGAATTTCCTTTACAAACTCATTAAAAAGAACAGCAATAGATTTAGGTACTTTATTTTTGAATTTCTGGAAATCTGTATTTTGTATATACGATCTTATCTCTTCATTATTAGACCAATATGGAGTTTTAAATATTTCAATATCATTTCCATTAAGATCGTATTTATTTCTAACCCAGTCTCTTTGTAAAACCATATTCTCGAAGTCTTTCTCTCCTATACAAACTGATATAGGATTTACATTCTCTGCAATAGATTTAATAGCATCTTCTAAAAGATCAGTAGGAACTATTTTATAACCAGCAAATAATTTATCATTTTCTGCTGTTAAAGATCCTATAGACTTCTTAATAGCCTCTTCGGAAAAAGGGTATTTTTTAGATGAAGTTTCTCCTCCTGGATGAACTACACAAAGAAAAACGGGGAGGTCATTTTCTTTTTTAAGTCTTGTACACATTTTAAGGTGTCCGTTATTAAATGGCTGGAATTTACCAATTATTAAATTAACTTTTTGGTTTTCCTCGTTTAATATTTTTGTTTTCTTTTTCTCTTTATGAGTTGATACCACTTTTTTAAAATCTTTAAATGAAAAGAACTCAGATGCGTCATCTTCGGATTTTTTTAATTCTTCAATAGATTCGTCATCTTTTTCATTGATATCATTTAATGATTCGGATAATAGATCAGACTCATTAAATACTGTATTTTCTATAATAGAATCTAAATCTATTTCATCTTCTAAAGATTCATCGTCAGTGATTTTAAATCTACTTCCTGTTTTTTTAAACCAAACAAATGTGGGAACTCCTAAAGATTCTTCTATCCTATCTTTTCTTTTAGCATTTATATAATCAGCTATCTCTTCAACAAGAAGATTGAATTGTTCTATTAGACCCTCAGTGAAAAATCCATGAGGTTTTCTTTTGAATTTTCTAAATGAATTTAATACCATTTGGAGGATATCACAATAAACTTCATCTTTATCTAAATACTCAACAACATCTTTATCGACTATTAGTTCCTTATTAATGTCAAAGTTTTCAGATTTAAGATACTCAGGTTTATCAAAGTCTGCACCAATATATCTTTCTCCCTCTTCGTACGAAAAAGTTTTAAAAACGGAGAATACAAAATTAATATACCTCTCCTCAGGCTCAGTTCCTTCTGCGCTAAAGCTCTCTACACCTCTTTCTAATATGAAATTCATAATATCTATTAGACAAAGAGAATAAATGTCGCTAGGGAAGTAAGAAGACCTTGTAACTTTTCTATCTCTTGTTATTTCATAAAAAACTGGATCAACCATTTTAGCTAAAACAACATCTTCCTTACCATCTTCCTCGAATCTAAAAACCAAGGAGTCTATCTCTCCTTGTAAATCCTTACCTAAAGTGGTCTTAATTATTTCTGGATTTAATAAAGATATTAGATACTTAGAAAAACTTTCAGTCTTGAAACGTGTTTTTAAATCCATTAATGGAGTTGATAAAAAATCCATAATAGACATTTTCTGATCGTCGTTTAATTTTCCTTGGAAAATAATAGGTGCTTTTTCTACTCCGAGCTTATCTGCCCATTCATCTAGTTCGTCTTTCTCCTGTATAGTTCTTGTGGTTTCGCCAAATTCGTCCCTTACAAGAATATGTGTTAGAATTAAATGATTTTTTGGAAGTCTTTCATATTCAATTCTTACTGGCTTTGTATTAGGAAAATAAGCCATACCAAATCTCCATCCTTTTGGTATCTCAGCTTTTACTGACTCCGGAAGGGAATCTATATAATTTATAGGCTTATCGTAGTATCTCATTAATATCCTATCAACTTTAGTTATAGGATTTTCCTGATCTTTTTTATAAAAAGAAATATTGTCCCCAGTAAAATCTTTTTCGAAAGAAAAAGATGATCCGTCAAGATTCTCAGTAACACTAAGTTCCTGGCTGAAAAGTTTTTCTATAAAATCCTTTCCTTTTTTTTCGTAGATATCGGCTAAATATTTTATTCCAGACATTTTTTAATTTAAACAGTAAACAAATTTATTTCCCTTGTAATTAAAAATACTAAAAGGACCAACTCTTAAATTCTTCTTTGGAAGAAAGTCTGAGTTTATTATATATTCTTCTAGAAATAGGAGGATATTAAAAACCAATATCCTTGATCTATTGCTTATTTTTTTATCATTAAAAAGATCATTAAGAATACCAACGTAATTCTCTAATGAACTTTTTCTACTTGGTTTTACAAGAACCTCAAAAACATCCTTCTCTATTGTATAGACAATTTTGTTTTCTATTATTATTTCCCAATCTCCATCTGTGTTCTGATTAACAAAACCATCATCACCAATGAAAGTATTAAAAATAAGATTATGATCATCAAGAACAGATATTGAAGTTATCTTTTCACCAGTATAGTGTTGCAGTACTGGATATAGAGCTTGACTTTGTAATTGATTCATCATTTTTATTCCTCCTCATCCTCATCGTAAACTACATCGTCAGTACCTTCATCTTCATCACCATAAGTGTATTCCATGTTAGTATCTTCTTCCTCTTCGTCTTCTTCGTCTTCTATGCTGTCTACATGCTCTTCAATATGCTCGTCCCAAACTGGTTGCATTTTACATGATAAGAATTTAGAGAATACTTCACCATTTTTTCTGTCTTGTATAGTTACCATTCTTGGTCCGTTGATCTCATCTAATTCGATGCTTTCAGCAAACATTTTTGATTCTTCTATATTCATAAAAGGACCGAATGTATAGATTCCAAAATCCGGTGTGGTTTTGATCTTTAAAGGAGCAGACATTGGCTCTTTACTATAATTCATCATAGCATCTTCTTTCTCAAACATGTAATCGTCACACATAGTAACAAAATGATAGTTAGGATCTCCGCCATCACCGATCATCTGCTTAGCCATATCAGAAGATTTAGACTCATTCATTTTCTTTTTGAATGCGAAATCCTTCTTATCAGATTTAGGTTTAATACCTTTCTTTTTCTTGTACTCGTCCCAAGCCATTGAAAGACCTTGCATGTACTCTTCCTGTGATTTTTCATCACCTTTGAATTTTTTATCAAAAGGTCCAGAAACACCATGTTCTTTATTGTACTTCTTAGAGAAATCTAAATACTGATTTCTTTCAGTTACAAGTTCTGCTTCTTTTAAGTCTTGTCTTTTCTTTTCTATTACTAAAGAGAATTTTTTCATTTTTTTATGCGTTATTTGGTTGGAATATAGGTTGATTAGGATTTTTTTGTTTTGTATAATAAAGGTAAGCTCTATTCATTCCTATATCATCTAGAGCAGGTACCTGTCCTTTATTAACCTGAGCTTTTTGATAAAGCTCGGTGATATTATCTTCTAATTGTTGCTCAGTTTTAATGTTAGGTAGTTCATTTTTAGCAAAATCCTCATTTGTGTGTCTCATGAACTCAACATCAACATCTTCATCCTTAGTAGGTGTTTTTTTAGCAATTTCAAATTTAGTAGGACCAAACACTCTTTTAAGTACACCAGGTATAACAGAAGGTAGGCCAAATAGCATTTCGTATCCAGTATTTAAACCGCCACCTCTAACAGCTCTATTTTGTCTTGTTATATCTTGTCCTGCTTGTGCGATATTATTTAGTTTATCTTCCATCTTCTGAAAGAAGCTTTGTGTTTTTTGTAATATGCTAGAATCTTCAGGTAATTCGTAATGATTTTTAGCCCTATCCTTATAAGTCTTAGAATTATTTCCTAAGTGTCTGCTAAAGAATAATTCTTCAGATTCATTAATACAGAAATCTCTATATTCTTTAATGTTTCTCATTGAGATTTAATTATTTCTTTTATATATCCGAATTCTAAATTTTGATCTCATATATCTTGTATTCAAATTGCTCTTTTTTATAAATTTCAATTCTTTCCTTAGAATGTTTAAGCAAATAGTTGTCTTTTCCACCAAAAGAGAAGTCATCAACAAAGTCTATAATATTAACTTTCTCTTTACCATCAAATAGTCTCATCCCCCTACCTAAACTCTGCTTAATCAGTACTTCAGATTTATATGATTCAATAAGAAATATATTGTGTATATTTTTAACAGATATACCAGTAGACATAGTGCCAAAAGAAGCAACCATTACTTTATTAATACCTTCTTCCATTCTTTTAGTGAAAATATCTCTTTTATCAGGAGCAGTGTCACCGTCTATATAATAAACCTCTCTATCATTAGACTCTTCTCTTATTCCGTCATATATTCTTTTACCATATCCCTCGCCAACAGATTGAAAAAGTAAAAGAGAATTCTTTGATGTTTTAAGAACAAAATTTATAATATAATTAAGTCTCTTGTCAGAATTAACAACAAGCTTTCTTTCTAGATTAAAAAGCTCGTTACCCTCCATCTCATTTTTAGTTTCTTTTAATGTAGCAAGCTTCTCTTTAACTTCCTCGTCCATCCAATCCATTTTAACTATCTTAATAGAAACAGGAGTAGCATATTTGTTATCAAATAAAAACTTTGGGGAAATCTCCATAATTAAAGGTCCAAGAAATTGTTGTATAGTTAAATACTCTGCAGTATTTTTATTAGCTAATGTTCCAGATAGACCAAATCTCCATTTAGAGTCTTTACATAATGCAACTACCTTTTTAATAGATGCACTTTGAGCTTGGTGACATTCATCTACAAATACAGCTTCCACGTCATCAAAAAATTCAGGATCCATTTTAACTAAAGATTGATATGTACCTATCATTAATCCACCAGAGATCTTTTTCTTATTAGATCCATGAATTTGTTGTATCTCGCAGTCTTCTAATTTCTCTAGACCATATTCTTCAAAATCTTCAGATCCTTGTATAACTAGATTGGTGTTAGGAACTACCATAAGGAATTTTTTCACCTTTAAAACCTCCTTAAGATAAGCCATTACCATAAAAGCGATTAGGGTCTTACCAGAACTTGTTGCTACCTCGGAAACAGAAAGTTTAAATTTTATAATCTTCCATGCTGTTTCTATTTGGTAATCCCTAGGCATTTTTTCAGGATCCCCTCCGACACCCCCCTTAAAGAATTTATTACACCATTCAGTGTATTTTTCTAAGGTAAAAGAATTATCGATGATTCTTTCTAGTCCGTTTATTTCTACCTCTATTTTATATTTTTCGCATATCTGGTATACCTCAGACCAAAGTCCAGAAGGCACTCTCCAAATAGGTAGCCTTTTATCAACAAAGCATATTGCTCCGTCCCAATGTTTTTTCTTAACTAATGGATGAAAATAATGATTATGTATTTTTCTAGTTAAAGATATATCAATCTGTTTTCTTTCAAATTCCTCTTCGTAATCTATAAGACTTAACCAATTTCTATCTTCACTTACTACAAATTTTAACATTATTAATAGTTATTTTTAACCGCTCCTGATCTTAAATATTCCTCTAAAGATATTCTTGATTTCACACCATAAAGCATGTGATCGACAGTTTTCATAGTCTCGTTAAGGAAAGATATTTGTCCATCAACAAGATCCATTCTTTCTTTTAATTCAGAAAGATCCCCTTCTATTAAAGGGGTTTTTTCATTAGCCCCATATTTTACTTGAGACATTTCAGAATAGTATTTTAATCTATTAGACTTATCTTTTCTAAATTTAGCATTAAGCTTGCTCATTACCTGACCCAACTTAGCAGAGTATTCTAATAATATCTGTCTATTATAATAAAGATCTACCTGCACATCTGCAAGTTCTCTAATATTTTTCATTCTAATAGAAAGTTCTCTAATTTTTTCTGTCCATTCTTCTCTTTCTATTTGAAATCCTTTATCGAAATCTTTCTTCTCTACATTAGGTTGTTGCTCTGACATTTCTTTTTCTTATTTTTTGATATCTCTTTAACTTCCGAGTCTATCTTATTCTTTACTATCTCTGTGGAAAAATTATCAGATATATCAAAATCGGGAACATCTAAATCACCTTTTATATCTACAGGGAACTTAAATTTGTTGTTGTTCTTTTTATATTTCATATATCTATAATATCCCATTTATCAACAGAAAAGTAATTATCTAATCTTTTGATCTTCTTTCCTGTGGATCTTACATAATTAACCACATCGTTTAAATCCCATTTATCCCTTTCTGGTAATTCACATTCTTTTATAAATTTTCCCCATAGAAAAACTTCCTCGCCCGCTTCCAAAAATTCTCTGGCTTTTTGTCTCCCAACCTCATCGCTATCTAATAACCATCTTTTGTTTGTTACATCAAAAGGAAAAGGATTATTTATAGAACATAATGCTATTGCATTAGGACAAAGCCAAGCATCTAAAGGACCTTCAAAAGTTGTTATCATTGAATCTAGATCCACAGTAGAGAATCCAAAAACGCTAGATATTGGATCAACTTCTTCGGCTTTTAATATAATTTCAGGGTTTGTTTCTTTTAGGAGATTTTTGTAAATGCCACTAAGCTTGTAAGTGTAGTATTTACTTCCACTATTCTTTTTTACTATAGGCCTAATCTGTAGACCAAGTATCTTTGTTTCATCTCCGGATAGATTAAGGAGATATAAGTTCCTTCTTTTAGGATCCCATAGGAATTTATTATCTGGTACATGATTTCTTTCGATTAACCATTTCTCTCCGTATGTTCCTTTCACTTCTAGAAGATTTAATGCATGTTTAAATTCCTCTCTACCAACAAGTATATCTTTGTAATTTTCAGAAAAAAAGTAATCTAAAGAATTTCTTATTTTTTTCCTTATAGTCGAATTTCTAGATATCTCTGCTATCTCTGCAATTTCATCAGTGGAAAGCATTCCGTTGATTTCAAAATCTCTAGTAAATTGATTTAGATTTTTGAAGACCGCACATCCACCATTATAACATTTATATGTTAATGTATCGACATAAAGATTTCCTCTTTTTTTCTTAGCGTCTTTGGAGTCTCCACAATAAGGGCAACAGAAGTTTAGTCTGTTGCCCCCTTGATAGATTTTTAATCTTTGAGGATCATTACCAAAGAACTTAAGTAAAGCAGAATTAACTATTCCTTTAACCCTATCTACTGATAGGACACTTATATCCTTTGTTTCCATAACAATCCATTATTTATAGATCGTTATAAAGATCATCCAAAGATGGTGCAGATTTTTTAGCTGGTGCTTTAGCAGGTTTAGCAGGAGCTTCATCCTCTGTATCATTAGATTCTTGGGTTGATGTTCTGCTATTAGCATCTTCGTAGAATGAATCTACAGAAGCAGTTGTACTTACTGGTTTAGAATCTGAACTAGTTCCGATAATCTCAGAAACCATTCTTCCGTCAGGAATTGTGTTTCTAATAATTCTCATAATTTTTTCATTCTCTTCATCGTCCCAGTCAGAATAATCATATTTTTCTATATCTAAAGGGCCAGTCTTAAGAAAGTTTGTAACCATCTCTCTACCTTCTTCAGATCTTTCTACTGATACTCCATCAATAATTAAAGCCATTTTATCTCCTACAAATTGACAAAGATCATAGTTGTTCCATTCTCCAACTTTTCTCACTTGAAGACCGAAGTTTTTACCTTCGAATAAGTCATAAGGATTTGAAGGATTTCCGAATTCTGGTTTGATTTGTTGCTCGATCATATCGTTAACCTTTCTACCGAATTTGAATATCATAATTTTACCTTCCAAGTCTGGTCGATTTGCATCTTTAACTACTTGAATTAAAGAATAAAAATCTTCTTTTCTAGAGAATGATTTAGATAAATCCTGATCTTTAGCAGAAGCAGAATTTTTAAGCTTCCAAAAAAGATCTTTAAGTATTGATTTTTTTCCCACTGTAGATGGACAAATAGCTTTGTGATTTGCTCCGTCTACTGGGTCTTTCAGCCAAACATAATATTGGTGAATTTTAGATTTTTTAGGATTTGTGATGTTGGGTAAGAATCTAATTAAAGATTTATACACTCCGTCTTTTCCTAATTCGGGATAAGGTTTATAAATAAACTCATCATCGTCTTTTGTTTTAATTTCCTGCTTAACAAACGATTCGTTGTCAAGATTAAAGATGTCAAAATCCTGATTTTCTCTGTAATTTTCCATAATTTTTTCTAATTTATTTTAATAATTTATACATGTTATACCTCAAATCTAGTGAATGTTTCGACTTTAGATAATATTTCTAATGAATTATTATTGAAGCATTCAGTTTTTGATCCACAAAAAATAATTGACGGAAAATATTGAAATTGTTTAAGCATTATTTTTAATTCCTTCTCTGTATCAAATATTTCAGTAGGATCTCCTTCTATTATTTTATATATGAAAAAGTCATACGGCATAGATTTATTTGAGCTGTATCTATTTTTAATATTATTTTTAGTTATTCCTATTTTTACAAATGATTCGTTATGATTTTTACATAATAATATATAAAAATAAGAAATATTATTATTATCTAAAAATCTATTTCTGCTATATCCCTTTCTAATATTTCCACATTTTGGACATCCATGTCCATTTTTTAAATCTCTAGGTCTTATTAAAAAATCTCCATGATTTTTACAATGAATATTTACCTTATTTAATGATCCTTTATATTCTATCTCATTATACATATAAAGATCTCCAAAAATAGAATATGCACATTCTATTAATTCCTTCCTTTCTTTTAATATCCTATTATTCTTTTTATAATCCCTTATTACGCTATTCATATATTTTAACGATTTTGCAGATTTTATACATTCCTTACATGTAGAATTACTATACTTATTTATATTATAGAATTGATCAATAGGTTTTTCAATAATACATATTTTGCATATATTAAGCATATATTTTATTTTAAAAAATTCTCTTCAATAAACAAACAGATCCATGTTGCATCAATTATATCGGAACAAGGGTTCTCAACCTTACCTGCTCCTTTGATCCATAAATCCTTATATTCTTTCAAAACATTCAAAAGTGGTTTTAATCTGTCCTCAGATATTCTGTCTTCTATAAGCTTACAATAAAGCTCATCTTTCTTAGCATTTCCTTTTACTGCAAATTTCTTAAGTGTAGTCGGAGAGATCACATAGAAATTATCAGGATTTATTTTCTTAACTACACCAGCTCTAATTAGAGCGGTTGTCATAGAAATATCTATAAGTGAATTACCATTAGATCCAAAAGATAAACCTTCCATACCCACTATAGTGTTCTCGTCGAGATATGGGGATAAAAGATCCAAAGCAACTTCAGAAAAATAAACAGCGTTTAAAATCTTCTGTCTTTCCTTCTCGTGATATTCTCCAGTAAATTCTTTCTTGGAAATAATATTTATTGAGACACTCCCATTATCATTGAGAACTTTAAAAGGAGATCCCTCTTTTTTAAGCATCTTATCTATGATGTTAGTTGTTCTATGAAGACTTATCCATTTACAGCTATCATTTGTTAGTATACAAAACCCAGGAGAGTTCAACGAAAAATCGACACCGACTATTCTCTTATCCGATTTCAAGTTTAACATCCACGTAATTACATTTAAATCCTATTGAGAAAGTAGAAAATTGAGGTGTACTTGAAGCGTAGTTCAATTGTATTTCAGATAATGAAGTGAAGACCGGCTGTTGTAGAAGCACGCTAGCCATAACAACTCCCTCATTATCAAGTAATAATAATCTAAAGTCCTGTAGATATTGTTCCGGATTTTGGAAATCCAAGAACTTTATTATGTTCTCATACAAAATCCAATAGTTTATAAATCCTTCGCCCAACTTAAAAGTGACAGTGAAATCTCTTTGTATTAAATTTTGTAGAGTTGTAGCACTCTTATAAGTTTGTTTAAAACCACCAGGTCTAATTTGTTCCACAGTATCTATAGTTCTGAGTGTGGGAAAATTAACTTGCTGAATAGTTGAATTTATAAAGTCATTTACTGTGTCATAAGGAATGGGCATTCTCTTAACATATTTAGAATACTTATCAATTACACTATCAACTACAAATCCCTTAGGAAAATTAAAGATGAAACCATTCTGTCTAGCATTTAAAATCATTTGTTAATTATTTCTTTGTCTTACCTTTATTTGCAGCTGCTTCAGGATCATTAGTAACAGGAAATACTAAAGCATTACAATATTTGACATATGTGGGATCAAAAGTTCCATTTGCTAATTTAGGGTGAATCTGTAAAGCTGCAGTTAAGAATTGACTAGGTTTTATACCTTTAAATAATGTTGCTCCAGGGGATCCTGGTGTAAAATAATAATTAACTACTTTTTGTACATCAGACACAATCACTGTTGCCCCAAATATTAGTGATTCTTTACCTGCTATTGAATCAGCTAAAGCTGGTATATTTATATTAACCGATTGTAAAGAACTTTGTATGGATAATGACGATTTTCCAACAGAAACTCCAGATCCTGTAGAATTTAATTGTGTAGCGGGTTTAACACTTAGTATAGAGCTACTTCCCAAAACATAATCTTTTATAGCTTTGTTAACTTTAGTAATTGGTACTTTAGAATTAATTTGATTTCCTGTAGTTGTTGAAGTTCCTGTTGTTCCTGTTGTTCCTGTTGAAGAAACAGTTGTAGTTGTGGTTGTAGTAGCTCCAGTAACTCCAGTTGTAGTAGCAACTTGAATTGTATTAGTACTTGCTAAAAACTCAGACTGATTTTGCCAAGATCCAGAATATAGCTTAGTTTCTATGCCATCTGGGGTCTTAGAAACTATATAAAATTCTTTACTAATAAATCCAAGAATTTTTTTAGAATTAGATCCAACAACCTTAAATGAAACCTGTCCCTGTGAAGGATTAGATATTGATGTTTTATTCTTTATATTTTCCACCCTAACACTCTGACCACTAGAATCTAAAAATACCATATAATAAGTTAAAGAATTACCAAGATCTATTATCTCTGGAGTTGTTGCATCTTTTAAATTATACACTGTGAATTTATAGAAGTTATCAAAAGGATCTATTAAAATCTTGGCTTTACCTTGACCGTATAATTGTGTTACGTCTGGACCTGATGTTTCTGATATCACATTACCGTCTTTATCTATAATTATAGTTTCCTGTGTTACTGAAATATTATTATCTTTATAAAATACTGGTATTTTCTTTTCTAATGGAGTGACATTAGGAGCAACTCCCACACCAGAAATAAGATTAGGTGCTTGTATTATTTTATTATAAACTTTCTGAGCATATGCACCAGTAGTAAGATTTATTACATTATTTTCTTTTCCGTATTTGTTTATATCAAAGGAAGAAAATGTAGATCTTCTTATGATCTGATTCTGATTTCCTTTATTAACCAATCTCATAGTGTAATTCACAACAAAAGATGTGGATAAAGGATTAGTTAAAACTGGCCTAAATATAGAAGGATAGTTAAAATCGTCTATTTGTGTGCTAGAAAAATTGTATGTAGTTATATAAGAAAGACCCACTTGCTCTTTTACCTCTAGCTCATTAACAACATAATAGGTATTTCCCACCTTTCCTTCTGCTGTTAAGAAATCTTCTAAAAAATTACCATCCCATGTGGGATAGAATTCTAAATAATTATAAAATTGATTCTCCTGAATAACCCCAGCTAAAGAACTAAAATTATCTTTGGGAAATATACTGAGCTGTGATCTAGTTTGACCTATATAATTCTGATATCCATTTTTAAGAACAGTCTGTGTGACTTCAAATATTGTAAACTCTACAGGAGCATCTTTTAAGAATCCTTTTCCATCTGAAGATATCTTTGCAGCTAATGTGCTTGACTGTGTGGAATTTCCATTCAGTACTTCAAACTCATAAACCATATTAGCATAGGCAGGAATCTTAACCTCTACATATCTGTCATATAAAGCACCCCCTAAATAAATAGGATTAGGATTTAAAACTGATAATAATACATCAGATTTTTGTAACAAAATCTGCATTACCGTGGCTTTTTTCCCAGTTCTTTCTTGATATTTAGCTTGCAAAATTACACCATCAAGATTATCAAAATTGTATCCTGATACAATATGGAATTTTACAGAGTCATAATAAACTCCTATGTTAGAAGGAAACACTACAGGAAGATTACTTACTGAAGTTAATTTAGGATCTGTATCTAAATAAGGAACTAAGTAATCTTTATCTAATGTAACAAATCTATTTTTGTCAATCTGGACTACACTTAAATCCCTAACATTGTTTGTTGTGGCTTCTGCATTAGGATCATTTAATATCTGTACAGTGTTATCAAAATACCCATTTACTATTTTTTCAAATCCTATTGCAGGGAATCCAGTATTAACATAATATATTTCAGGAGTTGGTGCAGTTGTGTAATTATACTCTAATAATAAGTAATCAGTGATTTTAACAAACCTTTGTGTTGATGTGTAGCTAGCCATGTTCTATATATTCCTTAAAATTTAAACCAAGAATACTGAACACCCAATCCTATATTAAATACCGGTCCAGCAATAGGTTTACCATTAAGTCCATATCCTGCTCCCACGCCAATTCCAACATAAGGTCCAACTGACCATTTTTTGTTGGGAAACATTGACTTAAGAACATCAGACTTATAAGGATCTATAACAGCACCCTCAATATCTGTGATTTTCATTCCTGGATATTTAGGAGTTACAAATATTTCAAGAGCTTTATCTTTCTCTCTAAGACCAGTGATAAATGAGAATCCCATTTCGTCTTGATCTATTCTGGTTTTTCCTGGAATAACACTATTATTAATTGTGTCTACAATAAAGAAACTCTTACCTGAAAATTTTCTGTAATTGTTTACAGAAAATAAAGAATCATATTTCCAATCTAAACTATAATTACCGTTTTGATAACTAGTGAGATAATTATTTACATAATGTGTATCAACTTTAGTCTCGGTTATTACCTTCTCAATCACTATAACCTTTCCCTTCTGCTTATCTAATTCTTCAGCTAATCCTTTATTGAGTTTTTCTAAATCTTCCTTAGAAGACAATAAGGTCTTTCTCACATAAGTTGCTTCTCCAGCTTTATTTTCTTGGATGCGTACAGTGTCTTTTAACGCATCTAAATTCATATTCTGTATCTTGATCTGTGACTTAAGTGATAAGTTGCTGTCGCACTGTCTAAATAGCAATAAACAAAGTGCAGCAACTATTGCTAGAAGCACAATATCCTTTCTTTTAAGCATTTTAGTAATTAAAGATTCTTCTTTCATCTTCTCTTGTTTTATTTAATCGCTCAATCTCTAATTGAGCTCTGGTTTTAAGAGACTCGATAATCTCTTCGTGACCGATAAGATTCTCTTTGTTCTCTAAATGATATCCAATCTCTTTCTCTATTGCGGAAAGATTATCATGTATATCATTATATTGTTCAATAAACCATTTCTTCATATTAATAGTATTCTATAATAGTAAAATTAAATCCTAGCTTAACGTTTTGATTGGTTCCCCAAAATGTTCCTCCCGCAGGTGATACCATGGCTCTCATGTAAATATTGGTATTAGTGGCCAATGCCTGAGCTGAAAATAAAGTCCCTAATGCCATAATGTAGCCATTATCACCATATCTACCCGTTACCTGTACCGACGTTTTAATAGGATTCTGTGCTGGGTGATCAATCACTACAGCAGCTGCATTGCTTAGCGATGAACCTGCACTAGCATTAATAGTAAATCCTGCTGGGAGAGATTTATTATCAGGATCAGTAGGAGATGCAGGATAATATACTATAGGGTCCTCCGAAATACTTGCATTAAAATAGAAAAATATGTGTCCAGAAGAAATTTTCTTTATCTTACTACTTCCATTTAATGTTAAAGATCCTGTACTTGGTCCAATAATTACATCATTTGTAACAGTAAGATCGTTTCCTCCTATTATATCATTTGAAACATTAAGATTACCAGTCACTCCAGCATTTCCTATTACCTCAACATTTCCTGTTACCCCAACATTTCCTTTTGCTTTAATAGCATAATCTGTACCAGCTCCGGAAACTCCTATAGCAGCAGTATAATCTATAGACTGTCCAACAGCTATATTTTGCCCAGTATTACTAACAAAGAATCCAGTTGCTGGCGCATTTCCTGCAGCTCCACCATCTAAGAAATCTACTGCTCCAACTGCTATAGCAACTGAGTCATTAGGTGTTCCTGGAAGTGTAGATGATGTAGTTGGATGATAAGATGTTATCTCTATACCGTTAGGATAATTATTGATAGAGTATCCACCTGCAATACTTCCTTTACCTTTAGGTGGCGAAGTCGTTGCTGTATATAAATTTCTAGATATTTTAAGCAAAGAATTCCCTCCAACAGGATTACCTTGATTTATACCGAGATGATTAAACAACGATTTAGGATTATCTGTTCCTATAGTCTGAACCCCTGTAACATATAAACTATGATTATTTCTGTTAGGTGTAGTAATAACACCAAAACTATTAAAATTTGATCCTGTTAAAGGAGATAAAGATGTAGTTACATTTGAATTGACCCCAATAGAAACACCACCCGAAGTAGCACCTGATTGACCACGTATGGTTAAAAGAGATGAACCCGATACTCCCATAATAATACTGTTTTCCCCCCAATAACTATTAGCCATTAATTCTAATCTTTTATTAGAATTTTTAGTCTCTATAAGAGTTCTATAAGCAGAGTCTGGATAACTATAATTACCCGCATTTGTGAAAGTTGTAATAGAGAAAACTGGACCAGATGCTCCAGAATTTGCAATATTAGATATCTTATGTGTGTAGCTTATTAAAGGCCCGTTAGGATAAAAGGTATATCCAGTTCCTGCAAAAAATTCTTGAGTTATACTAGGACCAGTTCCTGATCCATCAAAAATCCCATCCCCAATTATTGTTCTAGGTGAGTAATTGATGCCTTTGGTTTTTATTTGTATTCCTGGACCGTAGTTAGGGGATGTAATAAATAATTGAGGATATTTTCCTTGCGCTTCCGCTGGGCCAGTTGTTTGTATTCCTCCTGAATTATCCCCGGTAGGATTTGTGTGCCCGAACATACTGTGTCCCTCTACAAATAATACACCTTTATTGTTATTTAGAGGAGATAAAGCATTACCCGTAAATAAAACTCCAGTATGTAGTGAAAGAGTTTTAGATATACTAGTATTTCCAAATACCCCTAATCTTCTTGAATCGTCTCCTGATTGTTTAAATTGACCTGTACCTAAACCGATACCTAATCCTGTTGAATTAGCAAATAAAGGAGCATTGGTATTATTGCTAGGAATTCCCGATGATTGATTTGATAATTCTAGAAATCCACCATTAGAAGCTGCACTAATAAAGGTGCCTTTATTTGGTATTGCAGTTTTTATCATTATGTTATCCTCGCTACTCGTTGCTGTTATTTCGCCCTTAGCAAAAATATTTACTCCTCCTGAAGCTGCAGTAGCTGAAGAATTTATAACTATAGCTCCTCCTGGGTTTATTAAAGAGATATCATAAAAATTAGGAGCTACGGGGCTTGATGTAGCCCATTCTAATGAAGGATTTTTTAGGTATCCAGTAGCACCTGCTCCTGCTGTGATATCAAGATCAGCCCTACCAAAACTTAATATCTTAAGTCTATCATTTCTAGTAGCTATTTTTAACTTAGCTCCTTCATAATTAACATTATATATTGCTGATCCACCTGGTGTATAATCATTAATTGAAGCATCAGAAAGTACCAATGTAGTAGCAGTAGCACCGCTAGTTCCAGTTCCTGATATTAATATACCAGAACCAGTAGCTCCACCAACTATATCAATTGGTGTAACTTTTTGAAATAACTCCCCGGCATTTAATCCATATCCTGTATCAACCCATCCAGTAGCAGAGAGTACATAAACTTCTTGATTTGCTGAATCTGGATCTAACCAATAATCTCCTAATGTGGGAAATGTCCATGGATTAGATCCTGTTATATTACTAATAGCTGGAGCGCTATCTTGAACAAACCATTTAGTTCCTGAAGGACCTTGTACCCCTTGAACGCCCTGAGGGCCTTGGGGACCAACTGATCCAGTAGGACCTATGAGTCCTTGTTGTCCTTGTGGACCACCACCAGCACTAAGTATTTGGTCATAGTTATAATTAATCTTATCAACTATTGTTGATTGATTGTCTCCCTGTAAAATGTTTAATATGTTAATCTGCGGCATCTCTATTTATAGTTACAATATATATCAAAAATTCGATCCTCATTAAATTTTTCCTATCTGTATAGAAAATGCTAGAGAATAATTAAATGAAGGATCCTTTGGTATTCTAAATTCGTATTTTAATTCGTTAACTTTAGTGTATCTAATCTCTTGTGAAGGGTAATAGCCATTTATTAATTTTTGGTAATCTGCAAGATCTCCAGTAACAGGAATTAATGTCTGTGTGTCTGCAATTGGAGTTTTTTTCAAATAAGATCCGTTATCTTTAGATTGGAAAATAGGTAATACATTTAATTTTATGTATTCTATAAAATCATCATCTACATCAGACAAACTACCAAATCCAAATTCAGGAATTATAAATTTATTAAAAGATTCTTTACCTCCATTTTCTAAGAAGAATCTTGTTAACATTCTATCAACTAATAGAACACCTCTTAGTTCTGTTGGCGTGTTTTCCCAAAGTATTTCGTAATTAGCATAATTGTTATAATTAAGATCTAATACACCTTTAAGTGAATTAGGATAAACAATCTGTTTTTGTGAATTAATTGTGTCAGGGGTTTGCATTACTTTGCTACCAAAGAAAGATTTTTCTTCTTTCATATTTTTAGTTCCCGGCAAACTCACATATCCAGTAGGACCTGAGTATTGTCTATAAAATCCTGCGTCCCAAGAGCTCTCAAAAAGAGAAATATCTCTCTTATCTACTGGTGTTTCACCTATTAAATTATAAGCGGGATTATATGGAGAATTCTGTCCTATTCTAAATATCCAATTAGTTGCATATTTATAATAGTTAACGTTTTTAACGTTTCCAAAATTATCCTTACCAGGTCCAAAAGAACAATATGAATATTCTATAGAATCTATTACATTTATTTTATGTCCCATATATTTTCCACCCTCTGCAACATAATAAACTTCAGAAGAAAAGTCATAGGGAACTTTAAACATTACATAAGATCCTGAAGTTCCTGGTGTTCCAATTAAGCTATATCCTTGAGTTAAAGCATCAGTGGAATAAGAATTGCCAATATTATTTCGAGAAAAATATATCTGATATCCAGTATTACTAGAATCGCTAAGATTAAAGAAATAAGTGACACCTTTGATTAATGATATTTCCCCTTGTGTGTTCCCGTTTATTTCGTAACATAAATTAGCACCTAAATCATATAGTTCTGTCCCCTCTATTTTATCTGTAACTTTAACAGTAAATGTATAAGCAGAAGGCGTAGTCCATAAAGGTATATCATACTTTACATTCTCAAATTTTAGAATCTCTCTAAAGCTAGGAATATAACCGCCGCCATATCTATATAATTCTGTTTCTCCTTCTAATTCAGTTATATTATATCCCACATTAAATAAAGAAAGCTCTTGAGGTTTATCTTCTATTTCTTCTGGAAATAGAATAGAATTTTGAACAAATGTAGAAGGTTTAATGAATTCTAAAACAAACTGATTATCTAAAATATCCGTGGTATTAGTCGTTTCATTCCACACATAAGTCTTATATTCTATATATGGATATTCAGTATTAACCCAAAGTGATAAATTAGCAAATGATATTTTTTCTAAGATATTACCCCAGTATGATTTGCCTCCTTCTCTTTGATAAATTGGTATATTCGAAATAGCAGTGTAATTAGCGGTTGATGGTATATCTAAAGGACCTGCTAAACCAATTTCACTGAAATCAAATCCATAATTAGCATCAATAGCTGTGAATTTAACAGAATCTTCTGAAACTCCAGTAGGGAAAGGTAAAGTATAACCACCTCCTACTCCCGAATTTCCTACTATTCCGTAGAAAGATCCTGGGCTAGTTGAATTTGGACCAGCTACAGAAGGTACCACACTAGGTAAATATGTAAAATTAATTTCATCTCTTAGATCTGATTCATAATTAGGATTTGGTACCACATATATAGTTCCAGAATCTCCTGTTGTAGAACTATTAACTATAGAGAAAAATCCTTGTGAATTGGGATTGGTTGAGACATTCAAAGCAGAAGAAAGTTTAACATCTCCTATTTTTGGTAATTCAATATCATTATTAGGTAACCAACTAGGTGGTGAACTTACTGGATAATATTGACTATCTAATTTATCTTTTAGAGAATAAAGTAAGAAATAGTCAAGATTCAAATATTGAAGTTCCGGGCTAATATTTTCAAAATCTAATGCTCTAGCATCTTCAATAAGAACCTCAACAACAAAAGTGATATTTTTAAAAGTTCTATTTTCAATAATTTTAACTTTTACCGGTGTCTGTATCTCGTCACTTATATTTTTTATAGGAACTATTACACAAGAGAATTTGTAATCATCATAAAATGTATCATCATCTACATATTTTATAGATTCACCCTGTGCATAATCAGTAAATGTTCTCTTGATCCTTACCTTAGCTCCTCTATATAATGTTTCAGAAAATCCATTTCCTGAATTGAAATTGAACAGTGAGAATCTTTCCGTTAAATCTATTTTATCAATTGTTGAACTTGTAGGGTAATAAGGATTAAGATCCTCACCTTCAATTGAGAAATAATCTAAGAAATAATCTCTTAAAGCAGGATTGGTATCAGTCAATAAAGTCTCATCTATTTCTTCTGCTAAATAATTTTTATCAATATGAAGATTTGATTCTGGTATAGAATAAGGGGGTTTCTGTAGATGATACCATTCGTGGGTAAAGTATTGTGGATCTTGCGATCTTTTAAAAAAGCTTGGTGAGAAATTTAGAGGACTAAAAGCAATATTTGAATTTAGTCTGTATCCATTTCCTCTAATATCTGTTCCTCCGTTATAAACCCATTTTGTTATATAAGGACTTACCCTACTTTTTAAAGCAAATTCAGGATTATAATTATCTTGAGTGTAATCATATTCAGAGTCTAATTTACCAAAATTTAATACATCATATTTAGTATCAATACCATTAGTATTATTAATAAATTGTAGAGATTGTATCCCATAAAATCCAGGGAAAGCATCTAAATCGGGATAGAAAGTATAATCAAAATTACTTCCTGTTATTCCCGATGTTATAAGACCTCTTGATGATAATGTGGGAAAAACATTAGACTCTGCTCCTGTAGAAGAAGTAACTAAAGTATATTCTTCATCTCCTGCAATACCTTCAAAGAAATCAGGACCATTTATAGATGAAGCCCCGTATGTTATTTCTGCTCCATTAGATACAAAATATGTTTTACCTGGAATTATTTTAGTAACTCCAGAAGGCTGAACATCTAAGTATTTATAATATTCCTCAGTGGGTGTATAGCCATATTGACTTGACCAAAAATCCATATCAATCTCTCTTAGACCGTAGAATGAGAATACTCCTAAAGGTATATCGTATGTATTAAATGCAGAGATATCTCCAGATGAGCCAATGGCTACAGTTTCTGTGAAATTCTTAATCTCTAAAGTTGCATGAGTTTCAAAGTCTTTAATTCCTATAATCTCACCCTTTTCATCTTTAGAATATTGATCAATGAACCTATACTTACCTATAACTACAGATGAAGACTTATTAGAATATGTTGATAATCCGCTAAAAGAATCGGTTGATGTATTTTTTACTGTGTCAATAAAAGTTTTACCAACTTCTATTTTATTTGCATCTTCTATTTTAACTTTTATTCTAGTATTAGAATAATTAGATCCTCCAACAAAAGATTGCTTTTGGTTTATATCACAGGCATCTTTCTCGTTTATAAAAACGATACCTCTTTGTGAATCTGGCATTCTTTGATTAGTTGACAGATTTAAAAAGAAGTCAAGATAATATTTATTATTTTCCTGTGTACCTGTTGCTTTAGTTCTTATTACTAATTCATCACCAGATTCAAATGCTTCAAATGAATTATAATTAAAACTGTTTAATAATCCGGATAATGCTTTTGCTATATCTTCTTTTGTTCCTCCTGCATGATAATAGTATGTGCTATCCTGAGAATAAAAACTTCCAGGACCCCATTCATCTACAATCGAAGACATATCAGAAGCTCTAAGTATATCATATTTAGAACCAGGAACTCCATAAGCTCCTAATGGATTATAAAATAAGAAACAATTTTCATTGTTGTTTGTTAACGTTCCGCCAATTCTTATTACTGAATATCCTCTTCCTTTTTCCCCCGTGCTTACTGCTTTATATTGTTTCTTTGTTGAATCATCTTTACCAGTAAGTAAACTAAGATCTAAAGAAACATCTTGTATAACTAATTCATTCTCTGTTGGACCTAATCCATAAGTTGTATAAGAAGAAGCCGGAGAAGTTATTCCATAATCTATTTCTCTCTTTAATGAATGAAAATTTCCATTCTTATCTTTTATCCAAAATAATTTGGTTTGCTCTAAAATGTTTACATCATCAGAATTTGGAAGAACACCAGTGATATAATTGGGATCTATATAAATTCTAACACCATTGTCGTTGTATTGGAAATAACTATTTTCTTGGTTATAATATCCCTTATCGTTTCTATCTGGTATTGGTGTATTTCCTGAAGATCCAAGACTTTTAAATAGTGAATCCCCATCAAGTTTAAATTTAGCTAACTCTGGAGCATTAACATAAAGTCCAAAATATCTATTTATGGTGTAATTTTCTGAGTCTGTATCATTAAATAGGAATTCCATATTTAGTAGTTTATAACTAAGAATTCCATTATTTCTAAATCCGTTAGTTATAAAATCTTCAAATCCTATTTGTGTTTCTGCATTTTCATAATAGTCGAAAAGATAATCGCCTTTCTTATCAAATATACCAACGTTATAATTAACCCCATTAAATGTAGTTAATTGATTATCTTCAAATCTTGCGTCTATTAAATTCTCCGTATATCCTGGAGTTGTTTTTATTTTTCTTAAATATTTACCAATATCAGAATCTTCAGTGAGATCGAACGTAGACACTATTGTAGCCTTAGGTAAGATCTTATCATAGAAATGGTTTTCTGTGTCCTCTACGGAGCTTATATTATAAGAAGAATCTAATAATATCACTGTTCCGCTTCCTTGTGTAACATTAAATAATGTAGATGCAGCAGTAAAAACATTTCCGTCCGTATATGTAACAGTATTACTTGATATTTTATAAGGTAAGTAACCAGGAGCAGTAGCATCTACTGTTGTGTCCTGTAATACTTTATATAATTTTCCCACTACTAAAGATGTAACCGGTATCTTATAAGAATAATCTATAGGATCATTCACTTTGAATATAACAAAATGATCAGGAATATCCTCACCTAGCCATAAAGGTGCAAGATAAGTGAAATCTTCCGAATATCTATCAGAAGCTAAAGGTGATACACCTGAGCTATAAAAGAAATTATATGTGCTAGATAGGTCATTCGTTTGGTTTTGTACAGGTTCTTCTTCTCCAATAAGTCCAAAAACAAATTGCGGTGGAGTCTTCCCCTCGTCAAAAAATCTATATAAATCCTTATCAAATGATGAATCCGGTGATATACTAAATCCTTTATAAGCACTATTAGACATTTCCGAATTAGAATCTATCGAATTAAGCCAGATCCCTTTACTAGAATCCACTGTTATTTTAACATTACCAGATATTCTAGGATTTGCTCTAAGTACCCCAAAAGATGAGGTCTGTTTTATTATTTTTCTAGCCACTTATTAAATAGTTTGATTACTTTGTGAATAAGCTGGAGAAACTAACGAAGTTTTAGTATAGCTTCCGGTTACAAGAACGTCAAGAGAAAATAAATCCTCGTTTCTTACTTGTATATCTATTCCTATTTTTTTACTGTATGTGATATTTTTAAGGTTACCAGCATTTCTCCATCCTCCAATAAATCCTAATTTATCTTGAGCTCTCATTTGAAAAATTAAAGGAACTGTTATTGCGTTTTCTTGTCCAAACTCTAATGTCTTTTTAGCTAACTGTGTTGATCCTTCTATTTGTATTGCAGTGTGTGAGGTTGGTGCTATAAATAAATAAGATCCACAAGAGTACTTACCACATAAGAACTCATCAGAATCTATAAATCCTAATTTATTAGGATAAGCATTATCGTCAATACCAAATGCTGATGCCGAATTAGCTGGATAGTATTTTAATTGTTGAGTAGAAAGTGTTTGTAAACTTGTCGATAAGGAAGATGTTATATTAGTGTCAGTCTCAAATCCTAAAGCATGTCTGAATGCAGGATAAGCCATAGTTCCAGATCCAGTTACTAATGGTCTTTCTAAATTAGAAAAAGAATTGGAAGATCCATCATTTATATCAGGATGCGATATATGTACACAAAATTCATTTAGACTACCATTTCCATCAGGTAAAGCTGAAGTATAAGTTCCGCTCCAAATATTAGCATTAGCACCAGCTCCTCCAGGAGCTCCTGGTTGCTCAAAAGGCATAAGTATACCATCATTATTTATAGGTAATTGTGATGTGCCATCAGCAGTACCTTGAGTACTACTCCATATTAAACCCGTAGGTGGAATAAAATAAAGATTCTCGCCTAATCCCACACTCTTATACCTAGTGTAAACAAATTGTGAATAGGCATTACCACTTTGATATCCTGATGCTTGTATAAATGCTCCTGGTGTAGTAACATCAACATTAGCAGAGTTAATACCCGATAATTGAATTGGCGTTTCTCCGTATTTTCTGTTATTGTTATAATCGTTCTGTCCGCTTATTGTGATAGGTGCTTTAACACCTTGTCCTCCTGGTATTAAAGAAGAAAGCTCTAAAGGTGTAGCAGCTTCGTTTCTTAATTCTAGGTAATAAATCACAGTTGCTATTTTACCTTTATTACCTGGATTTGAAAGATCTATTAATTGATCATAATATCCAGCAAATAAATTAACTGTACTACCAGGATTAATCTTATTAGAGGTACCACCGCTTCTTATATAAACACCTAAAGTGCCTTTTGCTTTAGCTACTAATGCTCTTAATGATTGTAATTCATTGTCAATTTGAGTTAACTTCTGAAATAAATCTAATGCTTTTCCTGCTCCATCAAAGAATCCTGATGCAATAGCAGATGAATTATGAGCATAAAATTTATCACCAGATGTAAACTGTGTAGATAAATGTTGGTCTAATCCTTTAGCTTGTAAATCCTCCTGTACTTTAACTACAGCCTGATCCATACTATTTTGTGCTATAAAAGCACCGTTGTCTATTGACACAACCAAATTAGCAGGGAATTCCACTATAGCAGAAGTTGACCAATCAGAAGTCAAAGGATTAGTGGGCCAACCAGCTTCAGATATAGATTGAACTTGTATTTCAACCTTTTCTCCTTTGGTTATAGCAATATCTAATTGATTTATATTTACCGTATTAGCATCACTAACATCTTCAATTTGCCAAACATATGTTCCAGTATTAGAATCATATACTTTCTTTCTTAAATCGCTTGTAAACTGTGTCCAATTTGTAAATTGTCCAGTCTTTTGTACCCCATTATTGTCTACATAATCAATCTGAGTTGTACCATTAGAATTTCCTGTTAATGAAAGGTATCTGTATCTCACATTAAATTGAACAATATTCTGTTCTCCCGTTTTAGAATCAATAATTGGCTCAGGTATAGGCCAAAATCCTCTGACTCTATATTTAGGAGCCTCCGTTAATTCAGGTGCTGCAATAGTTAGATTATTAACTTCGGTAATTGTAGTAGCTAATAAATCTGTTCTGATTTGTTTATCTTTGCCTAATGAAGTGATCTTATCGTTTAATTTCTTGTATTCAGCAGTAGGTGTTTTCCCTTTAGAAGTTGTAGTTAGCTCAGAAAGCTGTTTTCTTGTCTGTGATATTGCTCTATCTATTGATCCTATTTCATTTTTTAAAGAGGTTTTAATTTTAATTTTATCTTTAAAATCTACATTTTCTTTAGAATCTGTTATCTGTGAATTCACTTTAACTACCTTAAAGTTTCCAGGGGAAACTATAGGAGCAGAAGGTGTTTGTCCGTAAACTGCAGGAATAACATTCTCCTTAGCAGAAGAAATAAATATCTTACTAAAATCCGAAACTTGTGAAGAATAGAATTCAGATAATGTCTTAACCCCATCAGATGTGTTTATTTGTAATTCATTAGATAAGAAACAAACACCAGGACTATATTTACTAGATGCAACATTAAAATCACCGTCGATAGATTTAATAAAAATAGCTTGTCTTTCATCAAATCCCACATTAACATCTACCATTCTATCCGATAAAACATTAGAATAAATAGTAAGAGAATTATCCCCTATTTTTATTGCTTCAAATCCAAATAATCTTTTTAAAGATACTGTTTGATTAGTGGTATCAATTGATGTTATTTCATATTTAGTTCCTCCAGATGTCATTAAAGTGTCACCTTTTGTTAGGGTTCTAGAATCTGTTGATGTTGCTAAAGTATCTGTATATCTTAATGTGGTTAACTTATATTTTCTAACAGTATTAGTTGATGTGATACCATTTTCTGTTACCTGAGTTTCTTCGTCATAAATTCTAAGTACTCCAAAAGATCCAATATATCTTATTGTTCTTAATTCTAATTCATTTATTTGCTCATCAGTAAAATATTGAATTCCCTGGCTTTTTAATGAATCAATAAAATCAGAATCAGTAATATCATTTCTTCCTTTTAAATTAGCATCGAAATATGCTTTTTGCACATCAGTTTGAGTGTTAGCTATAATTCTTTTTACGTAAACATTTTCAGAATTTACTGGGATCTGATTCTCTACATCAATAGAAACATAAAGAAGAGGATTTAAAAATGATTCAAAAAACCAATTATTTCTAGCTTGAAATGTACCAGGTACTTGAAGACTTCCTGGTGATAAAGGATCCTTTAATATATTAGCCTGATATATTTTAGAAACAGTGCCATCAGATTTTCTAATATTTGCTGTAGTGTCTTCTAACCCAGAAAGTGCTAATACATTTTTATCAATTCTATTAATCTCAGATTTTAAAAATCCATAAGAAGGTATTTGAATATTCTCTGAAGTGTTATCGTCCATCAAAAATTCAATTTGAACAGAATCTTTAGATGATGTCGCAACATCATTCAATTTATTTATGATTTCTAAAGAATTCTTTTGAAGCCTTAAAAATTGAGCTATTAAAGAAGAGAATGAATTTTTTGTGTTTGACATTTTATCTTATTTTATTTGGTCTACTTCAAATATTAGATTTTTATCATCTACACAAACAATATCAAAGATAGGTTTGTAAGAAGCATTTTGAAATTGAATATTTATAAATCCTGCAACTACACTAGAATAAGGTACTCCTGAAGGAGTTCCTTTGGGATATTCCCCTAAAGAATCAGTTAAAATAACCAAAGAATAAATACCCAAATCTATATCATCACCTATTACTAATCTTAGAACTTGTCCCTTTTGCCATTTGTTTGTGGTATCATCTATCTTAATAACAATATCATTATTTGCTGTTATAGATAATCCATTATTTTTATGCTTAAGGTAATTAGTGTAAAGTTGAAGTGATACTGTGTTACCAGCAACAGGATTAACAGTAAATAAAGAATTAGTTCCTATATTATAATCTTGCTGTGTAACATCAACTTTTAATATATTAGGAGTTGATCTATCGACAAAAGTACCATCACCATCTTTTAGAAGGTCAAGGTTATAAGTCATGTTTATAGATGTCTGATTCTGTAATATATTTTGTATAGTATCGCTATTTCTTTCAATTAAACTTAAGATATCTTGAGTGTTATCAAAAAGAGCTTGATTTGCTTGTAATGATTTTTCAACTGTATCTAATCTTAATTTTATATCTGTGCTATCGTCTGTATTAATAATAAGATCTGTCAATGCAGTAATTTGATCCTGCATTCCCATTATCTCTAATGTTCTATCATTAAGATTCTTAGCTGCATCCTGTAAAACAGTAGCTGCATCCATAAAGATAGAAAGCGAGAATGAAGAATAATCGTTTATTGCTTGCTCTACTCCTGTGCTTTCCACATCAGTATCAAACTTAAGATTTATTTTGAATCCGTAAGAATTACCATTTAATTTAGTAATAGGATCCGGCTTAAATTTCTTGAAATTGGGGAATTTAGCTGCATTAATAGAAACAGGCTCAGGATCATTTAAGAATAAAATACCATAAAGATTTGTTTCTGAATCTGTTGGGTTATTAGGATCGTAAACATCATAATAAACAAGAACTGCATTAAATTCAAAAGAAGTTGTAGTGGGAGTTCCGTTCCATTCTTCTATTGTAGAAATCCCTACATAATTTTGAATGGCTTTATAAGACGATGGTTCAAAATCAATTTGTACTCCATCTAGGTTACTTCTTTTATAATTTACACTATATCCAGCAGGTGCAGTAGATACATATTTTTCCAATGTATAATTGCTATTGTCAAAGAAACTAGGATCAGTAAAATAAGAATTAGCCTCATCTCTAGGTGAATACCAATTACTTAAAAATGTACCAGTTGCAGATATTCCAGTGACACCAGGTTCTCCTAAAACGTCTTGATCGAATATAGCCAATTTAGGTAATCCGTTAGGGCCATATAAACCTGAAGCCGAATCTCTTCCTTGAAGATATTCAGTGTCTAAAGGATCTGGAGGTAAATGTGTAAATGTTCTATCGGGATAATAATTCTCATCAGCAACAGTTTTAAATAGAACATATGGTGTTCCTCCGTCTCCTGTTGGCACATGAATATAAACCTCCGAATAAGCATTATCCGTATTTTGTACAGAGTTTACCACATCAATATCGCCAATATATTGTACTATTCTTTCATATCTAGGAGTTGGTGTACCATTGCCAGTTAATAATGTGTCTTCTTCTACCCATCTTTTATCTGAGTAAGGAAACCCATTAACCGTTGTGGTTGTAGTCTGGTTTAAAGAAGCTACTACCTCATTTGTATTTGCTGATCTGTATCTAATACCCCCTAATTCTTTTATCCATTTCCAAAAAATTCTTTCAGAAACGTTTCTTTTTAATTCTGCATTGTAATTAGGATCCGAGATAACAGTAGATTCTAAATTTAAACAATAATTCTGAAATGAAATTTCAGGAGAAGGACTAAGATTATTAGGGTTTGTTAACACGAAATTACCAGAAGCTGCATCAAGAAAAGTTGTATCAATGGCATTAAATTGCAAAGTGTTTTCTTTATATGTCGGAGATCCCATTTCAGGAATCTTCAAAAGAGCATACTTAGAAAAACTAAATTTCTTTAATGAATTATTAAATGTTAATGTGAGATCTTCTGCAGCAGAAGAGAAGGTATAAAATGTACCCCCCTGAACTGCTATCGGTCTTATATAAGGTGTTTTTGCCATTGATTATTTTTCTTAATTAGAATGTAAATCCAGATGTAGAGTTAACAACCACCCAAGATCCTTTTTGTGAAGCTCCTGATTGACCTATTCTTGGCTCCCACATAATAGTTAATGATGTTTTATAAGGATTTCCCGATGTTTGTATAAAAGGATCCGTGTAATCACCTTCACTTCCACCAGTTGAAAATCCAGTATAATAAGGAGAAGTACCCCCAGTAACTCCAGTAGCAATTTTTCCTGCGGAAGTTGCTGTGTCGACTAATGTTACAGTATAACCTGCAGGAATATCAGAAGCAGTTGCTCCAGCGCCTGTTGTAGCGTAAAAGAAAAATCCTGTAGTAAATCCAGCATCAGCTGGCGCACTCGAAACATAATTTGATTGTATATAAATAACATTTTCCGTTAAAGTTAATTGGTAAGGGGTTGAGTAAGTTCCAGTAACACCTGCTCCTGGTGTATTAGGAAAAGCAGTAGAAGAACCCACAGTGGCTTTTCTGTTAGTGTTAACAAAATTACCGGATGCTCCGATGCTCATTCTTCCTTCCACATTTAGCACACTATTAAATGTTGCAGTAGCTCCAAATGTAGCTGTTCCCGAAGCAGATAAAGTGTTTGATTGTAGAACATTAGAGAATATACCGGTAGCTCCTACAACTGTGCTAGAAGCTATAATGTAACCTCCACTAGCACCCGTTCCATACAATTGTATAGTAGGTGAGCCAGAAGCAGGCATAACTAAACTGTTAGCCAGTAATGATTTTGCTTTAATTTGTCCATTTGTTGCGCTAGATACGTCAAGTGATCCAGTCAACACGTTTATATTAAATGTGTTTTCTAAATCGTTATAAGCATTCTCAAGCAACAAAAAGTTAGCATTGATAGTTAATCTAGAACCTGAAATTGAATCGGTTCCAAGAATTTCAGTAATTGTGATTGCCATTTGATTTTCCTTTTTTTGATATATATCCTGTATTACTTACAATAGAAAAAGACAGGACAATCATTAAAGAAAGAAACATAGAATATGTTTCTTAAAAAAAATAAAAAATCTATGACTACAGGAAGCAATTGGACTCAAAAAAGGAAACCTAAAAATCCTATTAAATTTAAAATTAATCTAAACGAAGAGCAAAAAGAAGCTAAAGCTATTATACTTGAGAATCCAGTTAGTGTTCTTAAGGGAGCAGCAGGATCAGGTAAAACACTTCTAGCAGTGCAAATAGCTTTAGATATGCTATTTAATAGGGAGATTGAAAAGCTAGTTATTACTAGACCCACAGTAGCAAAAGAAGATATAGGATTTCTTCCGGGAGATTTAAAAGAAAAAATGGATCCTTGGTTAGCTCCTATCTACGCCAATTTAGAAATGGTCTACGACAAGACAAAAATTGAAAAATTACTTAGTGAAGGAATTATTGAAATCCTACCATTTCCTTTTATGAGAGGTAGAACTCTAGTTAATGCTTGTGTAATAGTAGATGAAGCACAAAACGTAACAATGAGTCAAATGGAAATGGTACTAGGAAGACTTGGTATTGGCTCTAAAATGATAATATGTGGAGACACATCACAAATAGATTTAAAAAATAAAAAAGACTCAGGGCTTGACTTTATGAATACCCTTGCTGCAAGAGTTGAAGGAGTTAATGTAATAACTCTCAAGAAAAACCATAGACACCCTATTGTTCCTGCAATGCTAGAGGTTTATAGGGAATACACTTTATAATTATTTTAGATGAGAAGAATAAAAAGTTTTAATGATTTTATTAATAGTAATGTTAGCGAAGGAATTTTTGGTAATCAGTTTAGAGAATTAAGACATATTAAAGAGGGGTTCTTTGACAAGTTCTTGAGAAACGTTACTGGTAAGACCAAAGATAGAATAGAATCAGTTACAAGACAAATTGAATTATTCAAAGACTCCATCACACCTCCAAAAATAACAGATCTTCCATACACCTTAGAAGAAAGTGATGATGAATTAGTAAAAGAAGTCATAGATAACTTTACTAAAATTATAGAGACTGGTGAATGGAAAAAAGAATTGGCAGATTCACTTGAGTATATTAAAAAGAGTAAATCACAATCAAGAGGTGATCTTATTCAAATGTTAATGGATTACATAAAAGGAAATCCTGACTTTTCCAAAGTAGAAGATATCACAGATAGTGAGTTTAATGCTTATATGAAATTTGATGAAAGTGATATAAGAGATATTAAATCTAGAATTGAATCATCAAAAGGTAATATAGCCAAAAGTACATTATTAAAAGCACTATCTAAAGTAGTAAACAAAGAAGAGTTTCAAAAAGCCACATTCAAAGAAGAAGATAAAGAAATTAAAGAACCAGATACTAATTTATTAAAGTATTATGATGATATTTTTTCATATATGAAAATTGGTAGAGATAGTAAACCGGTGACGGAGTTTAATATAGATGAAAGGGGTTCAGTTGGTCCTTCATCTAATAATATAGCTAAGTTAATGAAATCATTTATAGCTTTCCAAGGTAAGCCTTATAAGCCAAATGACTATGGGAAAGAAAACCCAAAATCATTTGAAGATACTCTTGGTAAAGATTACATCCAAAAAATAGACTTTAGTAAAAGAATATCAGAGTTAGAAAATCTTAAATTACTTAAATCAGAATTAGAAAGGGTAGTTAGTTGGTCTAATCAGATTAATTCAGAAAGACAAAGTTCTCAAAAATTTATAGATAAACTAAATACTCTTAAAGATATATTTAAGTATTATTATAGTGAATCAGAACTTTCAAAGATAAGATCAAAAGGTGAAGAACTACAAACAAGTATGAATGAAAGTCTTCTTAATCTAATTAACTATATTCTTAATATCTATGGAGATATGACTATTAAAGAATTCTTTGACTTCTATAACTCTAATGTCGATAAATATTATTCTGAAAGATTTACTACATCAGAAGATTATGTTGGAGGCTCTGAAGTATATAAACTTGAAGAAGGATGTGGTAAAGTATATCATGGTGGTAAAATATCACCTACTGACTTAGACTTTCTTTTCAGAGAACAAGGTGGTATGTATGCTGCTAAATTAATGACCGGGGCAAACAACTGGCCCACTATTCTTGGTACAAGAGAAGGCGGATTAATATCTATAAGAATAACAAAAAGAGTATATGAACTATCAATTAAACCAGGAGTAAAAATGGTTGATGATAATCCAGGTGGATCTGATAGTGGAAGTCAAGGTGGTTTAAAAGATGAGAATAGATTATACACACCTTATGGTATAAAAGGTATGGCTAATAAATGGTATATGAATACTCCTGATGGGGAAGTTCCTGTCAATTTACCAATGGTTTCGAGGGAAGTTGCTTTAACAAAAGAAGAATATATTGAAAGTGCTTTACGAAGTGAAGTAGTTGTATTTGATAGATCTGTGTGTGATATTAGAATAGTTCCTTTTAAAGAGTTAATATCAGAATATGAAAGATTAGGCAATATTAATAAAACTTACGAAGAATTAAAGAATTATTATTCAAGGATGAGAAATATGGTTTGGGAATTAGAATCATCAAGTCCGGGTATCTTATCAAAATTGGAATCATTTACTGAATTAACTGATTTAGATGAGATAAAAAAATCTATAATGAATTCAAAATTTAGTAGAAAAGATTCAGGAAAATCATTAGCAGAAGCTCCAGATGATCAAAAAGTAGATGATTTGGTGGAAAAGTGCGGTTCTATTTCTGCGAGAAATTCGGATATAATAAAGTTTCCAACACTATTAGATTATATTATTTTCCTGTATTCAAGAAATTACTAGAGAATAAATCTATTACATAGTATAAATAACTATTTTTAAAATAATGATACACATAAAAAAATATAAAAAATTCCAACCAAATTCCGATTGGAAAGAAGTTTATAATAAACTGGAAAGAAATTTTAATTTTTCTGATTTTAAACAGGCTTTAAAATTTATAAATGATATTTCAATAATATGCGAAGCGGAAAACCATCATCCGGAAATTAATTGGGTTTATAATAAAATATCTCTCAAGTTATCAACCCATGATGCGGGAGATATAATAACAGAAAAAGATATAAAATTGGCTAAATTAATAGATGAATGTTATTGAAATAATTATTAAATTTCAAATTTAGACAAAGGCGGAAACCCCATTTCTTTTCTATCATAATATATTGATCTCAGAAGATAATCTTCAGTATTAACTATCTCGGGAATTAAATCTCCAGCAGCTGGTTCCTTATGATCTATAACTCTAATCTTACCTTTATGTTCAGTTTGATAAAGATTACCATTAGCATCCTGTAACTCACAAGAGATTGTATAGAATCCTGGATTTACAAATGTCCATATAAAATATGGTGTCTTTCTAATCTTAGCTATCACTTCTCCCGTTTCAGTATCAGTTAAAGTCCATATATGATCTTTCTTACCAGGTACTAAAGAATCAATAGGATTTATAAATATAGTGGTAGCTAAAGGTATTTCAAATTCGTCTTGGAAGAATTTTTCTTCTTTCCAAGACCATGAATGAGATCCTAGCCAAGATTGAACCGCTCCTATTTTATATCCAGGATTAAATCTTTGCTTTGGTATTTTACCTAAGAAAGCATCAAGACTACCTCCGGGAGGTGACATAACAACATAAGGTGAAAATTCCGCTTCGCCTTCAAAGTAACCGGTTATATAAATATTCTCCTCTGCATCAAGTACAAGATCTGCACCTGAATCATTATTAATTCCACCAGCAGTAACTATATCTACTAAAGTTCCGTCTTTATTAAATTTAGTTAAGTATATGTCTGTACCACCTCTTGAATCAATCTCCTCTGGAGAAAAATAAGAACCAGATGTATAAGATCCTGTTATATAAACATTCTCTTCCGAATCACTTTCTATATCATGAGAAGTGTCTCCTGATGCTCCTCCGCACATTTTAAGCCATATCAGCTTACCAGTGGAAAGAATTTTAACAACAAATATATCATCATATCCAGGGAATGATGTGATTTTGCTATTCTGTATTGACATAGTTCCTTGGAAAGATCCTGTAATTAATATATGACCTTTAGGATCTAAACAAATTGAAGGTGATACAAAAGATGTTGAAGCATCATAAGCAAATGATTCTGCCCATATACAAGCACCATCTCCCGAGTAAAATTTACCTACAAACATATCAGGTATACCAACTCCAGTTAAAGAAATAGCTCCTAGATCTATATCATTTTGGAATAATCCAGTAATATAAATATCAGACTCATTCATAATAGTTAACTCATAAGCTCTTGAATATGTAGTTGAGTCTAACTCTTTTGCCCATACAAAATTTAGGGTTGAATCCATTTTAGCAATAAATCCTACATCCTGTGACGACGTCAAAGTGTGAATGCCTAGATTTAATGTGCCCTGGAATCCTCCGCAAATATAAATATTCTCATACTTATCGACTTTAATATCTCCTAAGAATTGATCTGGAGATATTGGTATATTAACAGTGTTTAAAAGAAGACCTGAACTATTATACTTATCGATTTCTATAAATCCAGTAAGATTATTATCACTAGCAACATAGACATTAGAATTCGCATCCGTTATAACTGATCTAGCATATATTGGTCCCTGTGGTGAAGTTGTTGAGATTGATCTTGCCCATTGTAAAACACCACCTTTGTTATATTTACTAATATAAACACCAGAATCTGCACTAGTTAAATAAACGTCCTGTGTACCTATGTTATTAACCTCTCCCATGAATATTGTTCCTTGAAAGTCTCCTATTGCAATCACATCGCCTTCTTTATCAACGGTGACTTTAACACCTTGATCTGGTTGGCTATTCCCCAATGTGATTATCCATTCAAAATTCTCAAAAAGATTTCTAGACTTCTTCTGTGCTATTCTTTCTATTTGTGAATTTCTCCAGTAACTTTCTTTGGTTGCTTTTCCCTCTATAATATCTCGTAGCGGAGCGTATAAGAAGACATCGTTAAGGTTTAAAGATGGAAACTGGTCTTTCAGTTTATGTATGTTATAACGCTGCCAAATAGGCTTATACCAAGAGTATTTATCTACGTTAGGCATGACAGGTCTAGTGTAATCAGAGTTTAGTGTGAGATTGTCTCCTCCGTTACCTATAATAAAGTTAAATCCTAATTGAGAGAATCCAATGCCTCCATTATAAATGTATTGAACCGCAGGTAAAGGTGTAGAAGTATCATGATAAACGAAATCCCATCCTTGTGTGCCCGGAAATTTTGAAGTGGCATGTATATGTGGTATCACATAATCAATCTTAGCAAGTTCTCCAAGATCTGTAACAAGTAGTAAATTTTTAGGGTAAGTGGTTTCACCATTTTTAATAGTTTTCCAAGGAGCAGAAAGAAGAGTTTTTCCATGAAATATATTGCAAGGATTTATTAATGTTGTTCCGTCATTTCTATATAGTACTTTAGTGAAAAAGTATCCGTCAAAGAAATATAATTCTGTGTCTCCAGGAGAAGTTGAAGGATCTATAGTAAACCATATATTAGCATTTCCAGTTTCCACTATATTACCGAATGTACCTAAAGATAGTTCAGGATTAGTAGCATTATTCCATACTGCCCATCTTATATTATCCCAATAAACTAATCCATCTGCTGTGCCTAACCATTTATGATTCAATGAATCAAGCTCTATAGAATAAATTGAATTGGAAGGAATACCAGAATTTGTTGTGTCGTAATTTTTAAAATCTACACCATTAAATTTAGAAAGACCTGTATCAGTAGCAATCCAAAGATACCATTTATTTATTCCGTAATATTCCAATCTAATATCTCTTATATTATCAGAAGGAATATTAGAATTTAATACCGTATAAAGATTCCATGATTTAGCATATGAATCGTAGAATAAAAGTCCATCATAGGAAGGTGAAGCATTACAAACAAATGCAGCAAATATATCTCCCGACTGCGGATTTATTTCAATTGCATGTATACTCGAAGCTATTACTGGAGAAACTGGATTACCACCATTATCAACAAAATCACTAACAGAATATGCAATGCTATTTGTGGGATCCTTATCATCTATTTTAACAAGCGGATTAAGGCTATTTTCTAAACCAATCCATTTAACATCGTTTCTGTCTATTTTTATACAATTAGTAGATAGGCCAATCCCTGGTAAAACACTGTTAGCAGAATTATATGTAACATAATTAGCACCATCAAATTTTACTACGTCTTCTCCTGTTATCCATATATCCCCATCACCATCCCAAGCAATTCCTGTAGGTAAAAATGCTACAGGTGAGTATTCAGGGATTTTATAAAATGTAGATCTAATATTTTGAGGTCCAGGATTAGTACTTAAATCTGGAGATATAGGATCGCCATTAGGGTAAAACCTATTTGGTAATTCAGAAAATCCTCTAACTATATAATCAAATCTTTTTATATTATCATCGATTGAATCATTAAGTTGATCTGCAGCTTCGGAAAGATCTAAATAACTATTAATAGGTGAATCTGTTTCTCCAAATACAATACCCGTAGAATCATCAGTAACTTTCACTCTGTCACCATACTGTAAAGAGTATAAATCAAATCCACCTAACCAATCATTATGGTAATCATACATATCCCAAGTGTGAGCATATGCTTTTTGGAATTCAAAATCTTCAAATGTATCCCATGATAATCTTTTAGTACCCCAATATTTAATTATGGAATTTGGAATTGTATTAAAATCATATGAAAGATATTCTTCTCTCTGGTTTAATCCTCCAGAGAAAGAAGTCACTGTTGGTGTTGCTATTATTGACCCCGTTGTTTGTAAAATTAAAGATTTGCCATTAAATATATCGCCCGAATCATTAGGAGCCTGTATAGTGAAAGTCTTATAACCAGAAATATTAGAATCTATTAAATTTATCACCTTACATTTTGGAGTTACCAATGAAAGGTTTATTGATGAATATATTAAACTACAAGTGGAGTTTAAATCCCCCATGAAATTACAATCTGCAATAACTATTGAATCAACTATCACTTTTATACTACCAGCGCCATAAGAATAACCACCAGTAATAGAGGTAGTTATTATTTGTGGGATTTCGTATGTGTTTGTCCCTGTTACTATTATAGGAAATTGTCCATAAGGAGCTCCAACAGAATCGTAAATCCATACAGTATCTCCTGTTGTATATCCATGAGGAGTTGTAGTAGTAACTACAGCTAAACTGTATCCCGAATTATAAGGACTAACTATATTTGTTATATTGATTTTAATTATCGAAATATCAAAAGTTGATGTGGCTTTTACTTCCGGTAATTTAGTTAATATTTCACATGTTTGTCCCTCACTAAAATTATTAGAATACTCAGGATATTTTTGTATAAAATCTGAAATATCTAATATCTTATTCGTATTCTCTACAGGGAATATCCATTGTGAAGGATAACTTTCCCATTTCAAAGGAACATTATTCCAATCATAAACTTCCGATTCTCTAAATCTTGTAAGTGTATTAAGTTCTATTTGTCTCTTATTGACTTTTATTACACTTCTTTTTATTCCTAAAGAAATTGAATTTAAAGTGTCCCAAACCCTACATTTAACATTGTAATTACCATCATAAGGTAAGAAATGTACTAGTGTTTCTAATTCTGGTAATTTTCCTCTAATTTGAAAGTAATAAGGCCTACTATCTTCTTTGTATATTGTCCATTCTATTTCATAGAAATCTAAATAAGGTAATCTATCCCAAGAATAGAATCCCCCAGATTGTACAAAATTCTCATAGTATTCAAAAGTGTATGCACTAAATCCTATATTTGTAGGAGTGACATTCCAATTAGCATAAGTTCCTGTGCCTCTAGTATAAACTACCTGTACAAATAGATTACCAGTAACTGTATTATAATCTCCAGCACTAACATATCCTAAGTATAAATTTCCAGGAGAATCTATAGATTCAATTCTCACAAATAATGTCTCAGGTAATGTGGTATCAAACCAATCTTTACCTGTACCTATATTTATATTTATACCATTAGGTAATAAAGGATCTAGTATTAAAGAAGTTGTACTGTTAGCAATCTGTAATTGACCCCCTGGATTATTAGCGGTAGTTGAATTATAGTCTGCAACTTCTAAAGGTGTTGTAGTAATGGTGGTATCTAAAGATCTCCAGCTTACCCCTGTTTCATCCCAAGAAAGATTGAATGTATTATTTTTTATTATTACAGGACATCCTGCAGGAAGAACATAATCAGATCCATCAGAGAATAACTTATATCCCGGAGGATTGTAATCGCCATCGCCTAAAAATTTAGGCATTTCTCCATTATCTATATCTTGATAGTAATTATCAATTGCAGTCTTTAATAAAGGAATAGCCGATATAGGATATTCTTGAAAATAAGAATAAGGATCCACGGTATTACCATAATAACTTATTCCTAGCTCTGTTCCATTTACAGCAGGGTATAATATACCAGATTGATTGGGTTTAGTATAAAATACTCTTAAATCCTCAATATAACCTTCCTTAGGAAATACACTAAAGTCTACTTGTATACCTGTCTTTACTTCAGAAACATCTAGTACGTCTGTCCATCCTCTTGTTTTATAGATATTGAAATATACACCCTCACCAGTTATATCAACAATTCTAGCATTAAGTGGCAAATAATCTCTCTTTAATCTTTCTTTTAATCCGAATAATTTAATTAAAACCTCCTCCGGACTAAAAACAAAAGAATCCTCAACAATAGGGTATCCATATTGATCCTCGTCTTGCCCTTCTGCTACACGATTAATATCGTAAAAAAGTCCAAAGAGAGAAGTCTTCTTGTAAGATTTAGTTGGGAATATTTCTTCAAATTGTTTTTTTAATCCGAAAGTACCATCTTTTCTTTTTCCGTAAACCTCTACCTGTTTAAATTTACCTTGATTTTCGTCTTTTAATAAACTACTTATAAGTTCCAAAGAGCTTTCTCCTTGCATATTAGGTTTAGCAAGTTGGTTTAATATATTATTATTCTGTTGTAAAGGAGTTAATGTATCAGCTGTATCAGTCTTTATATTAAGCCAATATTCTTTAACCCTTAAATCATAATAGCCAAAGAATTTAATCGCATTAAAAAGCGATTTATAAGATCCTAAGTAAGGAAATATACTCTCTCCTTCTAATAATAGCTCCTTCCTTTTCTTATTGATTATTTCATAGTCAGGTAACGGTTCTTTAATATCACCATCTCTAACTATGAATGCGTCGGATTTGGTAAATTCTCTACCAAAGTTTCCGAGCATAACAGCCAATCTACTATCTTCTCCTTCAACCTCACCATGAAAACTAACTCTTAAAATAGTAGCAGGATTATTAGGATCTGTATAATCCTCAAATATTAATGTGCGATCGTATATTCCTTCACTATCAGAATTAAGCGCAATATTAATTTGCATTGAAGATGAAGTGATATCTGATGTTACAACTATACCTTCAGGAGATGATATAGTGTCTCCTGGTACTAATTCCGGATAAAACTCTACACTATTAGCTTTAACTAATACAGGAGCATCTAAAACAGAATCTACACCAAGTTCGTAAGTGTAAATTGTGGAAGATACATCTGTTGTTCCGTCATAGTCAGATTCCCATCTTGTTCTCCATACAGGAGATCCTGGACTTGTTAATTCTGCATGAGGATATCCGTATTTTATATCAGAAGAAAGATCTAAAAATTTTTCTATTATAAATATGTTATCTACTTCAAAAAGTTTTTCTGAAACAATAGGAAAAAGAACTGCACCTTCCCAATAATTTCCATTCCATTGAAAATTATATTGATCCCCTTTTTTATTAAAAAATAAAAGATTTTGAGTTGTCATCCTATCTTACGTACTTATTATTTTTAGGAACTGTATAATTAATATAGTTCTTTATGTATTTAGTGGTTTCAAATAATTTATAAACAACTTTCTCTATACTTGCTAATATATCTACTCTATTATTATCACCATTTATTATTTGGTTAGAAAGTGTCTTTTCAAAGATCTTTCCTTCATAATCAAATCCTTTATTAGATCTATCATCATTTTGTGATTCTATAAATTCGTACCAACTCTGCTTGTCCATATTAGTTTCCTGTATTTAGTGAGCTTTTTAATATATTATTTACCTTAGTGTTATAAGTTACTGGTACAATAGATCTAACATCTATATTCACAGAAGATAAAGTGTCCATACCAGCTCCATAGTCATAATAAATACCATTTCTATCTTCCCATCCTCCGGATATAACAACAATTTCGTCTTTACCCATAACAATATCACCAAATTCATCAAATCCAATATCCGGAGAATTTGGACTCTGTAATTTGGCCGATTCATTAGCCTCACCTACAAAGTAAAGAGAAACTGAATCCACACCAGAAATAGACTCTATTGCTGCAATTAAATCAGATCTAGGTATCTTATCTCTTCTTCTTATATTAAGAAAATAATCGCTTAAAATACTAGTTATTTGGTTTTTTATTGTGGAAGGATCATTACCTTCAAATATAGTTAAAGCAATATTTACTACATATTTAATAAGTACGGGATCTAATATTTTTACCACAGTAGTAACTATTTTTTGTCCACTCTCATCTAACAACTGATAAATCCTATCTCTTTGAGCATTAGTTAATTTGAATCTAGAAAGAGAAATATCAAAATATGTTTCATTAGTTTTTAGTGTTAATTGAATATCGGGTACAAGAATTAAATAGATAATATTATCGTCATCTAAGTATTGATCATCAAAAGTAGTAAATGCTTCTATGATTGAAAACTGTCCAAATTTTTCGAAGAATGTTATATAATTTGTAGGGTTTGCTAAAACAAAACTTCTAGATGTTTTAGGTGCAAGAAGTCTTGTTAAATCTATAGGCTCTTGACTAGCTCCCAATTGTGGAGCTATTGTACAGGCAACTTGTAGAACTTCACTCAGTGTTACATTTCTACCAAATATATCAGTTCCGTCTGAATCAAATTTAAAAAGAGCTTGAGATGAATCATCTACTAATAAATTACCACCCGCTCCAGCACACTCTAAATAATCAACTTCTATTATAGAACCAGCTGGTGGGGGAAACCCAAAATCTACTGTACCGAAGAAAATATCTATACCTGATATTAAAGAACTTTTTACGATATAGCCTCTTGCATTTCTTGGTATATCATATAAAGAATCATATTTCTTCCATGTGTTACCGTTTACTCTAACAGCAACTTCAAAATTTTCTATTCCTGATGTACCTCTAGCCGATATATTAAAGCTTTCTAATTTTCTTCCTGTTCCTGTATATTGATTAGTATTTAATGTTCCTTCTATTATTGAAGCAGATAAAGTTGCTGTGTTATCAAGATTTATCCTAACATATTCTTGTCCTAATTTAAGAAGATAGGTTCTACCATTGTTTACACATTTTACCTGTGCATTATTGGGTATAAGAATAGCTCCACCCCCAATATTTTCTAGACCTTTACCGTTCCATTTTACTATAATCTCACCCTTTGCTGCTATTGATCTTGTTGGGTTGTGTCCAGCTAATGTTGCTAATCCGTATATAGATGATTCTCGTGTTGCTGTATTTATATTAAGCTCTGTTATTGAATCTTCAATAAAGAATAAAATAAATTGGGATAGATTATCTAATACAAATATTATTTGTCCCCAAACAGAAGCAACAGTAAATAGTTGCTCAGACATGCCATATCTTGCCTGTATTAAATCAAAAGTCTGTGATAATAGATCTGATATTTTTGCTTTGTTCTTATCTAATAAATCCATATTATATTATTTTAATTCCCAATATAGGGTTACCTTTTATAGCAAAATCAATAACACATGAATCTCTAGTTTCTCCTTTAAAGAATCCCACAGTAAAATTCACATTAAATTTACTTGATGCTAAAGGCACATATGTTATTAAATGTAGTCTTATTGCTCTTTCTAAAGTGACTTGATCCACATTAAAATTGAATAATAAGCCTTCTAGATCTATACCAAAATAAGGATCTCCAAGAACTTCACCTGGTGTAGTTAACATACACTGCTTAATCATACCGATTAGTATTTCTACTTCATCGTCAGTATGTAATAATCCTTCTTTGTATCTAGGATCATCCGGTGTTCTAGGATAAATTTCTGAGAATCTTGCCATCTTAGTTCTATATATTCAAAGAAATATATCTGCAATATTTTTATGACAATTTCTTATATAATTATAGATAGGTAAATTAAAATAAATCCGCTATTAGTTTTAAATAATTAGCCAGTAGAATCTATGAATTTCATTTCTTTTGCTGTTATACCAGAAGGAGTTTCGTGTGATTTAGATCTAGCCCTATGAGTATGTACAAAGAATCCATTTTTATCAATACCCATGCTGAATCCATCTGGGTATTTTTTTTCCTTAATCTTCTTAATTAAATCCGGATGTAAATTTAATTCTGTTATTACACCTTTATTTGCTCTAGAATATTCTTTTTGTAAATCTATTGCAATTTTTTTATTATTGTCAGATACACCCCTAAGAAACTTAACTCTATCCTCAAAGGATCTAGAATCATTAATCGATTTAGATTCTAATAAGAAGCTATTATATTCTATTAAATTTTTCATATACTATTTTATTGTTCTTTTCCCATTCTTGTCATATATCCAAATATAATGTATATTTTTCAATTCCACTGCAAAAAATAACTAGGTGTGTTTTCGTCTTTGATCATCTGAATAATCTCAGCTTTTTCTGTTGTTCCTGCTGTTTGAATATTACTGTAGTTAACTCTAACACCACCTGGGAGGTTATATTCGAATGTACCTAATAACCTACCAATGTTAATTTTAGCTTCAGCAAGACAGAATCTTACGAATAATTCATCATCATAAAGACTCTCTTCTGGTATAGCTATACAAGCTTTAACACCCACATCAGTACCAGAAAATAATGTGGAAGAACTTCCAGAATCAGTTACACTAGTCCTATTAGGATCTCTACCAAGTATTGTTAATTTCTTGGTGTTCTTATTGTAATTATAAGCATAACTCTCTAGTAAATAGGCTTTAGCTAAATCAAAGAATGAATAGAGAACAGTACGATAAACCAAGTTATCTCCTGCAAATGGCGATAACATAAGCTCAGACCCTAATAATTTAGAATCTCCAAAATCTTTATCCGGTGTACCGGTAAGACCCGAGCCATTAACTTCTCTAACATCATATACAGATACCACACAAGATGGCAATTGTATTTGTCTGGTAGCTCTAAAAGAGGGATTAGAAAATAGATCTTTACCTAGTACAAATATTCTATCTTCTACTGCATACTGGTAATTATCATAAAAATAAGCCCTAGCTCTTTTTATAATTCTTTTTATTTCTTGGTCATTTAAGTTATAGGGCAATGCACAAGAATGAGATATATCATCTCTAATTTCCTGAATTAAGTCTGCTTCAGTCATTTTAATTGGTTATTTAATTAGAAGCTAGTCCCAGGAATTCCTGAGGGCTTACTATTATTGTTACTAAATCTAACAGGTTTAGATAATGCTTCCCCGTCATTTCTATCAGGAAATCCTTTCTTTTTAGAACTTCCCTTCATTTTTTTATCGTCTTCAGCATCTTTAACTATTTCAGTCTCTGGTGAAATTGTAGCAAGTTTTCCAATATACCCGGATCTAATTATTCCACCAAATACTTCACAGTTTATTTCCTTCTCTTTGTTATCAATATAAGTTTCGTGTACTACATTACTAAACATAATATCCGAATACATGATCTTAGATCGCTTAACTTCATTATTAGTAACTAGATCACAATCTTCAACAGCACAGTCGTTAAGATCACACGAAAACAACCTACAATTCAATATATTTCCTGAAATTTCACTATTAAGAATATCATAATCTTTAAGTAAATAAGCTCTTGTAGTTTTTACGTCCTTCAATTGAAATTTACCTAATGAACTATCATAATTAATAACACCTTCTTTAATACCATTATCTACAATAATATCATAAAGAATTTCTCTAATAGTCAGGAAAAATGTTCTAACTATTTGTGGATCCGATCTAAGATCTACCATTATATTTAAATGTGGGTAATTCTTTTGAAAAGATTCAGGATCTATAAATGTCGAAGAACTCTTATAGATCTCTGCTAAGAACATTTTAAGAACTTTTAAATCATTATCTGTGAATGAATTATTAAACTTAAGAGTCTGTATAGTATATGTTATTATATAATCTAATATTTCTTTTATACTTGAGTACTTCCTCTGGTAATCTTTACCTCCTAAATATCTCACTTCAAAATATCCATCCGATAATTTAGTAAAATTTATACCCATATTTTTTTCTACTGGTATTTCGAAAAGATTCTTATCTATAAATGAAATATTTGAAGGATCTACAAATTTATTAGCAGGTAATATTCTTTTTATAGATTTAGCATACAAAGATCCAGCTCTTTCTGGGAATCTTTTATAGATAATATTCTCATCGAATCCTAAAATAAATTTAAGAGGGTTTATTTGAGATACCGGAGGAACCTCAGGGAATATAGATGTATCGATGCTTATTCCAAATTGGAATGCACATTTCTTATCTGTATATCCATACATATCAATCCACTTAAGAGTCTTTATAAGAATCACTATCGCTTCAAAATAAGGTAAAGGCCCAGTTATTAATTCGGTCATCTTAGATCCTCCTGAGTAATCTGGTTCTAATTTAAAAATATCCTTAGTGGGTTTAAAACCTGAATGATACTTACTAAATAGAAGAATTTTTTTACCTAAAGTTTTCCCTAGCGAATCTGCTATCTCGTTTCTATTTAAGTTACTAAAAAACTCAAATTCAAAACCACATTGGGCAGAGTATAAAAAATCTCTTGTGCTAATATCCATATACTATATATTCGTAAAAGAAAAGATAAACCCTTTTAGCTTTTTATATCTTTATTTCTTATTTGTATTATCAATTAAAAACGATAATAAATTACCTCTAGATAATCACAAAAAAAAGAGTTTTACTTATAAGTAAAACTCTAATTCAAAAATATTATTAAATATTAATATTAAACCTCGGTCAATTGTATTTTAAGAGTAGCTGTATCTACACTCGATATTGAACAATTAACAGATTGACCAACTTCGTAGTCTTTAATATCTTTTACCAATTTTTCTTTTTCGATAAGTCCGGATAGACCATTCTCGATTTTAACGAACACACCAAATGTCTTTAATTTAGTAATCTCTGCTTTGTAAGTTTTTAATTCAGTATTTTCGCCTAAAACTTGAGATGAGGTATCTTTTAAATTTTGAATATTCTTTAACTTATCATTAGGTTCTAAAATAGAAAGACCTATTCTTTGCGGATTTTTAATATCTACAACATAAAATTCAACTAAATCCCCTGTTTGTAAAGCTTCTAATTTTGTTCTGTTGTTTTCGTCAATTGAAATAATACCTGTATAGATTTCTTCCCATTCAACAAAAATATTATTTCCAGAAGCTCCTGTAACTTTACCTTCATATTTTTTAGAGAATGAAAGATTTTTCACTTCAGAATTAATAATCTTTTTAAGATATTTTTTAAACGATACAACAAAAATATCTCTCTTTTGATCGTATATCTCTATCATAACAGTGAGATCTTTTCCAACATAATCAGCAAAGTTCATGATTCTATTAGCAGCAGCTAAACTACCAGGTAAGAAGCATTCAATACCTGAAAGATCAACTATAAATCCTCCATTACAAACATTTTTAACCTTCACTTTAAATGCGCAGTCTTCTTCTCTAATAGATCTATGCAATTCTATTTTTAAAGCTTTCTCATATCCTGCTGAAACAGATCCGTTGAATGATCCCGAGGCATCTTTGTGAATAACAACATCAAGAACCTGTCCTGGTATAATTTCTATAGCAGGATACCCAAGCTTTCTCATATGCTTTTCTTCCTTCTTTGTATCGATTATAATTGTTTGTCCGAATGCAGTTTCGCCTAATGCTACTCCTTTTTCGCTATCATATCCAGTAACTACAATTCTTTCTGAGCTATTCTCTTGTAAATCTTTACCTGACATCTTTGTGTCTGTCTCAGGGAAAGTTTCAGAATAAAGATTTTTCAATCTTTCTCTTTCATTTGCTTCATATTCAAAGCAGCTAAAATTTTTATTTTTCATTTTATTTAGAGTTTGTATTTATTTTAGTATTAAGAGTAGATAAAATTTCCAAGTTTTTAATATTTTTTTATGTTTAATGCTTTTTTAAGCTCTGATGGAAATTCTGGTATAGGGTATACTGGATCCGCTGATCCTAAAAAGAACTTAAATAGCCCAGATACATCAGCAGCGCTTCTTAAAAATTCATCCAAGTAAATAACATAATAAACATTTTTAAGACTCATTCTTCTCCATACTGGATGATCGTCAGACATAGCTATTGGATTTAGTAAATTCACTACACTTCTTCCAATAAGTACTGTTAAAGGCCAAGGAATTTTATTTAATATACTAGCAGATAACTCTATTGCAGGAAGCGTTATTATATCACCCAAAGGAGTCTTAGGCAAAGATTTGTAATACTTCCAAAAATTATTAAAAACTATTCTAGCAGCAGGAGGTGCACCCAAACCTATTAACGCTTGTTCTACCATGTCAGTAGGTCTTGCCAAAGGAAATGGCGGTGCTTTAATAATATTTAAAAATTTAGGTATGTCGGGAGAATCTGGGTTAAATAAATCTCTAACTATATTCCTAGTTATCTTCTGAATATCCGAAGGATCCATATTTATAAATTTAGGAGATAGAGGATCATTTATTTCAGGTATCATTTTTTCCAATAGACCATTATCTATTAATTTAATTATTGATTCTTTTATAAATGACTTAATCACCTTACCCGGTATGGTTACCTGAATCATTCCCCCTAATCCAGGAGTCTGTGAAATCTGATCTTGTTTAAGGGGGAATACTGTGGGAAGTTCAAATGCAGCAACAGCATTACCGAATCCACCATTTAAAGATTCCAAACAACATAAAGGTCCTTCCGGGTGTGGGAATTTAGAAATTAGGGGTTCTTCTTTATCTAAGGGTCTTTCTGAATCAAAAGGTCCTCTTTTACTTAATCCTAGCTTTTTAGCTACTAGTTTTTTAAGATCCTTAACCCTTATAACTAATAAAGGGGTTTCTCCATTATACCTTACATATTTTGCAAAGTCCTCAGGTTTATATTGAGCCTTTGACATTCCTGCCATCAGTCTAAGATAAATAGCTTCTATTATTGGGTTTTTTACATTTATGAACTTTAATGCCTTAGGTGCAGAATTTGTTATTTTTATAGGAGGGAATAAAAAATTTCCCTGATAACCGCAGTCATCTATTATAGAGAAAGCACCTTTTCTCATTTTTTTAATCACTGAAAATTTATTACCTCTTAATATTATATTAGTAATAATTAATGAGACACCTTTTATTTCTTTAACTAGCTCAGAAAACTCATCCTCATTCATTAATCTAGGGTCTTTCTCTATTCTAAGAAATATCTTATTAACATTGGAAACTTCTTGATTTTCTAAGAAATATTTTGGGGGACAAATTATCTTCATTAACTTTAAGATCTCCCTCATTTCATCTTTAAAATTTATATAATCTGAGCAATGAGTAGGTATAAAGCTTGCTCGCATCTCCTTTAGTATTCTTAAAGACTTAATAATACCTGGAATGTCTATCTTTAATTTATCCTTGTCCTTAGGAAAATAAATAGATTTAGGATTAGGTATACCTTTATCAATATATTCATTAATTACTTTTTTAAGTACATTCTTTCTCTCCCTAATTAATTCTTTTAATTTTTCATTGTCTTCTTCAAAATTAGGAGCAGGAAGATCTATAAGAGCATATTTTTTATCATAATCTCTCTTTTTTTCCCTAATTGCTTCTTTTAAACCCCTCTCCATTCCTTGTAAATCTCTTAAAGCCTGTATATTACCAGGAGGAGGAACACTATCAAAAATCTTAGTTAAATTTCCTTGTATATCTCCTAAAACCCTAGTAGCTGAATCCAGATTATCTAATCCAAATCCAGGTAAAGGAATTAACTTGTCAGGAATACCAAAGCTAAGAGCTTGTTTAATTTTTTCTAATGAATCTTTTATTTGTGGATCAGATTTTCTTGGTATAAATCTAGGTCCTCTTATTCCAGTAAGAAATAAAGAGTTACCAAAAATAAATTCCTTTATATAAACTAGAGGTGTAGGCATAAATCCGCCTATTAGGGGAATGAATATAACAATTATACCTAAATTAAATGGCAAAGGAATAAGTATAGGTGGTATAGTTGTCCATATCATAGGTAACGGAATTCTTATATAAGGAAGTCCGTCTACTGGATTAGCAAAAGGTATAGGAATAAATGCAGGAGGTAAATATCCTACAGGCCAATATTTCAATCCCAATCTAACACTAGGACCAGCTGCCAAGAAATACTTAGGATCTTCAATAGGAGGTAATCCGTTAGGATAAGGAAGCAAGCCGACTTTTGTTAAATCTTTACAGAATTGCTTCCACCAGCATTTTTGATACATCGTAGGGCAATCTGAACTTGGTCCTGCAGAAGTTAAATAATTTTCAGAATTAAAATCCGTACCAGCAGGTCCACAACATTTAGGTGGGCAGTTTTCTGGATCATCCCCATTTCCTTGTCCATCTCCTCCTGAGCATTTAACATCAGAGAAAGATTTACTCAAATTCTCAGGACTTAAAGATCCTTCTATCTCAGCTCTTTTTTGTGCTACATATAATATAATGTACTGAATTTGCTCGTATTTTTGTTTAACATCGAAATAGTTTTCGAATATTCTAACTCCTATAGCATCACTAGTCGGCAATGTCTTACCCAAGCCTTCCCCTGCTTTTCTAGCTTCATTTTTTAATGCTACCATTGCAGGATCAATATATCTTGTTTTATTCTCCTTATATTTACTGTCCCATTTATCTTTAAATTTTCCCCAAAAATCAGTAAAAGTTTTATTTGGGTCACCGTCTTTAGTAAAACTGGAAGGTCTAGTTTTTGCAGGATCTCTAGAATCGTTATCTCCTCTTTCTTCAGCTGTAAAAAATAACCAAGGAGAAGCAGATTTTTCTATAAGTTGCCCGTATAAAATACCTCTATCATCAACTATTTTTTTAATTATTGCTGATTTGCTATCATCTTTTTTTATGATAGTCTCAATGAAATCATAAAAATTAGCAATATCGGGTTCTACTGTTTTAATGTTATTTATTTTTATGAATTTATAGCTTTTTAAATAAGAAGGAGATGTATTAGCTAATAATCCACCATTACCTGCATATTCGTTACCAATCTTTATTTTCTTTATATCAGGCTCAGAAACTTTGCTCATAGGCTTAGTCACTTTATTTTTAAAAGATATGGGTGCTGGTTTTTCTACTATCTCATACGGAAGCGGACGCCCATAATCTGTCATAAAAGAAAGCTCAAATTGTAATTCTCCTAAGCTGTTATTAAATTCTACTTTTTTAAATCTTACAGAGAATTCTTTTAATTTTTCTAAAAATTCATATCCATAAGAATCATAAGTATTAGCAGATGTTCCATTAACCAAAGCACTTTTAAAAACCCTTTCAGCTGTATTGTCTGTTCCACTTGAACCTGAGCTACCACTAGTTCCTGAAGAACCTGAAGTACCACTTGAGCCTGATGATCCACTAGAACCTGATGTTTCTGTAGCTACTGAACTGCCAGACGTGAATCCACTCTCAAGATCATTATATGTTACATTTCTGCCTAGTCTATTTTTTAAAGTGACAAGGTCAGCATCTCTTAAAGAAACCTTCTGATCTCTATCATTTATTAAATTAGATATAAATCCTTTCTCTATTAATATAACTCTTATTGACTCTACATTTTTTTGAAAATCACTAACACCTTCAGAAACTGGCCATGATTGTGTTGTTGAATCATAACGTATAGGTGATTTATTAGCCTGTATTTGATAGTTAAATAGATTAGTTAATTCTATCGTATTTAATTCAGTGTCAAGTCCACTTAAAAGAAAAATATCCTCAGTAAATATGTCGTTCTCTTGAATAAAATTTTTCTTGTCCGCATCATTTTTTTGTTTCTGATCAGCAATATCTTTATCAATTTCTTTTATGGTATCATTATATGTTAATATACTAATTGCAAGATCAAGATTACTAGGACCACCTCCTGGATTCACAGGAATTCTATTTCTCCAGTTTTCTGATAATGTCTTTTGATACTCATATATTATTTCGTAGTGATAAAATATTTCTTCTAAACTTCTTTCAATAAGATTCCATCTAGCTAATAGTTTGCTATCGTCTTCAATCTTTTTGGATTTTTTTAATGCCGAATCTATACAAGCATCTATTGCATCCACATCAACTTGATTACCTACTGGATCTAATTCATCTCCATTAGCATCTGTAAAATCGTATTCGGGAGGATCACAAAAATCTTCAGTTAAGTTGTTAAATGTATCCGCTGTTACTATAGGATCTCCTGTAATAGGATCTTCAGGAACACCGGGTAAACAATCATCATCTAATATAGGGTCATCACCATCAGGAAAGAAATTTGAATCATAGTCATCTAATCTTTCTGATCTTTCTGATCTAATATTTTCACCAAGACCTTCAAAATCACAAGGCTTTGAATTCTTATATTGTTTATCTAGTACGCTATTGATCTTATCTAAAGCTTCTTTTTTAGTTTGTTTTTCACTTCCTATTTTAACATGTACTACTTTTTTACCAGACATTATAAATTCCAAAGGAATTTTAAATCCAAGCACATTCATTTCTCTTTTCTTTCTGGCTCCCGAATTAGAAGGTTTACCTAACAATAAAGGATCCATATTATCAAAAATTTTCTCATTAGCAATTTCTAAAAAATCGGGATTTTTTGCCTCAAGAAATTTAATAATACCCGAAGAAGGTATTTTGTATTGGTATTTAAAAGATTTAGTATTAGTTACAGTTACTCCAAGATCTTTCTCTGTTATTGCAGAATTATTTTTAAATTCGTCAGAAGATATTAATTCTTTATATAATTTTGGTTTTTCTTTTTTTAAAGATTCGAGTAATATAACACTGTACAAATCATCACCTTCATAATTACAAGCCAATTTCTCTATCATTTTCATAGAAATAGGAGGCTTCTGTGGTTCTAAGCTTGCTAATATATTCTCTACCTCTTTCTGATTTTTTTCAAGTTCCTTATTAAATCCCTCTTCTGATTGTAAATCATCATAAGGTAAATTTGATACTTTCCCGTCAGTTATTATATTGATTATTTCATCAGAGCTAACTGTTGTAAAATCCTTACTAAGGAGCTTATCTATTCTTTTTTCTATACTCGCCATATTATCCTCCCGTAGCTCCTGTAGTGTTTATTCCATTTGGTCCAGTTATTCCATTAGGTCCAGTTAATCCAGTAATTCCTAATATTCCAGTAGGTCCAGTATTAGGTAATGATACAGGAGTATTATTCTGTGCTGGCGTAGTAGGAAGATCTGGTGTATTTTCTCTAGTAACCCTTACTGTTTGGCTTGTTGCTAATTGTTCAAAGCTAGATGCTAGTGTTGAATTAACACCAGGTGTAGCTGGCATTTTACTGTCTACTGATATAGCTAATTTTTTTAAGAAGTCCCAAAGAGGTTCTGCACATACAGCAGAAAAAACAGGAGAGTGTCCAAGATTAGTTGTTTTACCATCCATCCAAACCTCTTCAGAAGAATGTTTAATTCTAGTAACCGCAGTATTCTCTATCTCTTGATCTGCATATTTAGTTATTTTACCTCCTTTTAATTCTATTGAAGCTGTATCATCTGCGTGAGTTATTAGTATAGAATTATCATTCCTTATTATAATTTTAGAATCTTTCAAATCTATTACAAGACCTTTCTCTACAGTATAGTACATTTTTAATCTTTCTATACCATCGTATATAAGAGAATGAGCACCATCATAACTAACTCTTATCTCATCTATTAAATCTGGTGATAATTCCTGTACTGCTTTATATTCTGGACTATAATAGTTACCATTATTAAATTGCACATGAACTACTGAACCTAACTTAGGAACAGATATTCTACCAGATCCCCCGCCTAATCCGTAGCTCATCTCAAATCTTTGATGTGACCAAGGTAGATCCACATCTTCTATTTGATCAAATAGTCCAAAAACACGTATCTTTGCTCTTCCTCTAAATTCTGGATCTTTATTATCGACCACAACACCTAAATAATGAGTTATCTCCGTATTTGGTCTTTCTAATTTTTCTCTATTAACTAAGCTCATATAAAATTATAGTTAATTTTGATTAGGAGTTTTCGGAATTATTAGATTTAGTATAAGTCCTTCCTAAATTAATTTGAGGCTGCGGGGGAATATCTTTATATTCATCCGTCCTAATAGATTCGTAGTTTCTTCCTTTGCCCCCTAAATCTGGTCCTGGTACATTTTTATAAACATCACCCATACTATCATTAAATTCTTTAATGGAATCTTTATATTCCCTGTCATTTACTTTAGGGTATTTATTATCAGCATCTGGGTATACTTTAGTAAAATTAGGGGCAACTCCTATTTCAGCCTCTGGGTATTCGTTACCTCCTGCTTGCGAATATTGTCTATCAGGTGCTCCTAAATCCGATCCGGGCACATTAGAATAGACATCGCCTACTGGTTCATCATAAACCCTACCTATCACACCCAAATCGCTGCCAGGGACATTAGTATACTCATCTCCTCCTGCTTGTGAATATTGTCTATCAGGTACTCCTAAATCTGCACCAGGAACAGTGGGATAGGTATCTCCAGAAGGAATTGGGTAAACCCTTTCAGGAACACCCGAATCTGTGCCTGGTACATTATTATACTCATCCGAATCATTTGTTGTGTATTGCCTATCAGGTACTCCTAAATCTGTACCAGGAACAGTGGGGTATGTATCTCCAGAAGGAACCGGGTAAACTCTTCCGGGTACACCCGAATCTGCCCCAGGTACATTATTATACTCATCCGAATCATTTGAAGGATATTGCCTATCCGGTCCACCTAAATCTGTACCAGGAACATTCGGATAAACATCACCAGATAATGTACCAGGAGGATTAGTACTACCACCTAAAACATTTCCTAAATTTTCGTTATTTTGTGATGAAGTTCCGGTATAAGCATCTTCGTTGATAGTGGGATATTGTCTTTGTCCTGGTCCTCCTAGACCTTGTCCTTGAGGTGAATTATCTTTTCTGGGATCAGGTATTCCATTATTCTTAAGATCATTAAATGTGTTAGCTACAGAAAAAGCACTCCTTCCTGCTGACGCTATATTTAATCCACCTAATCCGTAAATGTTACCTAGTAAAGCATTTTCTAATTTAGAAACACCTATATTCTTAAGATCTGCAACAGTATTAGTTATAAAATTGGAAGCCATCTCTTTAAAAAACCCAGCAGGATCATTTTCGTCCATAACAAGATCTGATATCCCTTGAGTTCCTACATAATCATAATCTCTATAACTACTACCTAAAGATCCCCAGGTGTCATTAATAACCATTTGTTTTACATTATCGTTTTTCCCGATAATATCGGCTAATTGATTGAATTGTATTTTATAATCCTTAACCCTGCCGACATGTATTTTAAATTTACTAGTCACTGCTGAACCTCCTTTATTATCTATAGAGGAATATGATGGATAGCTATCATCAAAATCAAATTCACATTGATCAAATTGATAAATAAAAGCATATGGCCCTAACTCGTCGGTTCCTAAGGCATTATTTTCTGGAGGAGCTTTTTCTGTGTTTGTACTTTTTTGATTAAGTCCGGATATTTTATCCAAAAATCCCGTCTGTGAATTAAAACTATCTAAAGCATTAGCAGCTTTTGCAACCGAAGGTATAGAGAAAGGGTTTAGCACATCACCAATTCCATAACTTAATTGTATATTTCTAATCTCCGTTATAACCAGCCACATTCTAAACTTTCTAAGATTCTCAGGAAGCATTGATCTTTGATATTTATAATCATAAATAGCTTTTCTGTAAAGTTCGGAAAGAGCAAACATTCTCATATCAATAGATTCTAAACAATCTATTGATAAAGTACCCATTCTTTGTGGTTTACTTGCTCCTTTGTGTATGTTTTTTATATCAGATTTTAATAATTGATCTAGTCCAGATATGCTCTGAAAATAATATGGACTATTTTTGTTTATATAAAGAAATCCATTTCTGAATGCGTTAAGCATATCTCTTCTTTGTGTAGATCTTTGAAATAAATATTCTTGAGCACCCATATAAGCATATCCATCTTGTGGGTCAATAGCACCAAAACCTTCCATTCCATCAATTCGAAATTTAGATTGATAAAAGAAATTAGAACCACCTGTTACAAAAGAAGGCGGGGTTGGTTGCTCAGCATTTCCTGTTGCACCTTCAACACCTGTAGCTTTAGCTGGATTTTTATAAGGGCTAAATAATGGAGATGGTGCTAAAAATGTCTCAGGATCTATCTGATCAGAAATACCCTCATCAAAGATAAATCTAAAATGTAAATATGTAGGATCTTCTTTTTTTCCGTGCTTAGAGGTGGAAATCCCTTTTAGAAATTTTTCCCTTTGATAATCTATCTTTCTATTTAAAGATTTTTTGGCCTCGTCACCAAAATCACCAAAAAAATCTGCCATTTTTTAAAAATTATTTATCCAGCAAATATGCTGCTTTTTATTTTGCCAACTTCTTGTTGTAATATAGTAGATGAATTTTTAACTAAATCATTAAATTGTGCATCATCAACTTTAGGATCTAATGTCTTAGGATCTGAAATAATCCCAGGATTTAAAGTCCATTGTTTTTTACCAAGAATCATACTTTGATATATCCCATCATTAGGATTAAACTCTAAATTAAAACCAAGAACAACATAATTACCAGAGAGAAATACATTAGGTACTCTTTTATCTCCGTCTGGTGCTAAAGAAGCTTTTTTTCCTCCTGGACCCATTGCAGAATCTGAAGAAGCTGTAGTACTCCCTTCGCTCATAATAATTACAGGGAATGTTTGTCCTCTATATAAAAAAGGAGTCCATGCTCTATTTTTCACTTTTAATATAGTCTTATAACTATCATTTCTATTAAGTATATTTTGTATAGATGCCTGTTGAAAATTTTCATGAACATTATCAAAGTACATCGTACCTATATAAGTTTTCTTTTCCTCGTCCTTATATACATCCTCTCCTAATCTTCCTTTATTTAAAGTGTCCCTAGAACTTAAATCCTTATTAGTTACTGATTCTATAGAATATTCAACGAACTTATTTTTAGGCTTATCTGATTTTAATTTATCATCGTAGAATTGAATCTTTTGAAAATATCCTAGATCTTTATTAATAGACCCAGAGTTTTGTTCCAAAGCAAGATCTTTAATAAAAAGGGGAGACTTCTCAAATTGCGTTGAATTTGTAAGAACAATAGGGAATTCAACTTCAGCAGGTTCTGCACCTCCACTTAAATCACCGAATGAATCAACACCGTAAGCCATTCTCATTGTGTCAATTTTAGAATTCTGCTCGTCAAATTGTTTTTTAAGATTTACTAGATTTATATTATAATATTGATCTATCCAACAATCAAAATAATCATCCTCTCCTAACCAAGCACCATTAACTATATTTTTTATAAAAGATTCGTAATCAAGATTAGGTGAAAGCCAATTCATTGGATCGTTCATCTTTACTTCGTTAGAAGCATATCCTAGACCAAGATCTTCCGCTATTTTTATTAATGCTTCTGTACTTGTTCCTCTAATATTCTTACATATATGTTTATATAGTTTTGGTATTCTCACTTCACACATTACAGTAAAGGAAAGGAATTTACCAGTTGATGGTTCATTTGTGTTATATGGTCCATTATTAAAAGGAGATATCACCTCGTTTATAATAAAATCCATCCTGATAGGTTTAAATAATTCACCAAAAGGCCTTATATACAAAGAAACTATATCACCGTCTTTAGGATATGACGTGAAAAGAAATCTCTCATCTATTGTTTCAAATCTAAATAAAAGTGTGGGTTTAAATCCAGTCAGATCCAGATTAAAATATTTAATACCTGTAATAGTAGCATTATTAATCCTTACTAAAGGCTCAGCTAGCCCTGTATATTTTTTTTGTATATTTCCAGATCTTTGGTCATTTGCTGTTATATCCCCTTCCTGTGAGGACGTGTCAACTATTCCTAATTCATCCAGTAATATAGTGGGATCTCTATATTGTAATATAGCTTTTCTTAAATTAAAATCTACAGCCATTTATTATCTTTTAAAAATGTTCTTCTGTGCAAGCTTAGACTTTATATCAGTAATAGAAACATTCTTTTTTGTCTTAGCTCTACAAGTTCCTATATCAGGTCCAAATATTAATCTCCCACCTTCAACTAATATTTGTTGTTCTCCTTCTTTTAACATATTTGGTGGAAGAGGAGTTTCTGTTAGATTTGATATATTTTTAGAATTCAAATACTCAAGTCTTTCCTGACTGACCTGTGATATTTTTTCCTGTAATTCTTTTCTGAAAGATTTAGCTTTCTGTTTCTGGTTATTTACAGCTTGTCCGCTAGCGAATAAATTTTTCATCATCTTATCCGATGGTACTAATAAAACCTCACCTCTTAGTAAGCTAAGAGGATTAGATATATTATTTATTTTTAATAATGTACCTAAATGACTAGCTTCACTCATATATGAAAGAGCAATTAAATCAGGTCTCATTTCAGTTTCGTCAGTTACTATGGCAATACTTTTTAATTCATAACCAATAGATTTTGGATCCCAAGATGGACTAACAAGATCCAATAAAGATATTTTAGTATTGGGATCTGTCCTATAAGGTTTTGCTTCTATTATATCAATAATTAACATCTATTATTATTATTTTTCTAATTTACTTTTTCCGATCCTGTAGTTGTACTAGATCCTTGTATTACTGTCTGGTCTATATTTTTTATTTCATTAGTGAATATTCCTCTGGTATTAATAAATGCTTTAGTAGATTCTCCAGAAGATACTAATTGACCAAGATATAGTCTACCACTACCTCTATTAAACATTGAGTCAAAATCGCCTCTATGTCTTTGTCTTCCTGGTTGTAAAGTATATGTAGCTTTTAATTCAGTAGGAAAATCATCAGGTCCTAGATCATCACCGAAGGTGATTTTAACATTTGTACAAACTAAATTTCCTATCATAGCAATAGGATTTAAAGGGTTACCAACTACCATATGCCAATCTCCGGTCGGATATCCACTAAGCATAATAGGAGAAAAATAAACCTTCTTAAGAAAAGCATCACTTAACATTACAGATATAGATTTCATTAGTGTTGAATCTGGTCCTAAACCTTTTGATGGATCATTAGCAAAAGCTTTAACCTCTGCTGCTATCTGTGACACCCGGTCAGCTAATCCTTTTTCGTTTTCTAATTGCCTATCAACATTATCTTTTGAAAGCATTTTTGAAACAGTATCTCTAATATAACCTATGGGATCAACTATAGATTTTGCATATCCTGCGGGTCCACCAGGAAATCCTAATCCCACACTAGTTTGAGATAATCTAAGCTCTGGTGATAAAAATTGGCCATAATCTGATCCTATAGATAAAAGATTAGTCATAAGATCAAGAAATAGAATCTTAGAATTAATTCTACCAACTGATGTTAAATTATAATGAAAATCCAAGCTAAAGGAATCAAATCCCCCATTAAAACCTTGCGATCTGATCATCATCTGATTAACAGTATTTACATTGACAAATATTTTTTTAGATAACGGCCCGTCTTCACTTACTGCCTGATCTAATAACATTCTTTGTAATCTGTTTCTGTTTTTCTCCGGAGTTAATAATGTACCAGCTAAATTATCCGCTACCTCTGGATCAAAATCTATTCCAGTCCCAGTTATTAAAGATTTTATTAAATCTCCATATGGAGAATTCATTAACCCAGGATCCCCTGTTTGTTCATTTTTTACAGCTTCCTGTGTCTGTGCGCCAAAATTTAAACCCGTGTTTATTCCTAATACAGTGGATAGTGAGTTACCTGTGTCACCACCAAAAAATGTAACCGCTTGTGCAACAGGAAGGGATGTGTTAAGTTCCCCAGTTTTATCATGTAATTTACCTAGTTCAGGAACTCCTCTAGCTTCAAAAGTTATTTTCTTTTTATCTTTCTGAGAAAATCCAAAATCTCCAACACCTCCATCTGGAATAGTTCTTAGTGAATCTAATGTAGGATGCGGAAATCTTCTCAAAGTTATCATCCTATTATTAGGAATAATACCATAATATTTACAAAATATAAAATCCTTAACATTATAAAGTTGTCCTCTATAAGGACTTTTAGGATCTAAATAAGCAGGCACAGAGTTTTCACTAGTTTTTCCTGAAGTTATTGATATTATTTGAGCTGCTGTGGGATTTCTTGATTCTTGTGATGTTACGTTTTTTAATTCATTAGTTGTCTCAGATAAATGATATTTAACATTTTGTCCTCCAGCACCCCTACCTAAAACATAATAAGCAAAAAGACCAGCATATCCCGCACCATCTGCTGTTGCAGCATCATAAAATAAACTTTTAGGAAGAGTTGCTAGATCGGATAGTTCGTATGTAGCAAATACTTTGTCGCTATCGAACTTAAATATATTCTTACCAGATCTTTCAAAATCTTGTACATCTGATGAAAATGAGAAAGGTGCTGCCATGTATTATATACCTTACTTTCTATTCATCTATTAAAATAATATCACAAAATTCAAATTCAAGAATTTCGGAAATTTTATTTTTTAATAAATCAATAAAAGGATCGGTAGGACTATCATAAACTACCACTAAGTTACTACCAGAAACAACTTTTGTTTTAGAAGTAACTATTTTTTTATGTAGCCATTCTTCAAATATGTATTGGCGAATTTCGTTCATATTTGAAGGGGTTAAACTGTTTGTTTTAAACCACATATTTACATCTATAACATGATAAGGACCAATAGAATCTGCATCTATTGTTTTAACCTTATCAGATTTTGATACTATAAATGATTTAAAACACTCCAACTTTTAGTCTTTAGTTTTGTTATTATTTCTTTGCTCCGTAAGATTCCTAAGTCTAATAAGATTTCCTACAGCTTTAGTTCTTTCTTTAGATTCAGCCGTTTCTGCTTTATCTTTTTTCTTACCAAAAAGACCAAGGTCTTTGGCCATTTTTCTTCTATCCTTTCTATTCGGGAGATTCTGTATCTTGTTCATTTTTATTAAAAAGGTTTTTAAATGTTTTTATAAATAAAGTGCTAACTAATGAATCTTCTAGATCCAAAGCATTGTCCACACTAATTAATTCAAATTTTGAATCTTTCTCTGATTGTGATCCGTCAGTTTCTTTCTCCTCAGCTACAGTCCCTGTAATATCAACAGCAAAACAAGGATTGGAGTTCATAACCATTTTAGATGTGTATAGACTTCCTAAGAATTTCCATCTTTTTAAATCTTTAATTTCAAATCCTGATTCCTCCCTTAACTCCCTAACTGCTGTTTGATAAATATTTTTATCATCATCTTCTGTCGATCCCGTAATAAGTGTCATAGACATTCCACCAGGTCTTTGATCTAATACCTCAGAAATAACACCTATTTTAACAGGGAATCCTGACTCATCGGAAGTGTAAGGCATTATAATAACCCCTGGATTTATTTGTCGTATAAATAAATGGTCATCTATATCAATAACCTCTATATTACCCGTCTTTTGTATTATCTTGGGATCCGCTTTTTCGTAAAGTTCCATTACTTTTATTATATATATCTTTTATATTTATCCTCAAACTGTCTTTAATTAATTCTATATCAAGATCCCTCACTACAAATTCTATAATTTCTTCTTCCGCATCTTCAAAAGAGCTAGTTAATACATTATAAAGATTCTTAGTAGGTAGATTCAATTTAAGATTAATACCAACCTCGACCCAGTTTGGCTTTTGTTTCTGTAATAAAGAAACAATAGGATTATCAGGAAGTGTAACTTTAGATTTATTATCAGAAAGCATAACATTTCTCATTGGAAGATTTGCTAATTGCTCTATAGCTTCTTCCTTAACCGCTGAAGGTTCTATCTGTAGCATAAAATCATTTAATAATAAATAATTAATTCTACTACCACCTCTAAAGTTTATCCAAATAATTCCAGTAGTTGGATCTTTAAATAAGTTTTCATATTCACATATTTCCCCATCGTTATCTCCTTTGGTCCATTTATAAACAAAAGGGCTTAGTTCTTTATCAAGGTACTCAATATCGATTTCTTCTATGTTTTCCATCTTATTTTTTTTTCTTATTATTTTCTTTAGGAGATTCCACATCCTCGTTTATATTTATTTCAGTAAAACCTTCATTTTTTAAACTGGATAACCATCCATCTAAATCTTTCTCTATTATCCATGTGTCTTCGTATCTTGTACTTCCTATGCTGTTTATTATTAAAATATTATCCATTACTGGATTTTTATGCCTAGTTATCTCTATTTTAGTCTTGCCTTTTTCTTTAGTCAAACATAGTTTATAACCATTTTCTATTTTCATAATAAATTTTATACTCTAATAAATTGGAATAATTTCATTAGTCAACTAGAAGATTGACAGGATAAAGATTAATAAATTCATCAACTGTAACTAAATCGAGTATTTCTTGTCGGTTTTCGTAAAAGAATTCCCATGACATAGCATCATTAGGAAAAGCATTTAAAGTCTCGCTCGTCTCTTTTGTTAATAAGCCAACTCCCCAATCAGAATCCACCGTTCTTAATCTCAAATTATTTCTGTATAATCTTAAATTAATCAAGGAAAGATACACAGTACCATTCCAATCACCGTTAGCAGGTGCAGAATAAACAGGGGATTCTGCAGCATGATATTTAGTTGGTGGATTACAATCATGAAGAAGTATAGTTCCACCTTCTTTTAAATGCTTTAATGAATTTTCAATATCTTTATTTACTTGATGATCTAAGTGTAACCCATCAATGAATATCACATCAAACATAGAATTCTCGTCTAATTCATAAAAGAAATCGTCAGAAGTCATTATATGTGTTGTATGATCACTAGTGGGATTAGGATCCACCCCGGTTTTATTCTTACAGCAAATCTCTTTGAAGCATTCACCGTCTCTCACTCCTATTTCTAAATAATTCGTGTATCCTTTTGATTCGATAACACGGTTGATCATTTCATATCTTTTCATATTTTATATTTTATATTTTATTTCTCCATTTTTCTTGAAAGATAGGCAAAGAACCACTAGTCATATCATACATCTGATTTCTATCAGTTATAACTCTTTCTGTGGTTTTTCCTATATTTTTATCGTGATGTATCACAATTGAATCAGTGACAAGCATGTGTTTAAGTCCATGATATTGAAGCTCCATTGAATAATCATTATCACAGAACCAATGATGAAATCTTTCATCAAGATCCCCAATTATATTATAAATTTCCCTCTTGTGTATTATACACCATCCAGATATATGTTTTCTTATTTCGTATCCTTCAATATTTCCTGAGTGCTCGTATATCTCGTAAATTGTCTGAGTCATCGGACATATAGGAGAAAATGATATGACATCAGATTCCATAACAGATGCTTTCATTATATTAGTAAACCATTTTTCTTTAAATTCTAAATCATTATTACAGAGAGCAACGAATTGTGAATTTCCCTGCTTTCTACCAAAGTTAAGAAATTTGTGATAACCATAAGGTAAAGGAGCTTCAAATGTGTGAACTATATCGGATAGATGTTCCCATTTTACACCAGGTTCAGATTCAACAACAATTATATTAAATAGCTTCTCAGAATAATTTTCTGACTCTAGAATTGACTTTATACAATTTTCAGTTAAACCCTTACAGTAGTCATCTTTAGCATAGCTAACAATCACTATATCCATTAATTTAGTGGGTATCATATATCGATCTTGATTTTTTTATTATATTTTCAAATTTACTAAGTTCTAACATATTTTCAGAATCCGACGGGGAGAGTTCTGGGTATGGATGTGTTTCTATAAATATTCCATCAGCATTCATTACTGAAGCATATTTTACCATCTCTTCGATCATATCACCTCTCCCTTCTGTCTTTCCGTAAATTCCATTGGGTCTTTGCAGACTGTGTGTGCAATCCATTATAATCTTTGAATTTTCGCAGGATTTTTTTAATCTAGAAATTGATGTGACATCAACTATCAAATCATTATACCCAAAGCTGTTACCCCTTTCACCTATTAGTAATTGTGTACCCCCAGCTTTGTAAAATTTATCCTCAATGAATTTACAACTTTCAGGAGAAAGAAATTGTCCTTTTTTAACTAACACAGGTAATCCTGTTTTAGCACATGCTTCAATAAGATCTGTCTGTCTAGACAAAAAAGCAGGAACTTGTAAGTAATCCACAACTGATGCTACTTGCTCAACTTGTTCAGTTTCGTGTACATCCGTTATAACAGGTATATCTAGCCTCTGTTTGATCTTAGATAGTATATCTAATCCTTTATCTATACCAACGCCTCTAAATCCATTAGACGAAGTTCTATTAGCTTTATCAAAACTTGCTTTGAAGATAGGTGTAAAATTATACAGAAGTGCACATCTTTTAATTTCAATAGCTATCTCATAACAAGTGTCCCAACTTTGAATTACGCAAGGACCTGCTATAAGAATCTTATTATATTTAATTTCCATCCGGCTTATTATTTTTTTCTAATTCTTTATTTAATTCATTTAAGTATATTGATTTTCTTAAATTAGTTGTAGAAAAATTATGCTCCCTTTTATTGTATATTAATTTAATATTTCTTTTTATACAAATATTCTTACCTGTAAAATCTATATCCTTATATTCTTCACCTATAATTCTAACGTCTAAATCTAATGACATAAATATTAATTCAAGCTCTTTCTCATTAGTGTATGGTATAATCTTATCAACATACTTAACAGCATCTAATTGTATGTACCTTTCAATTAAAGACTGCACTGGTTTATTTTTTCCAATTCTATCTAATGAGGGATCAACTTGTATTGCGCATATTAAATAATCGCAGTATTTTTTACACTCCTCTAGCATAATTATATGTCCAGTATGTAAAAGATCAAAAGTAGAGCAAGTAATTCCTATCGTTTTATTCATTTCTATTATTAAATTATCTTAATTAGAAATTCCTTTAGCCTTTAAATTCAAATATCCGCCATGATGGAATTTTGCGTATTCTTCTTTGGTAAATTCTTTATTAGCCATTATTCCAACTACCATAAGATCACAAATAACTGACATACAAGTTGTTGAAGTGGTTGGTGTTAATCCAAGAGGACATATTTCTTCCACCTCACCAAATTCAATATAATCTGCAAATATTAGATCTAATTGAGCATTTCTTTTTCCTATAACACCAAATATAATATTATTATATTCTAAAGAATGTACAAGTTCTATAAGCTCTATAACTTCTCTAGTTTTTCCTGAGTTACTAAAAACTATAATTATATCTCCTGGCATTATCATACCAAGATCTCCATGTTGAGCTTCTGCAGGATGTAGAAAAAAAGAAGGGGTTCCTGTAGAGCAGAGTGTAGTTGCAAAGGTATTAGCAACTTGTCCTGCCTTTCCCATACCGGAAGTTATTATTCTTCCGCTTTTTAGATTTGAATTTATTATTCTTACTATATCGCCAATTCTTTCGGTTGGTATCTTTCTTAAATACTCTATTTCTTTTTCAATTAAACCTTTATAGTCCATTATTTTTTGATTTGCTCGTTAACCATCTCTTCTAAAATTCCCCCAATTGTGCTATTACTTTCCCACCCAAGAATATCTTTAGCTTTTTTAGGATTACCAATTAGTAGATCAACCTCCGAAGGTCTAAAATATTTAGGGTCTATAGAAACTACGATTTTTCCAGTTTCCACATCTAAACCTTTTTCTTCTAGTCCTTCCCCTTCCCATCTTATTTTATTACCTAAAATTTGATAAACGGTTTCAACTATTTCTCTTACAGAAAAACACATACCAGTAGCAAGAACAAAATCTTCGGGGGTTTCTTGTTGAAGCATTCTCCACATGCCTTCAACATATTCTTTAGCATGACCAATATCCCTTTTAGCATCAAGATTCCCAAGCTTAAGAATTTCTTTACCCCCTTTGTGAATAGCTACAAGAGAATCTACAATCTTTTTCTCCATAAAGTTTTCTCCTCTTCTTGGCGATGTGTGATTAAAAAGAATTCCGTTGCATGCAAATATGTCGTATGCTTCTCTGTAGTTTTTTATTATCCAAAATCCATAAAGCTTAGCAACTCCATAAGGGCTTCTTGGATAAAAAGGTGTATTTTCATTCTGTGGTATTTCTTGAACTTTTCCATAAAGTTCTGATGTTGATGCTTGATAAAGCTTAGTAATTGGCGAATGCGTTCTTATTGCTTCAAGTACATTAAGTGTTCCTATAGCATCAACTTGTCCTGTATAGTAAGGAATTTCAAAAGAAATTTTAACATGGCTTTGAGCAGCTAAATTATAAAATTCTTCTGGCTTTATTCTAGATATAAGGTTACTAATAGATACAGGATCTGTAACATCAGCATAGTGCCAATGAAAATTTTCATGAGATCTAATATGATCTATTCTCCATGTATTAAAAGATGAGGATCTTCTAATAGTACCGTGTACTTCATATCCTTTATCGAGAAGGAGTTCAGCAAGATAACTTCCGTCTTGCCCGTTAACTCCTGTTATTATAGCTTTTTTCATTTTAAATTATTTTTTTCTGAATTAACCAAAGATGCAATGAACTCAACCTGCTCTAAAGATAAATCCTGGTGATTAGGTAAATAAAATCCTTTCTCGTGAATTATATCAGAATTACCAGTTCCATATTTTTTATTAACCCCTGTTGCAAATGGTTGCTTAGCCATAGATCCTGCAATAAGAGGTCTAACTTCTATATTATGCTCTTTAATCTTAGCAATGATTGAAGCTCTTTCTGAGTGTACTACAGGATAAGCGAAATTAGAAACGAAATCGCCATCTCTCTGATTAACGTTCAAATAGTTTTCTTTTATAAGTTCCGAATATTTAAGAAAGTTTCTATTTCTAACTGAGGAAAAAGGTTCTATTTTTTCTATCTGATTTATTCCTAGGAATGCTTGAAGATCAGTAGATCTGAGATTTAGTCCAGGAAAATAGAAAGCATACATGCTAGAAAAAGAATCAATTCCGTATTTCTCTCGATATTCTTTTTTTAGATCCTCACTCCAATCTCTATCCCATCCATGATTACGTATAGAAACTAAAATATCATGCATGTTTTTATCTTCTGTTGTAATCATTCCTCCCTCTATGGTACTTATATGATGACCATAATAGAAAGAAAAGAATGACATAAGACCAAAAGTTCCAAGGTAATCACCTTTATATTTTGATCCTAAGCTCTCGCAAACATCTTCCAAAAGAATAACGCTATATTTCTTACAAAGACTCATTATACGCTCCATATCAGGCACTAATCCTAATACAGAAACTAATATACAAACCTCTGGACTTTCTTCCTGAAAGATTTTTTCTAATTTGTCCAGATCTAATGATAGATCTTGTAAGTTACAATCACACAATATAGTTTCTAATCCAAGAACCATAGGACTGCTTAAATCCGTTGCCCAAGAAACTGAAGGTACAACAACTTTTTTTATATTGTTCTTTATCTTAAGAGCAAGAAGAGATAAAAGAATAGCAGATGATCCCGAATTAATAAAACAGCTTCTTAAATCTTCACCTAAAAAATTAGAGAAGTCATTCTGAAATTTTATTGTTAAAGGACCTTTTGTTAATTGTGGTATATCATCTTGTGACATCCACGTCACTAGTTTTTCTATATCATTTTTTGATATTGTGTCTGATACCAATTTTACATTTTTCATTTTCTTTCTAATATTATACCGTAATCAATGTAATTATTAGTTAAAGTCATTTTCCAATCTGGTAAAGCATAATTAACAAGCTCATACCAATTCTCGTGATTCCTTACGCCCTCAACCATTATTATATATTTTTCTGCTACCTCACCCATGTTCTGCATCATTTTTACAGCCTTCTCTGAGTTTAAGTGCATAACTACTGCTTGTGAATAGACTAATTCTGCTTTAGGTATATCTGATACATCTTCTGTTAAATCTCTAACAGATACATTTTTAGGAAATTCCATACCCTCTGGAATAAATTCTTTACCGAATTCTATCTGTGTTCCTAGATAATCCGCTCCAGAAACTTTAATATCAGGGCATAATGTCATAATATTTCTTAAATGATAACAAGCACCACACCCGAATTCAAAAATACTCTTAGGATTTATTTTATAAATAAGAGAGTATATTTCTTTCCAGTTACTAACTAAATTATCATGAAAAACTGGGCTGTCGTTAATTATTTCGTAGTTTTTTACAAAAAAATCAAAACCCTCGTTTTTAACCATTCCTATTAATTGATCGGAATATTCCGGAGTGTAATTTTTCCAGTTGTACTCATCTTCTTGTTTATTTAAGTTCATATTATTTTTTTTATTATTATACATGAAATAATCATATAGGTTTCGAGTAAAATATATAAACTAAATTACTTACATATGAAAATAGTAGCAATGATTCCCGCAAGAATGGGTAGCAAAAGAGTTCCTAAAAAAAATCTTAGAAAGATATTAGGCAAAAAACTAATTCAATATCCAATTGATGCAGTTAAAGCATCCGGTGTTTTTGATGAAATATACATAAATTCAGAGTCTGATATATTCAAAGAAATTGCAGAAAAAAGCGGTATAAAATTTCATAAAAGGCCAGAGCATCTCTCAAGCGATGATGCTACAAATGATCATTTTGCTCAAGAGTTTATTTATAAAGTAGATTGTGATATTTTAGTTCAAATATTACCAACTTCACCTTTTATTACCCCGGAAGAAATAATAGCATTTGTCGAAAGAATTAAAAAAGGAGATGTTAATACATTAATATCAGTTAAAAATGTACAAATAGAATCTATTTATAAAGATAATCCTATTAACTTTGATCCCACTAAGATAACACCACCTTCACAAGATTTAGAACCCATAAAAGCTTATGCATGTTCATTAATGGCATGGACCACAGAAGAATACAAGAAAAACATGAAAATGTATGGAGCTGCATATCACGGGGGAGATTATCCAAAGGACACTTTTGAATTAAAAGGATTTTCAACAGTCGACATTGACAACGAAGAAGATTTTAATATTGCAGAAATAATAGCAGAACATATACAAAGGAAAGAAAAAGATTCTATAGATTTTCATAAAGAAAATGACGTTCCTAGTATATTGGCTAAAGATGGTGTAGAATATAACGATTTAAATGATTCGAATAAAGAGATTTTAAACATATATGATGTTATAAATTCAATGGACCAAAAATCATGGAGTAAAAGATTAGTAAATACTGAAAGCAACAGCGCTTGTCTAATATGTCAAAATCCAGGAGAAGGTAATAGAAGACATTATCATGCAGATTGGAACGAATGGTGGCTAATTATTAAAGGCGAATGGATATTTGAAATAGAGGGGGTAAATAAACATGTTAAAGAAGGCGATATAGTTTTTATAGAAAAAAATAGAATTCATAGAATAGAGGCTACAGGGAATGTGCCAGCTATCAGATTAGCAGTTTCTAGAGAAGATGTTGATCACATATACACGGGTGATATTACAAAAATATGATAAACAGCATATACAACTTAAAAATAGATCCTAAAAAATCACAGGATAGCTATTTACATAATCAGTTAGATGGAAAGAATTATTTAGATTTTATGTCAATGTATTCTTCACTTGCTTTAGGATATAATCATGAAGTATTTAAGAGGCCAGAATTTTTAGAATCAGTAAATAAATGGGCAGGTATTAGAGTAACAAATTGTGAGCATACATCGGATGAAAGGGAAATTTTTGAAAAAGATTTTATGGAATTTTCTTCATTTAGTATTTTTAAAAATCCGCATTTTACTTGCACTGGATCACTTGCAGTTGAACATGCGGTAAAGATGGCATTTGAATATTCAGATAAAAAAAACCCAAAGGTAATATCCCACAATAAAAGCTTTCACGGAATAACATCGTACGGAAATATAGTAACTGGTAGAGAAGGAGGAGTTTACGAAAGACTTAACGGATTTCCAGGAGATAATGTATGGCCAAAGTTTAATGACCTTGTTGATTTAGAATACTCAATTAAAAAAGACCCTTCTATATCTGCTATATTATTCGAGCCTATACAATGTACAAACGGTGACATTTATTATTCTTTGAGTTTTTTTAAAGGACTAAGAGAAATAGCAGACAAATATGATATACCTCTTATTTATGATGAGATACAAACAGGATTTTGTACTTCGGGTAAAACGTGGTACTTTGAAAATAATGGATATAAACCAGATATTTTAATATTTGGTAAAAAATCACAGGTATCTGGCGCAATGGCTATACAAAAGATATCAGATAAAGTTATAGACCCTTCAAGATATTGTGTAACATGGGATGGTGATATTATTGATATGATTAGGTCCACATACATAATTAAAGCAATTAAAGAAAAAGATCTTAAAGGTAATGCTATAAAACAAGGATATAAATTACACACAGGACTAGAAGAAATTGGTCTAATGAATGTTAGATCTTGTGGGCTGTTGGTAGCTTTCGATTTTAAAAATCAAGAACAAAGAAATTCTTTTATCATTAGATCTAAAAACAATGGATTACTTGTTAATTCTGCAGGCGATACATCAATTAGAATTAGGCCAAATTTAGCAGTAAAAGACGAAGAGGTTAAAGAAGCTTTAGAAATTATAAAAAAATCTATTCTATGAGTACAAAACAGGATAACGAATTTAGAAGCACCATTGAGAGATGGTTCGGAGATTCGGGAGATCAGAATCATTTAAGGAATTACAATTTAGGTCCAGATGATCTAATAGTAGATATTGGTGCATACAAAGGTCAATGGCTTATTGATATGTACAATAAATATGGATGTAATGGAATAGGATTCGAGCCAATAAAAAGCTTCATAGAGTATGTGGTATTTCCAGAAAAAATTAAGGTGCACAATTTTGCATTAGGACTAGAGAATAAAGAGAATAAAATAAATCTAGATGAAGATGGATCATCAATATCAAATGAAGGTGAAGAAGTAATATTAATCAAAGACGCAAAAGATTTTATAAAAGATCAAAGAATAGCAGTACTAATGATCAATATTGAAGGATACGAATATGACCTAGTACCTTATCTTATAGAAAATAAATGTCTAGACCTTGTACAAAATATACAAATACAATTCCACAGAAACAAGGGGATTAAAAAAGGATATATGTACAGAATTATAAAGGATCTAAATAAATTAGGATTCAATACAAAATTTCATTATGAATTAGTATGGTGGGGAGGATCAAGAAACGAATAAATTATTTTCTAAATATTTATCCAACAATACTCTATCATCAGATCTAGCTACTGATTTAAAATGCTCTATCTGAGGTTTCTGCGAATGCAAATCAGATCTTGCTGAAATACCAGTAACTATTCCATTAAGTTCATTCTTGTAAACTCCCATTTTAGATGAAACAACATTGAAATATTCCTCGTTGTATACCTTACCGTATTTTCCCATGTTATAGAAGTTTATACCAGTAACAAAAAGAGATTTAATTTCATACTTAAGAATAATTTCTATTCCTACTGTTCCTAGATTACATATTGTTCCAACACTTCTAAAAAATCCGTATAAATAGCTATCGTCTACATTTTGTACTTTAATACCTATTGCTCTTAAAGAATCAAAAAAAGATTTATGGTCATCTATAAAATCACTAGAAACCATTCCACATATAATGTGCTTACACTTAGAAAGGTAACCTATATTTCTGGAAGCAACTGGTATTTCAAATGAGTTAAATGAATGTATTATTATATCGGTTCTACTACCGTAGTCTTTCATAGCTATTTCTGTAGGTTCTTCTAAAAATCCCACTCTCACTACAACATCGAATGAGTCTATATAATTACCAAGATTTTGTCCATATATATGAGATGAAGGTCCAACTATAGCTACTGTTTTTCCGTCTAATATTTCTCGGAGCTCAGAAGTTTTTACGTAATCGGTATATTTTTCTATATAAATATCAGGATTTACTGCGGATGAATCCCATTCAGGATAATTACTCATACCCTTATTTTATTAAAAGTTTACTTATATCAAAATAATCAAAGACCTCGCTGAGTCTTGATTCTTTGCTTGTATTATATATTTTAATACCAATTTTTTTAGCAGATTCATTAATTATTGTTAGGTCTATTATTATTCTGTCTACCATGTCTGGAGAGTTATTTATACTATCCATTCCCATTTTTATTCTTTCACCTATTCTCATTCCTAATTTTTTGGTTCCATCTTCACCTTCAAAGTCATTATTAAAATATCCATTAGTATAATCTAAATCTATACCTGATATGTAGATAGGATTTAATCCTAACATAACAGCTAAAGCAACCATATGAACACCAACAGTATCACCAGCACCGTATTTATAATCACTTCCAGTATATTTTTGAAATTCTTCTTGTATACAAAGTCTTCCATCTATAATACCATTACAACAGGAAGGTGGTCTTCCGTGAACATCTAACCATCCACATTTTTCGGAATTAATATGCCTTTGATCATATCCTATATAATCTATAGAATTTAACATTTCTTTAACCTCATCTCTTGGTGTTAAATCGAGACAATCAGTATAAAGAAATGTAGCACCCATTTTATTATATCTTTCTTTAGCTAGTGGTATATGTAAAGGATTCTGATAATCAGTCGGCTGGGCAAGTATCCAGTAATTAATTTTAATATCACACATTACATCTATATTGTTGCATGATATTTTAGAAATTTTTTTATTCTTAAGTTTTTTTATATAGGGTATAGCAAATTTTAAGCTAGGACCTAATCCCATTACTAGCCCAATCTTACCTTTCTCTTTATCTATTATATCAGAAAATTGTTTAGATGACATTATTCGTCTGTAGGCCTTGTTAATGGCTGTGAAGCACCTTTTCTTATAATTTCTTCTTTTATTGATGGACAGGAAGCTCCACATTCAATGATTATTTGGTAAAATAATATAAGAGATAAAACTTCTGTTGTGTGAAAAAATTCAGTATCAAAACAAACCTCTAACATATCTTCGGGTATAACTGCAGATTTCTGACCAGAAATTAAACATGTCTTATATCCATTCTCTTTACCCCAATGCAAAGCTGATATGACATTTTTTGATGTACCAGAACAGGATAAACCTATAACCATAGTTTCTGATGATTTAGTGTTATTTTTTTTCAAAAGTTCTAGCCATCTAACAAATATATTGTTGTACCCATAATCATTTGCTACGGATGTAATTAGACATTGACTGTCCATAGAAATAAACATCTTATTAATTCCTGCTTTAGTAAGTAATCTATTGCAATCATCTGCAGCATGGTTTGCTGTTGACCAAAGACCTCCATTGCCAACAAGGTATATGTTCTTTGCTTCTTTTATCTGCTTAATAAATTCTTTATATTCCGGAGATTTTAGTAAATTATTAAATTTACTTTCTATGTTTTCAAGATTTAGTATCATATTTTTTTTGTTTATTTATTATTTCTGTGATGCTCTTATTTAGAATTTCTTCTGTAACATGTGTGATCATGTCAGTGAAAGCATCTTCTCCTCCTTTATAGCCAGAAGAATAAGAAGAATTTCGTTTTAATATAAGCGGTGAATGCAAAGGAGTACAAGAATAAAAGCACTCGCTAAAAATATTTATATCATAAAGGTCGTCTCCAAAATATATTACATCATTCATTTTATATCTAGATTTTATCCAATTATATTTTTCTTTACCAGGGGAAAAATTAAGCTTATTTAAAAGACCAAGATCACTTAGTCTTTTTTCAGTGACTTCAAGTCCCTCATATTTATCCTCACCTGTTAATATAATTACATCCGATAATCCAAAATATTCTAAATTATCTAATAATAAATGATAAATTCCTCCGTCATTAGGTGAAAATAATTTACCTATCTTTCCATCTTTTGTGTAAATAAAACCCGGAGATGTAAAAATTCCATCGAAATCTGTAATTATAATCTTATTCATGATATTAACGCACTATAAATATTTTTTTATCTCTATCTCTACCCTTTCATTAAATGTAGGATCTGCCCATGATTTATTATAATTATTTTCCATTGAATCTCTCATCGAATCATAAATTGAATCCCCGTTATAATTTATGTCATTTAATATCGAGTAAAGTTCTTCCATAGTATCAAATTTTATTATTCCTTTCTCATTATAGAAATCTTTAATATTAGGACATCCTTTATAGATCGGGATTGTTTTAGTTCTAAAGCAATCGACTATTTTTTCAGTAAACCAATTTTCCATAAACTCATTCTCAATTACTATAGAGAATTTATAGTCATTAAGTCCCTCTTCTTTTTTTTCTATAGGATTAAATCCCCTACCATATAAATCAAATCTAGCTAATCCTAAGTGAAGAGAATCAACTACCTTCATTCTTACAGCATGCCCAGGAGTAAAATTCTTGTTAGATGTTACAAATGAAACGTTTCTTGTTTTATCTATAGATTCGCTTTTCTTCTTTATCCAAGAGTCACCGAAATAAAAAAGTTTAGCTTTCTTGTTCGATTTAAGAATAGAAGAATAATATGTAAGAATAAGATCGAATTTATTTCCCTCCTCATCAAGATACTGTTCTACTGCTTTATTAGTTACAGACGGAGGTTCAACTTGAACTACTACTTTAAATAAAGACTCATCATTTATCCAATGTGGATCACGAAAAGGATCTATTTCTATAGCTACTCTTTTATTATATTCTCCAAAATATGTATCAGGATCCACACCCCATCCTTTTAATATTAGATCCTGTACTATTGGCTTTATCATTTTAGTTTAAATTAAGTTCTTTTTTTGCGTTATTTATTATAGAAGAATCTGCTGCACCGTTACACCATCTTTTACCTTGATGATCTGAGGGTGATGAATATACTGCTACTGGGCTTTCTAAAGCTTCAGTGTTAAAGAATATATGCGAGAAAAAATTCCATCTGTAATAAGCCCAATCAGCATATCCTTTTGGTGGCTCAGATAAATTATCAGCAACTGCTTTACCTGATCCTACCCCCCCAAAATGAGCAATATGTGATCCACAGTCAAAATTAAGATTCGATTCAAATCCATTATTCTTAGATCCATTTAAATCTATACCACCATATTTGTATGTGTCTAGAAATCCTATTCTTCCTCCGTTTGTTATTATTGCATGGGTAACAGGATCAAAGAAATCTAGAACTCTATGTCCAGTAGGAGAAGCCCATCCTCCACACATTCTTGTAAACATATCAAAATCATAATTAGGTATCTTATGTGTATTTACACCCATTAAATATGTAGAAACACAATCGGGTGTGTTATCTAATCCCTTTACCCCACTTAGATTATTCTTATAAGGCCTAGGAGAACCTACTATATCATATCCGTTATTTAGCATAGAAGTTATATCGGATATACACTCGCCTTTAAAATAACAATCAGAGTCAAGATGTATTACAAATTTATCAGAATGTATATTTCCTTTCATAGCAGTTGCAAAAGCAAGTGCAGTTCCTTGGTGACCTGTGGACCATTTTTCTTTTGCAGCTGCATTAGAATCCCAATTAATTAAAACATTATTAGGATGATTTATGATATCACCTGCTTCTTCGAAATCTCTAGATGTACCAATTATATGTACTTTTAAATCGTGGTGTCTATGAAAAGATTCTAGGCAAATCGCTAGTATCTTTCCACAATTAAAAGCTTCAGTAAAGATAAATGTATTTTCCATTTTATTTTTTTAAAAAATTATATTCAACGTTTTTCATTTCTATATCAGAGAATCCATCTCTTTGCCAAGCTATTGACGGAGTAAATCCATAGCAAGGTACTTTTGATTGTAAATGGGCTAAATGTACATCAACCTCGTTATAGAAAATATGAGGAGTATCAAATTGTTTGATCAAAATATCTAGATGTGTCTTTTTAACTAAATAACAATGAGTAGTATATGTTTTTTGCAACCTGTGTATATTTGGTGCTATTATGTTTAATGGCATTCCGTTATGGTTACCACCTAAATATAAAAGATGCCAATCAGAAGGAACATGTCTTACTACATCTAAATAACTAGATATGAAATTTTCATCGAAGACAACATCATCCTCTGTTATCATAAAGATATCTCCCTTTTGTTCTTTAAGATATCTATAAAGATTAAGATGTGACATAACACATCCTACGTGTCCAGGTTTTATTCTAGAGTTTACTTTTAATTCATGTCCATCGACGCCGTTAAAAAATTCAAAATCAAGGTCAAATCTTTTAAATTCTTCCGTAGCTTCATTCCTTCTATCGGGTCTCCTTTCTAGATTTATGCAATAAATATTATCTATTCCTGGTATTTTCATATTATTCTTCTAACGATACTGCTCTTCCTACTTGTTTAACCCAATCTAGGTTTTTTCTTACTTTTTTATTTTTATCTAATGCAGCAGTTAACATTATTGTATCTATACCCATTTCTTTTGCAATAAATTCAAAAGCAGCTAAGTCTTTAGGGAAGCAATGTCCACCAAAGCCAAAATCTCCATCAGGTCCAGGAACCGACCAATGTGAATTTCCAAGTCTATCATCATATCTTGAGTATTCTATAACTTTATCATAATCTATATTTAATTCCTGACATATCTGATAAACTTCATTAGCATACGAAACCTTCATTGCTAAAAATGTATTAGTTACATACTTAATAGTCTCTGCAATAGTGGAGCTAGTTTTAATTATAGGTATACGGGGAAATGCTTTAGAAAAAATCATCTTAACTTTCGATGATGCTGGTCTGTCTCCACCTATAATTATTCGGTTTTGTTCTAAGTAATCATTAACAGAATTAGCCTCCGTTAAAAATTCTGGATTAAAAACAATGGAAATATTTGGGAATTCTAAATTTAATTTACTAGTAGTTCCTGGTGGTATAGTGGATTTTATCACTACTATATATTGGTTTTTATTTAAAGATGTAGTACATTCATAAATTTCATTAAGGGCTTTATTAACTATACTTAAATCGCATTCCCCCGATTTTTTCATAGGAGTTGGGACACATAAAAAGCATAATACACTATTCTCTACAACATTAAATACAGATACCGAATTGCTAAATTTATTAGGATCCTTATCAAAACATATAACATCAAAATATTTTTCCATTCCTTCCCTAACAGCAGATCCGACAAATCCTTGTCCTATAATACCTATTGTTTCTTTTCCCATTATACTATATTATTTTCATTTCTTTTCTGTAAACTTGTCTCCAGCTAGTACCTGAGTATCCTCTTCCTACCCAATTTTCAGGAGCATATATTATTTTATTTTCGGATCTGCTTAAGAATGATGCCCACCAAGAAAAACTTGAATTCGCGATTATAAAATTAGCACATCTAGACATTTTATAAAGGTCTATAAACTCATCTTTCTCCTCGGAAAATAAAAAATCGGAGGGAAAGTTTTCTTTACACCATCCGATATCATCAGAGAAAATCATAAAGTTATTAGTCTTATCTTTTAAATTTTCTATTGATCTATTATAATAATCCATAGGAGGTATAGGATGATGTAAAGGGAAGTTTAGATAATCTCCTCTTCTTACATGTATAGCAGTTATTCCTTCTAAATTTATTTCTTCTATTTTAGATTTTACAAAATCTGCTGGTTCTAAAAGATCCCTTATCGTGTCCTCTTCTCCATTAAAATAATTCTCATTCTGAAAATATCCAATGAGATCAATGTTATCTATATTAGGAATAGGTGTGAAAGAAAAAGGATCTTTTTCTCTGTGTAAAATTAGTCCTGGTGGTATTGATCCTGTTCTAATTGGTGTTTTTAAATAGGAATTATATTTCCACTCAGGGAAAATAAATTCTTTGCCATTTCTAGTACAATGTGAATAAACAACAGCAATTTGAAAAAGCTGATTGCCCAATTTACCATATTTTCCTAAGTGACTAAATGCTATCATTTGCTAAATAAAAATCTAATACTTCTTTTATACTTTCTCTTAGTACACTAAATTCAAAATCAGGTGCTATTTTTTTCATTCTTGAATTATCTGCATCTTTTCTGTATACCCCGTCAGGTCCATTACCGTTGAATGTAACCTTAATTTTTTTATCAGTGATATTCTCTATAATACTTCCATATTCAATTAATGATAAATTATAATCAGGAGAAAAGTTAAAAGATTCAGTGACTTCGTTGTCAACACAATAAGCTAACATTCTTGCAAAATCGTCATACGTTACAAATTGTCTTAGAACTTTACCGCTACCAAACATTTCAAGTTCTTTATTCCCATTGGATAATGCTTTAGCAGATTTATAAATCAATGATGTAAGAAAATGTGTTTTATTAGGATCATATGATTCTTCCATACCAAAAAGATTACAAGGAATAATATAATTATAATTTTTTCCGTATTTATGATTATAAAGATCAGTGAGTTCTGCTAATATTCTTTTAGATTGAGCATAACCTCTATTTGTTTTTTCTGGATCACCTAAAATAATATTATCTTCAGTTATTGGATATTCAACATTATCTGCTGGATATACACATGTTGATAATATAGAGGTTAATCTTTCTATTTCTAATTCTTTACATGCTCTAAAAACATTAGTATTAATTAATAGATTGTCATAGAAATACTCAAAAGGATTTTCCATGTTACTTTTAATACCACCAACTTTAGCTGCTAAATGTAAAACCCAATACGGAGATTCATTTTTAAAGTATTCTAATGTTGATTGATAATCAGTTAGATCTAATTCAGATCTTCCTTCTATATAAGAAGCATTAGGTAAATATTTTTTTAGACTTTCAGCTAAATGTGATGTACCTCCTGTTATTAATATTTTTTTATTCATTTATAAAAGTATTTTTAATTCTAATATAAAGTTCTTTCGATTTATTTACATAATCTAACCAATTATGATTATTGTTTACAAATGAATCGTGTATTCTCTTCTCTACACCTTGCATAGGATTTTTTCCCCATGCAGGAGGATGCCATAAATGGTATAATTCTATCTTAGGATCATCTAATGTTATTATGGTTTTAAATCTTTCAACTTTCTTCCAGAAAAAAGCATCTTCTATAGAATATCCCCAGAAAAAATGAGGATCAAATCCTCCACATTTTTCAAAAAGATCCTTTGATATTGCAATAGATCCTCCCGGTGCTCCATATCCACCTTCCTTATATGTTTGTTTATTAACAATTATAGATTCTATATCTTCACCGTTAAAATAATCAATTGTTGGAATTTCATTCAGATAATTAACTCTTCTATTATAAAAACACTGTACTACATCATTCAATTCTATTTTATTAAAAACCTCCGCATAGAAATTATTAGGTACTAATAAATCACAGTCATGAAAATGTAAATATTCAGTATTACTTATTAATGATCCTATATTATGACAAAAACATTTATTAAATATATTACCAGCTGAATTAATCCATCGGTGATGTATATCTGGATTATTAAATTTATCAGGATTAAATATAGATTCATTAGAGTTTTCTATAATAATAAAACCTATTCTCTTTGAAGAATTATTAGAAGAAGCTAATAATGTTTCTAATGTTTTTTCTAAATGCATGTATCTTCCTCTGTAAGGAATTATAGTAACCAAATCATACTCACCAATACACTTATCTACAGTTAATCCATCAAAGCATTTAAAAAGCTCTTTATTTTTTTCTTCCGCTAAATTGCTTAAATCATTATAATTAATTGTGGAAATATTAATAAAAAAGGGAAGAGAATTATCAATATTATTTTCGTTTATTATACTAAGATGTTCCCAATATTTAGCTATATCAGTATTATTTTTTTCCATTATATAATCTAACTTATTTTTTTCGTATAATTCTATTATAGGATTCTTATTTGTTATAACATCTTCTACTTCTTTATTAAAGGTGATATTATTTTTATTTCCGTGAATGAATCTGTTTAATATTCTTCTTCCTCTTCTTTCCTCAGATATATCTCTTTCTGGTTTTTTCATGAATTAAATATTTAATAAAGTAGGCTCTGATCTTTTGCCAACAAATGATTCTTTTATTGTTTTTGAAAGCTCTAATTGATCCATTCTAGTAAATTTATTAAAAAGTGCTTCATTTATATTCATATTCCTAACATCTTTAGATCTATGATTAAGATGTGCTGCTTCTGAAGGAATTCTTAACATACTCTCATCATCCCTATCAAGCAATGATTTAATCATTTCCGTTGTTGCTTTATCTTCCCAGCCATATCTAAAGAAGTTTTCGTTGTATCCTCCCATAGTATTCCAGAACCATTCTTTATTATAAACTAGTATAGCTCCGTACCCACATCCTCTAGACATAGATCTAAATTGAAATACAGGGTCTCTAGGGCCACCACCTCTTTTTTTAAAAACATTAAAGTCTTTTGTTCTTATCCAATCGGTAGTGGGATCTTCAGTATTACACCAATAATATGTTTCCGCTCCAGCAGCAAATTCTCCATTAAATTCACTAATGATAGTGAAATAATTATTTTCAAAAACAAAATCAGAATCCATCAGGACTATAATATCACCTTGTGCTTCTCTTGCTCCTACATTTCTACACCAGCTAAGATTAAATCCTCTATCATGTGGATCTTTAATTCCTATGTGTTTATAAGAAATAATTGGATTACTTTGTTTGTAAAAATTATTATCTAATGATTGCTCCACCACAATAACTTCATAATCAACAAAAGTCTGATTTTTAATACAAGTAAGACACTCGTTAAAATTTCTATTTCTTAGATGGTCATTTCCACCTGTGGGAAGTATTATTGATAATTTCATTTAATATATTCTAATTTTATTAAATAATTCTTTACAAATCCCAATATTTGAGGATAACGGTCTTGGTAAATGACAATCTATATATTCATCTGCATTATAGTCTGTTTTTGGCCAGATCACTTTATCCAATCTTCCTCTAGCATATTTCTCTTCTATCCATCCTCTTTCTAAATGCTTAATAGATATGTGTTTATTTTTAACAGATTGATTATAAAAGAACTTCTGATCTGTACCAAATCTTATATTCATTTTCATTAATCTTCTTAAAAAATTCTGATGAGAATTATCATTCATTTCTAATAGATCAATAAAGCTTTGTGTGTCTCCTGCAAGATAACACATAGGGTATTGTGGATTAGTTACATACCATCTATATTTAATAATATCAGAGCTGTAAGAAACTATACCTTTATCTCCAATGGAAGCCACACCATTTTTATAATATTCTTCAGAAATAGGAAGCATATCAATATCTGATATTATAAAAGGAGCATCTAATAGCTTAGCTGCCCAAAATCTTATACATTGTGCTTGTTGAGCTATACTCCATTCAGATATTGATTCAAGATATATTACCTTTCCATGTTCATGTACGCTCTCTGGTGGAGTTTGTTTATCAATATAAAGTAGTACTGGTTCTATACCTATTCTTTTCCATGCTTTAGCTACGTAAGGCCAAAAATCAAGATATTCAGGATTTGAATCGGAGCTGACTACAGCATATTTTAATTTCATAATTATCTTATCCTGAAATTACGATTTTGATTCGTATTTCTATGCACATTCCTTGATTCTTGATAATGCTCTATCACAGGCTGTACTCCAGGATACATTGTTTTCATGTGATCAAATATGAATGTGTATTCTGGTGGTAGATTGAAATAATCGATCTCGGTCATTTCTCGATGAGCTCTTTGCATATTTTTTTGCTCCCATGTTTCAGGTTTCATTCTTTCTGCGGGTGTGGCTTCATTTAGTTGGATCCATCGATCAACAAATCTCTTAACCTTGTCATTATTCTTTAGAAAGATAGTTCCTGATAGGGCTTCGTCTGCTCTCCATCTGAAGTCTTGCGTTCTATATGCTATATCACATGTGAGATCTGGTATAAGACTTGGGTATTGTTTAAAGAGTGCATCAACATCTACATATAAAAGATCTTGATTTCTGTCATTTAAACATTTCTTAATAAAATGTGCTTTGTAATGTGTATTCTTTTCCCAAGAACCTAAATCCTCTATATCTTCTATATAAAAAGGAATACTAAAGTTTTGTAAAGTCTTCTCGAGATTACCAGCTAGGACTTCATATTGTGTGCTCTCAGTATAATAAGCTATTACTAAAAATTGGGGACTCATAAGATTATCATATATAAAGTATTCATAGCCTGGGATTTTAAAGATAAAAATTTTAGACGGGTTCCACAGAATAGTTTCAATATTTCAGATATATTTTCAATTCATGAATAATTTTCCCTGATTTAATATATAATATAATGTATTAACAAGATTACATGAAAGAATTAAAGCCTTATTGGTTTATAGAATCCCCAATAGATACAGAATATAGATATTATATTCTTATGGCTTATTTAATGAGAGTCAAAGAGAGCTTTAAAACACAAGGATTTGAGAAGTATTTTAAGAATCTAATTACAATAAAAAAAGATTTAGAGAGCTTTGATAAAAACACAGAGCTAACACAAAAGACATTATCTAAAATGACAGATGATGAAAGAAGCCACATGTATGATATTCTTGATAAAAATCTTGATGATATAGAAGAGATAGAAAATATTGTAAAAAATTCAATCAAAGTAATCAATGAGTTTCTTAATGATAACAGAGAATTTTATGAAAGATATAATTCATTAGTTGATGTCGAAAGCTATTGTGCTAAATATAATCTTTGGGATCAAGGATTTTTAGTTGTGCGAAAAAAAGGTGAAGAACACATGAGAATATTTAGTTGGTTCTTTTCCATAGTTAAAGTTGCGGGTAAGGAGAATATAGCTTTATTAATGACCGAATTATTAGATCCTCAATGTAACACAACAAAAGATATTGCTAAGATAAAAAAATTTCTAAAAGAAAACATAAAAGACTTTTCCACTCAATATGATTGTGTGTTAGTCGCTGATGTATCTAAGGATATTGATTTAGAGATAGGAACAGAGCTAGGGAAAGAAAAATCTATAGATCTTATTATGAATAAGTTTAAAAGCTGAATCCCCCTTTAGCTTTTTTTAAAGCATTAAGTTCTTCTTTATCCTCTTCTGTAAATTCAAAACGATCGAAAGGGAATTTTTCTATATCAAATATTCGAACCTTCTCGTTACCCATTTCGTCCTCTGTAACAACTTCCACCTTAGTGCCTTTTCTATTTATATAGAAATCTGCTCCTCCGCCATTAGCAAAAATCTTATTTCTTATAAATAGTAATCCGCCTCCAGGCATTGTGGTCTCTGGCTCATATTCACCTGCTTCTATTATTCTTTCTATCTCAGGTATGACTTTAGCTACTTTTATAAATGGCATTATTGCTAATTCTTCAATTTTTGATATCCCTAAGTTGGATGATAAAAATTCAATAATTTCTTTTCTTAGATTTGGTTTTTCTATAAAAACAGCTTCTAAATCGTCGCAAAAACTTTTACTACTATAACCATCTTTTGGATCGTTAGATGTATAAGCAAACGGTATTGAATATGTCTGTCCCATATTTCCTGCAGCAGAACTTTCGTCTAGATTAAATTGGTTAAATGTAAAGATCCTTTTCATAATCCCGATGTAAGTGTTATTTTCTTTCTTTCTTCAAATCCCATAGATTGTGAATTTATTAAATCGATGCCTATTTTTTTTAAAGATTCCACTGGGAATTTATCAAAGTTTGGCTCTCCTGGTTTGGTTTTATCGTTAGGCATACATTCAACAAAATATTCAGAAGCCTTTGGTTCTATATAACATCCGTTTTTGTTACATGTTATAAGATCTCCTTCTTGACATTGGTATTGTGTCCAAGTTGGCTCCAAGTAATCTATATCACCTATTTTACCTTTAACATCATAGGATATTAAAATATCCACTGAAAATGGATTAGTAACACTATAACAAGCACCATCTCCTTCTAATCCATAAAAGCTGGGAAAAGCATCTGTAAAATTGTCTATCTTTAAAATTCTTGCCATTACTACATATATATCAGATTCCCACAGGTAAAATGATATATACATTAAAAGTAGATTAAAATGACTATTCGTAAATATTCACAATTTCTGGCAGAATCTAAAAATGCTTCATTAAATGTATCATACAGTAATGAAATGTCACTTTTAGAAAATGAATACCTTAAACTTAAGTCCGAGGGATTAAATGAAGAACAAATAAATGAAAATATTTTTACTTCGTTCTTGGGATCATTAGGAGGTGGTTTTACTGACACTTTTAAAGATTATGTTATTGACTGGGCAGCAGAAAAATTTGGTATTGAACCATTTGATGAAATGGGTCAACCAACATTCTTTTATCAAGTAATACGAAACGTTATTGAGCAGGTTCATTTTACAGATCTTGGAAGTTATTTTGGAAAAGGATCTTGTAAATTCTGGGCAACAGCTATTGTAGAAGGCCTTTCTGAAACATTACAAGAAAGAGGTATAGAATATTTATTACCTAGATTAGGTTTAAAAATGGATATGCAAAGTGGAATGGGAGCAACTATAGCAGCAGGACTAAGAGAGGCTTTAACTAATGCAGCTAACAACACAGCATTCATGAACAATATTGAAACTATGATAGGTGATAAAATCTGTGGATTTAACTTAGGCGATGTTATAGGCGGTAAAAATGTTACAGATGCAGATAAACAAAAAATAGCATCAGAAATACAAGGTGCAGAAAATAAAGATCCTAATATATTCGCTAAAGCTGCTAAAACTGGATTAACAAGTATTTTAAATTTCGCTAATTAATATGAATCAGAAGAACGTAAAAAAAAGAGAAGTACTTAGCTATAAAGACTTTATGAAAGTGGCTAATGATCCTTGGAACCCGGAGAATCTTAGTAAAGAAGACAGAACTGGATTACATAAAATAAAACCAGAATCTGCTTATGATTATGTTGGTTATAAAGACGCAATCTTTAATGGATTTTCTAAAATAGATTATCCTGGTTACGGAGCAACAGAATCAGGAAGCGGAGCTTCTATAGGTGTAACTGAATAAAAAACAAAAAAAATGGATAAAAAAATATTATCATTCGAAGAGTTTAACTCAAGAAAACCTTCTGAAATGCCAAAAAATGATTTTTGGCAAGACTCTGAAATAGAGGAAGAAGAGGAAGAAGAAACAGATGAAGAAGAAGAGGGCGAAGACACTGAAGACTTAGAATCTGACGAAGAAGAATCTGAAGAGGACGAAGAAGAATCTGACGAAGAAGAATCTGAAGAGGAGGAAGAAGAATCTGACGAAGAAGAATCTGACGAAGACGAAGAAGAATCTGACGAAGACGAAGAAGAATCTGACGAAGAAGAATCAGAAGAGGACGAAGAAGAATCTGACGAAGACGAAGAGGAATCTGACGAAGAAGAATCTGACGAAGAC